TTCCTTGTCCGCAATGCAGATCACTGGACAGCTTACGAGTGCGCAGATTGCCTCGTTGCATGCCAGTCAGATCGCCGGAGCATTAACCAGTAACCAGATTTCGTCGCTGTCAGCTTCCCAAATCGTAGGGGCATTAACCAGCGCACAGATTGCCTCGGTTGACGCCACCAAACTGATCGGTCAAGTTACGTCGGCTCAAGTGGCGTCTTTAGCTGCTACGCAGATCACCGGACAATTGACCTCAGCACAGATCGCATCACTACAAGCAAATCAGATCACTGGTCAGCTCTCTAGTGCTCAGATTTCCTCACTTAGTGCAAGCCAGATCGCGGGTGCCTTGACCAGCGCGCAGATAGCGTCGATGGACGTGACCAAACTGGTAGGTCAGATCACAAGCACACAAATCACTGATGGCTCAGTCACAACCGCTAAGATTGGTGCTGGTCAGGTAACGGCAGCTAAAATTCTCGCAGGCACAATCACAGGTAATGAGGTCGCTGCCAACACGATCACTGCTGCTAATATTCTGACCAGAACCATCACCGCTGCACAGATCGCCGCAGGCACGGTAACCGCCAATGAGATTGCAGCGCGTACTATTGCCGCAAACAATATCATTGCTGGAGCTATCACGGGCAATGAGATTGCGGCCAATACCATTACGGCTGCAAACATCTACGCTCGTACTATCACGGCAGCACAAATCCTGGCGGGCACGATCACGGCCAACGAGATCGCAGCCCGCACCATCGTGGCTGGTAATTTGGTAGCTGGCACGATCACGGCCAACGAGATCGCGGCCAACACGATCACCGCAGCCAAGATTGCCGCCAACACGATCACGGCAGGGCAGATCGCCGCCAATACCATCACCAGCGCGCAGATTGCCGCCAACACGATCACGGCTGGTCAAATCGCAGCAAACACGATTACTTCGGCCCAGATTGCCGCCAACACGATCACGGCTGGTCAAATCGCTGCGGGGGCTATCGGAACTTCGCAACTTGCAGCAGGAGCCATTACCGCCACCCAGATCGCTTCGCGTACGATCACTGCCACACAAATTCAGGCAGGTGCCATCACGGCCAACGAGATTGCCGCAAATACCATCACCGCCGCGCAAATCTGGTCCGGCTACGTGTACACGGGCACGCTGAATGCCAACCAGATCACGGTGGGCAAGTTGTCCGCCAGCCAGATCGACACGCAGAGTATCGTGGTGGACGATACGATGGCCACCGCGCTCAACAGCGCGGCCTCCACTTCGACCTGGGCGGGTGTATCCGGCACCGGCAAGCCCGCCGATAACGCCACCGCGACCTATCGTCAGGGCACGCGCCCGGTCGCACAAATCGCAGGCGACCAGTGGGTCGACACCGGGACGACCAACCTCGCCCAGTATTCCGAGACGCTGCTCAACGCGGTCTACGTGTTGGAGAACGCAACCAAGTCTGCCACCACGCCACCGGATGGAATTTCGTCCGCGATCAAGCTGGTCGAGTCGACTGCGGCAACCACGCATGACCTGTATCAGGCATACACCGGAGCAAGTGGTGCCACCTACAGTTCAAGCTACCTGGCGAAAGCGGGCGAACGCACCGCGCTGCGTCTGACGCTGGCGAGCAGCGGCTTTACCAACGGTGGCGAGGCATATTTTGACCTGAACACTGGCACCGTCATCAGTTCGGCTAATAGGGGCACGGGCACCAACACCACGGCCGCGATTTATCCGTACGGGAATGGCTGGTACTGGTGCACTGTCACGACCAAGCCAAACTTTGCTGGCTCTATCTACGCGGGCGCGATCTGCTCTATTGGCACGAATTCTACCTATACGGGCAACGGCACCAGTGGTGTCTACCTGGCGGCGCACCAGTTCGAGGCGCAGGCTGGGATGGGTAGTTACGTCGCAACGACTGGCACCAGCGCGGCGAACAACCTCGGCAACAACACGGCCTACGTGTGGGATGGCAGTCAGTGGGCGCTGGCATCGACCATCTGGAGCGCGATCCCCGGCACCGGAAAGCCAGCCGATAACGCCTCGGCCGACATCGTACTGGTGGCCGGTGGTCCAGCGGTTGTGTCGAGCAACACCATTACCAAACCTTCCGCGACTGTGCCCACCATCACGAACGGCACGTTTGCGTCCAACTTGAACGGCTGGACAACGTCCGGTTCGGTCGCATGGTCATCCGGTATCGCCCAGCTCACGCCGAATGGCTCCAATGGTGCCGCGTCCCTGAGCCAGCCGATCGCCACCGTGCCCGGCCGGACCTACTCGGTCACGTTTGACATCTTGACTGGACCTCTCATTGTTGTCGTGGGCACGGCCAACGGTGGTAACGACCTGTACAACTCGACCAGCGCCCTGACGCAGCCAGGCACGGGACGCAACTTCACGTTCACGGCGACCACCACAACGTCGTACCTCATGTTCACCCGCACGGCAGCAGGCACCTATGGCGTCGACAACGTGTCGATTACGGAAGCCTGGGACAGCGGCGCCTACAGCAAGGATTCGTTCACGGGCGGCGCCTACGCATCGGCGTCGCCACAGGACGCCACACACTCGCTGATGTTTGGCCTGAACTCGGCGGGCGATCTGACCGACAACAGTTACATCACGCTGGACTACGCGATCTATCTGCGCAGCGATGGCACCATCCTCGTCTACGAGAATGGCGCGCAGGTCGGTGGCACCTACGGCTCGTACGTAGGCGGCGACGTGTTCGCGGTGGCCTATGACGGCTCCGGGGTGGACTACCTGAAGAACGGCACCATCTTCTACACCTCAACCTCCACTGCGTCGAAGACCGCAGGTCAAGTGCTGTTCTTCGACAGCTCGTTCGCCACGTCGGGTGGCAAGCTGAACAACGTCCGCTTCGGCCCGATGTCATCGAACAACTGGGTGAACATCGGTGGCACCGGTAAACCGGCTGACAATGCCACCGTTGGCGCCGACGCCACCAACCTGAACGTGACGATTGGCGGCGACAACTTGACCAACAACTCGTCGTTCGAGACGGTTGCCAGCGGCACGATCGCCGATGGCTGGAGCATCTATAACGGCGGCGGCGCATCCGAGACCACGACGGCGTACAAGGCCACCGGCCGAACGGGCGGCAACGCCCAGGGCATTTCGTGGACCACCAACCACACGGCATCGAAGGGCATCCATGGACAGATCAATACTGCCGGTTGGATGCCGGGCAAGACGTACACGGTATCCTTCTGGGCCATGAGCACGAGCGTGCCGACGCCTGCCACGCTGCTGCTCGCCTGGAATACGTCCCCGACTACGACAGTCTATGTCTCGAACCCGTCGCTGTCCGGTTCGTGGCAGCGCTACATCTTCCGCATTACCTGGGGCGCCAGCGTCGAGGCTGGTGGTCACGGCTACGTCACGGTTGCCTATGGCTCGGGCGCCGGTAACGTCATCTTCGATGACTTCATGGTGTGCGAAGGCGACGTTGCTCCCGCCTACTACCCGAGTACGAACGAGGCTGCCACTAACGCCTCGACCGCGCTGTCGACCCTGAACGATCCGACCACCGGCCTGGCCCAGCGCATGCGCGCCAACACGGCCAACGTGCTCAGTGGCGGCGCCGGCTTCACGGCCGGTTCGCTAACCTACGACGCCACGACGGGCAACCGCACTGGCGGCTATGGCCTGATGATGAACAAGAACGGCATCGTCGCGTATAACAGCAGCGGCGTGAATACCATCACCATCAACGGCTCCACGGGTGCGGTCAGCATGCGCTCGGCCACGATCCTGGCCGACGACGGCACCGTGCTGCTGGCTTCCGGCAGCAGCCTGGCCCAGCAGACCTCGACCAACCCGAACCTGTGCCCGGCCCCGATCGGCATGACGATGTATAGTCCGGCCGCTGGGTATCGTAATGGTGACATTCGTTTTGGTGACGGCCAGTACGTGTCGATCCCGGCAACTTCCGATTCGTCCTACTGTGGCGTCGAGTCGCCAGCGCTGGGTATTCCGGCGAACATGGGTTCCCAGTACACCGTCAGCTTCGATGCCTATTGCACCTCTGCTGGCCGCGTGCTGAACGTGGACGTGGTCAACGACAGCGACTACGACAGCGCCGGTATCTCGGTGGCGTTGACCACGACGATGACGCGCTACTCGTTCACCGAAACGGCTCTGGCCAATGCCAATGCACCGCTCTGTCGTCTGCGCATGTTCACGCAAGCTGCGGGTGGTGGCACCATCATCATCTCGAACATCAAGGTCGAGCTTGGCAACAAGGTCACGCCGTGGTGTGACTCGATCGTCACACCAGCCAACGCCTCGACCTACATCAAATCGGCCGCTATTGGACTTGCCCAGATCAATACAGCAAGCATTGGCTCCCTGGCGGCCCTCAGTGGTGTGGTGGGCAACGTCGGCCTGGACAACGGCAGAATCAATAGCGGCCAGACGGGCTACGACAGCGGCAATGGCTTCTGGCTGGAGGGGGCTGGCAGTGGACACGGTGCACGCATGAGCCTGGGTAATTCCAGCGGTGCCAAGTTCCTGTGCGACCCCAGCAATGGCGTGCTGGGCCTGTACAACGCCGTCGTGATCAACACGTCGTTCTCGGTATCGACTGCCAACCTGTCGCCGCGTAGCCTGGCCAACAACCAGACCTATAACGGCACGATCACGCCAACCATCACCGGAGGCAGCGGCAATTACGCATACCAGTGGAGTCTTTCCAACGATGACGGCAGCAACAACATCAAGATGACCTCGGGACCGGGCGACTCCACACTGAAGGTTTCGGCTATCGGTAACAATGTTTTCTATTCGGGTCGGGGTGCTCTAACCTTGCGTGACTTGAACACGGGCGCCATCGCCTCGTGCACGGTCACGATCACCATTCAATTCGGCACGGGACAACCAACATAATGCTCAAGTCTTACCTAATGGTCCGCGAGGCGGACAATATGATCCTCGGTACTCTGTTGCAGGACGACCAGGACGCTGGCCCGATCATGCCCCAACACCCGCCAGAAGATGGCGTGGCGCTGGTCTGGCTCGACGTGGAATTCACACGCGCGGGGCGCTCGGACACGGAGGTGGCATACCTGATCGATGGCGAGATCGCCTGGGTCGAGACCAAGCCGCTGGATACCTCCATTGCTGACGCGATCAATGCCATCGATGGCGCGGCCGACGCCCTGCGCCTGAGAGTGATCGCGCGGCAGACCAACACGGAGGAGTACAAAAGGTCTGAGGCGCAAGCGCGCTCGTTCAAGGCGGCAGGATACCCAGCCGATGATGTGCCGTCATGTGTCGCCAGCTGGGCCAAGGCCAAGTACCGCCAGGGCTGGACGGCGCAACAAGCGGCAGACGACATCATCGCGACTGCGGATCGCTGGTACGGCGTGCTGGATGCGATCCGCGAGTTGAGACTGTGCGCCAAGGAGGACGTGCGCCACGCCGCGACACATGATGAAGTCCGCGCGCGCACCGACCAGTTTGACGCCGATTTGCAAAGCCTCATGGCGCAGTGACCGTATCAGTCACTACTGACTTATGATAGACTGCCTGTAATTTCACCAGAGGATATATGGCACAGATCAAGAAAACCTGCTCCGTCACGAATGGCGCGCCGACCGTGACGGTGACGGGCGACCAGACGGCGCGCATCAAGGCGAATACCATCTTCATGGTGGATACCGAACTGGTGCCCTATTTCGTCGCCATCAACTCGACCTACAGCGCCGGCGCAGACCTGACCACGGTCACACTGACCGGCAATTATCAGGGTCCGACCAATACCACCGCCACAGGCGTGTTCTCGGTCGATGCCACCTACCCGAACATGATTCCGACCATCGCGCAGGGCGATGTCGGCACGGCCGCGGTATTCACTGCCGCCATGAACCGTATCCAGACCTTGCTCACGGCTGCCGACAACAGCGTGCTGCCGATCACAAAGTACTTTCAGAGCGCCGACCAGACGGTCACGCCGGCCGCGCTGTACACGCTGGCGCATGGCATGGGCGCGGCGCCCAAGCTGGTGCAGGCTTATCTGAAGTGCATGACGGCAGAGTTCGGCTACGCGGTGGGCGACACCATCCCGGCCGACATCTTCACCGACATGTCGGTCACGTCCGACGCCACCAACCTGTCGGTGCGCATGACCTCCGCGTCGACGCCGCTGGCCGCCCTGAACAAGACCACCGGCGCCACCGTCACGCTGACCAACGCCAACTGGAAGTTTTTCATTCGCGCCTACGCATAAGGAGAGTTGGGCATGGACTATCAGCAGGCCAGGGACCAGATTCGCACCGGCGACTTGATCGGTGTGCGCGACGCCCACGGCATTCTCGGGCGCCTCACCATGTTCTTCACCCGCAAGCCCTACACCCACACCGGCGTGGCGGTGTGGTGCGGCGGGCACCTGTTCATGGCCGATCTGAATTCGGGCCGCAACCACCTGACCGCGCTGTCCCAGCTCACGTCCTTCGACGTGTGCCGGCTGCCGGATGGCCTGGACCGCACCTGCGTCGAGCGCGCCATCTTCGACTGGCTGGCCGAACCGATCAATTACGGCTTTGCCGCCTTCGTCGTGATCGGCCTGCGCTGCTTCCTCGGCCTCAAGACCTTCATCCACTGGCGCAAGATCGTGGTGTGCTCGGGCGGCAGCGTCTCGATCTTCGAGCTGGCGGCGCGCTATATGCAAAGCATGGGCCTGCCGGTGCCATCCAAATGGCTGGACCACAACCGCATGCTCTCGCCCGGCGAGCTGGTCGAGGAGCTGGGGCCGCCGGTACTGGAAGTGCGCCCTTGAAAATAAGTCAGCGGTGACATATAATTGGACGCTTCTATAAGGACAGAGCATGAGTATTGAAGTTGCCACCATTGCCTTGAAAATGTATCAGGGTGGAACCTTTCGCGAAGGCTTCGTCTACAAGAACCGCCTGAAAAAGCCTTATGACCTGACCGGCTACCGCGCCCGCATGCAGGTGCGCGACGCCGCCGGCGCCCTGATTGCAGACCTGACCACCGAAAACGGCGGCATCACGCTCGGCGGCGTCGCCGGCACGATCGACCTGTACGTGTCCGACGAGGACACCGCCGTCATGTCGTTCACCACGGCGCAATACGACCTGTTCCTGTTGGCGCCCAACGGCGATGCAATCCCGATCATCGCCGGCAAGGTAACGCTCACGAAAGGACAGACCAAAAATGCCTGACATCATTTTGCAGACCGTCGAACGCATCGACGTCATCACGCAAGGCACGCAAGGCCTGCCCGGCATCCAGGGGCAGCGCGGCCTGCCAGGCCCGCCCGGTGGCGCCACGCTGGAGTACATCGCCGGCATCGCCATCGGCGGGCACCGCGCTGTCATTCTGGATGGCAACGGCAAGTTGGCCTACGCCGACGCCGCCAACCTGGCACATCTTGGACGCATCATCGGCATCACGGTTGTGGCCGTCGACGCCGACGCTTCGTGCCAGGTGCAGAACTTTGATCAGCTCGACGAGCCATCGTGGAATTGGGACACGAGCAAACCTGTGTACCTCGGCCTCAATGGCGTATTGACCCAGCAGGTGCCGGCACTGCCTGGCGCCAAATTCTCGATGGTTGTGGGGTTTCCCATTTCCAGCACCTCCCTGTTCGTGAATCTGCGCGAACCGATCATTCTTTCCGCTTAAAGGAGTAGTAAATGGGCACCGCCTCCACCAAGAAATTCATCAAGAACCTCGCCGGCGCACTGACCGAAGAAGCCGCGCTGACCACGTCGGCCGGCGCCGCCGATTCTGGCGCCATTCCGGCGCTGAACGCCAGCGGCGTGCTGGACCCGACCCTGCTGAATGCCAGCGTCACGTCGGCCGCCAACAAGATCGTTCAGCTGGACGGTAGTGGCCGTCTGGACCCGACGGTCATGCCGACCGGTATTGGCGCCGACACCGCCGCTATCATCGCGTCCGAAAACCTGGCTGCCGGCGACTACGTCAACGTGTTCGACGCCGGCGCGGGTGTGTTCAAGGTGCGCAAGGCTGACGCCACCGTGGCAGGCAAGCACGCCATGGGCTTCGTCCTCGCCGCCGTGTCCCTCGGCAACAGCGCCACGGTCTACTTCGAGGGTACGAACACCCAGGTCACGGGCCAAGCACCGGGCGACGTATTCCTGCAGACCACCGCCGGCAAGGGTGCCGCCACCGTACCAAGCGCGTCGGGCAACATCGTGCAAAACATCGGTTTCGCCGTATCGGCCACCGCCGTCAACTTCCAGGCGAATCGCCCGATCACGCTGGCTTAATCATGACGCCTGAACAGCTTGCCATTCTGGCGTCCGAACTCAAAAACGATCCGGCAGGACTGGGCTACGCGGCCCACTTGCCGGACGACCCGACCCGAGTAGTCGAGCTGATGACGGCGCAGATTACGACCATAACCGGACCGCTGCGATCCACCACGGCGAAAGCCTGGGCCGCAGCAGGTCCGTACGCACGCATCTACGACGCCAGCTTGGATGCTTCTCACCCGTGCCGCGCTTCATGTCTGGTTATTCGCGAATCGTTCTCGTGCGGCGACTTGATTCATCTGGAAGACCCGCGACTGCAGGCCATGTTTGCCAAGTGGGCCGAGAACAACATCATTACCGACGCCGAGTACGCTGAATTGTACGAACTGGCCAAAGTGCCAGCATCGCGTGTCGACGTGCTCGGAATTCTCACCCCGACCAACCGGGACATCACCGACGCATGGAGTAAATAATGGCCGGTACAATCAAATATCAGGAAGGTGCGTTGCTGACGGTCGGAGCCCCGGCCGTCTCTATCACCAATGGTAGCGCCGTACTAGTGGGTACGCTCGATTGTCACTCTGGTGGCACCGCCGCCGACATGTTCGCGGCCCTCTTTAGCCTGTCCACACAATGGGCGACCACGACCGGCATTGCCGCTGGTACCACGGTTGCCGACCTGTATCTGGTCCCTGCGCTGGATGGCGTCAATTTCCCTGACATCGACACCACTACGGGTTCCAGCTACATCCCTTACACGATGCGCGCCGGCTCTTTCGTTTCGCCTAAAGCGCTGTCTGCGAACACGCCTTACCTGTTCCAGTCCGGGGTGGTGGAGCTGATGCCGGTACTGTACAACGTGTACATCATTAACAGGTCCGGCCAGACCATCTCCTCTGGTTGGAGTATGAAGGCTGTGGCAACTGCTGCCCAGTACACATAATGACCTCCATGTTTGGACGAAGGGTCCGCACTTCGCAGCCGCAACAGGCGCCGCAGATCGATTGGAGCAATCCGATCACTGCGGGCCTGTCCTTCGCATACGTGTGCGCGAACGAGGCGATGGGGTATGGCGAGGACGGCCGCAGCGTCATTCAGTATCAGAGATCCGACGGGACGGTCGTCGGCAAGCAGGTCAATACGCAGTCAGGGACAGGCGTCCAGCCGCTCTTGAGTAACAACTATGCATTCACGACCATCAACCCGTCGATCAATACGAGCAATTACAGCTTGTTCGCTGTCGCCACGGCAAACTCGACGAGCGTAATTCAAAATGCGCTGGACGACGATGACGGCTCGTCGCGCAAGTTCCAGTTCCGGCTGGCGAATGGCGTTTGCGGCATCAGCACATTCAACAGCGGGGGATCGGGCACGGGCTTCTACGTCCCGACCGCGCTGACATTGACGGAGATGAACCGGGGCTTTACGTTCGGCGCATCGGTCACGTCGAGCAGGGTGACTGTATTCCAGAACAGCCAAAGGTTCTCGGCCGCAGCATCCGGCGTGGTCGCGCCGAACAACAATTTCTGGGTCGGCGCGCGCAAGGGTGGTAATCAGGTCTGGCTGACCGGCGGCATCATGCTTGTCGCTGCGTGGAATCGAACACTGACCGACGCCGAACAGCTATCCCTCGCGGACAACCCCTGGCAGTTGTTCATGCCTGGCTTGCGCCGAGTGTTTGTTCCTGGTGTCCAGGTAAGTACCCAGCGTGCCCTGATCATGATTGGGGGTCAGGTCCAACAGATCGTTGACGCACTTGTTGGTTCCAACCAAAAGCCATTGGTCATGTATCAAGGTTACATTCGCGAGCGAACAACAATCGAAGGCACGCCTCTGATTCTGGAAAATGGACGATTGCGAACGCTAAATCCGAACGAGGCGCTTTTGATCTGAAATAAGTCAGCAGTTATTTAACAAGCCCAACCTGTTTTCTGCTAGAATCGCCGGCAAACATCTTTGCGAGCGAATGACAAAGGATGATATGGACCACAACCTTCATCAAGGATTTGCAATGCCCAATCAAGCCCTGTTCGATCAGCGCATGGATGCAATGTCGGATGAGTTGCGCGAAGTCCGCGCCGCCATTTCCGAAGTCGCGAAGGCGCTGAACAAACTTTCCGTTCTCGAAGAACGCAACGTCGTCACCAACCAGGCCATCGAAAAGATCGCCCAGCGCCAGGACCGGCTGGAGGAAAAACTGGGCGCCGTGATTCTCGATCACGCCAAGTTCGAGGCCAACATCTCTGGCATCTCGTCGACCATGAAAGTGATGTGGGCCGCCTTCGGCACCGGCGTCATCTACATCGGCGGCCAGGTGATCCAGCACTTCTCGCAATGAAGCTCGACCTCGCCACACTCGCCCTGTGCGCGCCGCATGCCGGCACCCGCGCGGCGGTCTTCCTGCCGCACGTGAACCGGGCGCTCGACCTGGCCGAGGCCACCACATTCAACCGCGCCACGATGTTCCTGGCCACCGTGCTGCACGAGTGCGGCGACTTCGGCCAGCTCGAGGAAAACCTCAACTACGGCGCCGAAGGGCTGCTCAGGACGTGGCCATCGCGCTTCTCGGCTCAGTCAGCGGTGACGTACGCCCGCCAGCCCGAGAAGATCGCCAACAAGGTCTACGCGCTGCGCGGCGGCAACGGTGACGAGGCGTCCGGCGACGGCTGGCGCTTCCGCGGCTCGGGCGGCATCCAGCTGACCTTCAAGGCCAACCAGGCCGCTTGCGCCCGCTTCTTCGGCAAGAGCCTGGATGAAGTCGGCGCCTGGCTGCGCACTCCGGAAGGCGCCATGCTGTCGGCCGCCTGGTTCTGGAAGACCCGCGGCTGCAACGACTACGCCGACCACGACGACTTCGACGGCGTGTGCGACATCGTCAACATTGGCCGCAAAACCACCGCGCAGGGCGACGCGATCGGCTACGTCAATCGTCTGATCCGCCTGCGTTCGATCAAATCCATCCTCAAGGACAAAGCATGAAATTCATCGACAAACTGAAGGGCGCCTGGCGCTCCAAGACCGTCTGGTTCAATGGCGCCGCCATGCTCGCGCTGGCCTACTCCAACGAGATTCTCGGGCTGCTCCCGCAACTGCAACCGGTGCTCGGTACGGACCACTACCAGCGCACCCTGACGGTCGTCACGTTCGCCAACGTCGCGCTGCGCTTCGTCACCACCAACCCGCTGGAGGCGAAGTGAATTTGACAGAAATCGGACGCAGCGCCATCGCATTGCTGCTGATGATTTTGCTTGGATTCGCGGCGGGATGGATCGCCCACAACCCGGCGCGCCAGGAGGTCAAACAGCTGCAGGCCGAGCGTCGCACCACCAACGAGAATGTCGTCGAGGCCGTTCAGGCCAGCGTCAAAGTCGATGACGCCATCGCGGCCGACCAGGCCAGCATCAGCGACGTGCGCGCCAAGGTGGCCGCGCGTCTTTCCCAACCCGTCTATGCGAGCACCTGCCATGACCCTGACCTATACCTCCGACCCGAATCCACCGCCCAGCTGGCTGTTCACGATCCTGTTCCTGGTGGCGTTGCTGTGCTCGACGCTGGGACTGTCCGGCTGCTCAACGCCGCGCGCGCCGGGACCGAGCTTCGTGCCGCCGGCAGCGGCGATGGTCAAGAGCCGGCCGCTGCCGCTTCTATCCGTTGACCCTGCCGCGCCCGACGACGCGCCCACGCAGATCGACCTCAAGACCCTGGCCGACGACAGCCTGACGCTCACCGGCATGTACCGCGAGCTGGCACGCCGACACGACGCACTGGTCGACGCTGTCGACGCCTGGCTCAAGCAACAAGCCAAGTGAAAAGCCGCCACGAGCGGCTTTTTCTTACTGTTTGTTCAGTCATCGCTGAGTTATAGTAGAGGCTCCTTCACCCACCAGGAAGCTTCAATGCGCAACAAGAAATCCAACGCCCAATCCCGCCGCGACGCCAAGCGCACCGGGATGCACCCCGACCAGCAGTTCGCGGAATCCATGCCGCCGCCGACGCGCGTAAAGCCTTCCCCCTTCGAGCCAAAGAACGAACGTCAACGCGCCTACGCCGGTGCCATGCGGCGCGTCGGGAACGTCGTCTTCGGGATGGGGCCGGCCGGCACCGGCAAGACCTACGTGGCGGGCTGCCTGGCTGCCGAAGCACTCGAAGCCCAGCGCGTGCAGCGCATCATCCTGACGCGCCCGGCGGTGGAAGCCGGCGGCGAGAACCTGGGCTTCCTGCCGGGCGAGAAGGAAGAAAAGTTCGACCCCTACTTTGATCCGTTCAGGGAAGTTTTGGAGGAACGCCTGGGCAAGTCGTTCGTGGCCTACCTGATCAAGGAAGGTCGGATCAAGTGCGAGCCGTTCGCCTACATGCGCGGCAAGACCTTCAAGGACGCCTTCGTGATCCTGGACGAGGCCCAGAACGCGACCACCGAGCAGTTCAAGCTGTTCCTGACCCGCATGGGCGAGAATGCCACTGTCGTCATCAACGGCGACGAATCCCAGGCTGACATCAAGCGCTCCGGCCTGGTGGAAGCGGCCGCCCGCCTGCAGCACATCCCGAGCGTGAAAATCGTCGCGTTCCGCAAGGCCGACATCGTCCGTTCCGGCTTCGTGCAAGAGGTGGTGGAAGCGTTCGAGAACCGGGCGCCGCTGCCGCTGTCCCTGCATTAAACGCTGGAGCCGGCCCCTTGTTCCTTCTGGCGTGGGAGGCACTTGGGGCCGCGTCCAGACTTATCACTTCCACCCCATTTCTATAAGTATTATCTATTATTAGGTAACTGCTTAAATACAAAATATTATGCAAACCGAGGACAATCCCAAGCCGATCGAGCGCACCCACGGCGCCTTCTTCGGCAGCGAAATCGACCACTTCACCTGCGAAGCGCTGGCCATCGCGAAAATCGACCGCAAGCTCCTGGCGGTCGAAGGCTCGCTGTACAGCCGCAAGTGGTTCGACTACCGGCGCCTGCACCCGACGATGGCCACCTACCTGTTCGCCCATCATTACAATATTGCATACGGGCGTTTCATGGGCGAGGCGTTCGACCACAAGAAGCGCTTCATGGCGGCCTTCAAAGGCAAGGATGTCATGACCGCGCGCGAGGTGAAATCGTTCTGGAAGCTGCGCCAGAAGACCGACGACCTCGGCATCCGTTACGACTTCTTCTGCCGGCACGTCATGCAGTGGTGCATGATCAATGGCTGGCGCCAGCCACCGCGACCCGCGCATGCCGCCACCAACGACGACATGCTGGTGTGGATCATGAACCAGTGGGCCGAGGAGCAAAATGCCAAGATCCAGTGGGCCAAAGATCCGCACTTCGCGGCATCCAACTGGCGCGGCGCCAACGATCAGGTCGCGTACGAGGAATACCTGCTGGAGCAGATCAAATCCAAGCCCATGCCGCAGTACGCGTTGCATGCTGCGCTATATATCTATGACGCGCTGCGTATTGAAACGGCAATTGGCAAGCTGCCCGCGTCGGCAGTGCAAGCCGCCATCGAATTTGAGCAGCGTAGATAAGTCATCGCTGAGATATAATGACGAGGTCAGCGCAAGACGCGCCCCAAACTCAACCAGGAGAAGTTCAAAATGACAACCACCGATTCCATCCGCGCCGACCAGATCGCGGAGGCCCGCCGCCTTGCCGAGCAAGATACCGAAGTCGCCCGCCCGACCTTGCGCCTGCCGCCCGGCGCCGACCGCCGTCCCACCGCCCCCGGCAGCCGTACCGGGGCCGGTGCCCAAGCCAAGAAGACCCTGAAAGGTCACGAGGCGTTTCTGAAAGCGCTGGAAATGAACGACGCCCGCATCGAAGTCGAAAAGTGCGACGGCACGATCTATCGCGGCGTGTTGCGCCATACCGACAAGTTCACCCTGACGGTCAACGTCACCGAGGTTGGCAGCGTCGACGGCGCGAGCTTCATCGCCATCGAAGGGCGCGACCGTGTCATCTTCAAGCACGACATCAGCGAATTCTCGGCCCTGACCGCCCGTAAAGTCGAGGCCCAATGATGACCGACGCAGCGCAAACGGCAGAAGAACAAGTCATCGCGCTTGTCGCCGGCGCGATGACGGGAGCCGGCCATGCCGCGCCACCGGCCACCGCGTCCGCGCCCGACGTGCTGTTTGGCGACGAGAAGTTCGAGTTCGACGGCGAGTTCCAGACCAAGGTCGCGGTCCACGCGATGCGCAACCTGGACTTCCTGCGCAAGATCGCGCACCTGCTCAATCCTGGCTATTTCGAGAACGCGGGCGAGGCCGCGATGGTCAACATCGCCCTGCGCTACTACCGGCAGTACGGCACCGTACCGACCGTGCTGGCCGCGAAAGAATTCTTCGCCGACGACATCCGCAACAAGGTGATCCGCTCGGACATCAAGCCGGCCGCGATGGAGGCCTTCAAGCAATGCTTCCAGCCGGCCGCGGACCTGTCCGACGGCAGCTACATCGCCGAGCGCGTCGCCGAATTCGCCCGCCACCAGGCCATCAGCGCGAGCATCCTGCAGGCCGTCGAACTGCTCGGCAACAAGCAATTCGACAAGATCGCCAAGAGCGTCAAGGCCGCATGCGAGGTCGGCATCAACACCAACGGCGAGGAATACGACTACTACGAGCGCATCGAGGAGCGTACCAGCGAGCGCGCCGACCGCCTGGCCGGCAAGCTGCCGCCGACCGGGATCACCACCGGCCACCGCCTGATCGACGACCTGCTGTATCACAAGGGCTGGGGTCGCAAGGAACTGTCCGTGATTCTGGGTGGCGCCAAGTCGGGCAAGACCACCTTCCTGATCAACGCGGCCAAAGCGGCCTCGTTGGCGGGCTTTAACGTGCTGTACGTCACCTGCGAGGTGGCGGCGCGCATCATTTCGGAACGTCTCGACGCGACCATGTCGGACACCGAAATCAAGAACCTGATGGCGAAGATGCACGACGTCGCCGGCAAGGTCAAGGCCATCATGCCACGCGCGGGCAAGATCAAGATCGCCGACTACCCGTCCGGCACGCTCACGCCCTCCATGCTGCGCGCGCTGATCGAATCGTACAAGTCGCCGCGCCTGCTGCCCGACGGCACCGTGCGCGACCCGATCCAGTTCGACATGATCGTCGTCGACTACGCCGACATCATGGCCCCGGATTTTCGCACGCAGGACAGTATCGAGAACAGCAAGAGCATCTACCTGGCCCTGCGCGCCATCGCGCAAGAGGAAAACGTGGCGATGCTGTCGGCCACGCAGACCAACCGCGAAGGCATGAAGTCGACCGTGGCGACGGCAACCCACGTCGCGGACGACATCAACAAGGTGCGCACGGTGGACATCATGATTTCGATCAATATCACGGACGAGGAACGCGCGAACGGCGAAGCGCGTCTGTATTTCGCGGCATCGCGTAACCAAGCCGGCGGTTTCACCATCTTCATTAAGCAGGAGTTGGAGAAAATGAAATTCATCGCCAGCATCATCAGGGTGGAGTAATCATGCGACTGGAAGATTTTGAAATGGAGCACGGCATCAGGCGGCGCATGACGCGCAGCAAGCTGGCGAACTGCTGGATCAACTTCTGGCGCCGCGTGTGGCGCTGGGCATGCGAGAAATAAAACGTGGGCCGCGCGCTAAGTGTGGCCCGGAAGCTCGCGCGCTGGGTGTGCGGCCTTCTTCTTGAGGAGAAGCCGCACGTCAAGTACGACGAGCGTTACTGGAGAGGCCAATGAAGATCGACCCGAAAGAAGTATCCGCCAAGCTGCAGCTGGCCACGCTCGCCTCGTGCGGCTGCCTGACCAAGACGCCGGAAATCGCCTACCATGAACCGCACTGCCGCTACCGCGTGCTGACCGAGGCCAAGATCCTGATCGACCTGGCCTACAATACGCCGACCCAGGAGGTGGCATGAGTCATCACGCCAGCTACGGCCGCGACGAGGAATTGCAGGAGGCGATCGACGCCATCGACATCGAGGCGTGGCTCGACCAGGAGGGTATCCGCTACCGCAACACGCGCGGCGCGCGCGGCCCGCAGCTGAATGTCCAGACCTGCCCGTGCTGTGGCAATTCCAACTACAAGGTCTACCTGTCAGCCGAAACCGGTCTCGGGAACTGCTTCCACGGTGACTGCGAAACGAAGTTCAACCGCTGGAAGTTCATCAGCGCCTATCTCGGCTTGCCGGCGCGCGACGTCATCGAGCACATCAAGGCCTTCGCGCGCGAGCAGGGCTGGCGCCCGCCCAGGAAACGCGCGATCGCCGTCAACAACCGCGGCCCGCTCACGCTGCCCGAGTCGTTCGCGCTGCCGCATCAGGGTCGCAACCTGCGCTACCTGGACAACCGCGGCATCAACGGCGACATCGCCGCGTATTTCGAGCTTCGCTACTCGCACCGCGGCCACTTCGACTACCTGAGCGAGGATGGCGACCCGATGCGCCAGGACTACAGCAGCCGCATCATCATTCCGATCTACGATCTGGAAGGCGAACTGGTGTCGTTTCAGGGCAGGGACATCACCGGCACGGCCGACAAGAAGTACTTGTTCCCGCCCGGCTTCGCCTCCACCGGCAGCCACCTGTACAACGGCTACAACGCCATCGGCGTCGAGCACCTGGCCATCGGCGAAGGCGTGTTCGACGTGGCTGCCATCAAGGTCGCGTTCGACGCCGAAGTCACGCTGCGCGACGTGGTGCCGATCGGCTCGTTCGGCAAGCACCTGTCCTCGGGTGACGAGAACAGCCAGCTGGCCAAGCTCACCCAGCTCAAAGACAAGGGCTTGAGGATCGTCACCTTCATGTGGGACGGCGAGAAGCAGGCGATCAAGGACGCGGTCAAGGCCGCGCAGCTGGTCGCCAGCGTCGGCATCACCGCGCGCGTGGCCCTGCTGCCGAAGGGGAAAGATCCGAATGAATGCGCGCCACAGCAGGTCAGGGATGCGTTCTGGAAGGCGGTGCCGATCAACAGCGCGGCCGCCACGCGGCTCATGCTGATTGCCGAGCGCGATTATTAGGATTGCTCGCTGGATCAGTCACGAATGAGTGGTCGATCCTGACGAGCGACGGTATCATAAGCAACATCAGCGCGACGTGCGCGAGGGAACGAATATGTCTTATCACATTGAAACGCATTATCTGGAGCACATCGGCGGCACCAAGTTCTATGAGACGGTGCGCATCAGCGAGCCATCCGGCCCGTGCCTCCTGATCAAGCGCTGGGGCGCCATCGGCGTCAAGAACGGCGGCGGCCAGACCAAGTACGAGCGCGGCGACCAGGCCACCGTGCTGGGCGAGGAGCGCCAGATCCTCAACGAGAAGATGAAGAAGGGCCACAGCGAAACGCCGTTCGCCTACGGTCTGCACAAGTCGAACCGGTCCACTCTGTCGGCCGATGTGCTGCAGATCGCCGTTCACGAGCACCACGGCAGGGAAATCGCCGAATACGTTACCGAGTACTTCGGTCTCGGCGCGCCCGGCGCCGTGGTCAGCGAGGAGCCGCACGCCCCGGCACCGGCCGCGAGCGAAATGCAGGACGAGCGCTGGGGGAGTTGGTAATGACGACGGTGACGCTGGCATTTGAACATGACGCGATTGCCGACTTCGTCGAACGCCTGACGCCTGACATGCAAACCGCGGTGCGCCAAAACATGCTGTGGAACCTGCGCAACGCCATCGACTTCGAGCGCCGCCGAAAGCAGGAGCACGAAGAACTTGAACAATACATCACAGAAATCGCCGACAAGGGCGAGCACTGGGCCACATGGTAAGGAGAACCCGATGATCAACGAACCCATCAATCACGACACGCCGCACCCGGCCAGCGCCAGCGCCGGCCCGGACAACGCCTACTACCTGCGTCACTGCGCCGACATCGAGCGCGGCCCGGCCTACGCGGCCTGCCTGTCGCGCCTGCACGACATCGACAAGGGCGTGGCTAACGAGCGTACCAGCCAGTGCGAAAAGGCAGTGCACGAAAAGCGCTGCATCGCCGCCGGCATGCGCGAACAGGAGACCCTGGCAGGCAAGGCGCTGTTCTACTTCCCGCGCAGCAACAAGCCATTCCTGCCGGTGCAGGTCGCGGGCGACTTCGGCATCCTGATCACCAACCTGACCGATCCCGCACTGGTCCCGAAGAAGGGCGCGCCTGCGCCCGCGAGAAAGCCCGTAGCGCCCGCCAAAACGCTCGACGAGCACCTGACCCACGCGACCACCGCCGGCTTCGCAGAAGCGCTGAATAGTGCGATTGCGGACACGCCTGCCCGATCGGCAGACGAACCGGCAAAACCCGCGCCCGCAATCACCCCGAAACCCGCGCCAGTGGCGGCTCCCCAGCCGCCGGCGCAACCGGCAAAGCCGGCCCTGGCGATGCTGCCGGGGGAAACGCCTTTGCAATACGCCCGCCGCCGTCTCGCGGCCAATACCACCAAAACTGAGGACGCATGAACTCTAACGAAATTTTCGACCTGATCGAACAGGTCGCCCGCACGCCTGGGAAGAACGACAAGATCGCGCTGTTGAAGAACAGCGCCGGCGACGAAATGCTCAAGCAGGTGATGGCGGCCGCCTACAACCCGCTGACCAGCTATGGCATCCGCAAGGTGCCCGAACAGAATCATGAGGCGGTGCGCGGTGGCCGCGAATTCGTGGAACTGACTTGGCAGCTGGTCAGCGACATGGCTGCGCGCAAGCTGACTGGCCACGCCATGCTGGCGGCAGTACAGGATGAAATGAACGAGCTGGCGCCTAAAAGCGCAGAGTTGCTCAAGCGCATCATCCTGAAGGACATGCGCGCCGGCTTCGACGAGGGCACGGTCGCGAAAGTCTGGCCCGGCCTGGTGCCGGACTTCCCATACATGCGCTGCTGCCTGCCGAAGGACGCCAAGATGGAAGCCTGGCCGTGGGCCGACGGCAACATCAGCCAGGAAAAAGCCGACGGCATGTTCGCCAACGTCAACCATGAGGAAGGCGGCAACGTCTTCATCTACAGCCGGCAGGGCACCATGTTCCCGATGGAGAAGTTCGAGGCGCTGGCCGACGCGGTGCGACACGCACTCGCGCGCGGCACGCAGAACCACGGCGAAATCCTGGTGCTGCGCGACGGGCAAGTGCTGGCGCGCGAAATCGGCAACGGCATCATGAACTCGGTTCTGAAGGGCGGCGATTTCGGCCCAGGCGAAGTCCCGATGTTCCTCGTCTGGGACCAGATTCCGCTGGCTGCCGTTCAGCCCAAGGGCAAGGTCGACACGCCCTACGCGGCCCGCCTGGCCGGCCTGATTCAGCAGTTGCGGCGCGTGCCGGGCAGTGGCGCGGTCCAGTTGATCCCGACCCGGATCGTCCGCTCGCTCGAGGACGCCTACAAGCACTACGGCGAACTGCTGGCCCAAGGCAAGGAAGGCACCATCATCAAGAACCGCAACGCGATCTGGAAGGATGGCACCAGCAAGGAGCAGGTCAAGCTGAAACTGGAATTCGAGGTCGACCTGGAAGTGACGGCGATCGTGCCGGGCAACGCCAACACCAAGAACGCTGGCCGCGCCGGCTCCCTGTCGTGCGAGACGTCCGACGGCCTCCTGGTGGTCGACGTGGCCATCAAGGGCGAGGCGATGCGCGACGACGTCGACGCCAACCCGGACAGCTGGATCGGCAAGATCATGCCCGTCACGGCCAACATGATCATGAAGCCGAGCGCGTCGGGCGACATGCACTCCCTGTTCCTGCCGCGCTTCACCCAGGCCACGCCGCGCGCCGACAAGACGGTCGCGGACACCTTGCCACGCGCGCTGGCCATCGAGGACGCCGCCAAGCAGGGCAAGAAGATCGCCGACGACTGGAAGGAGGCAGCATGAAGATCACCGGAGAGCAGATCGCCGAACAGCTGCGCGCCGCAGGCAAGGAAGTGCAGTATTTCCCGCTTCAGCTGAGCGCGCCGAACCGTTCGCCGTTCACGATGGGCAGCTATAGCCTGAACACGATCGCCGAAGCGGTCAACGCGATCCCTGGCATTGCCATGATCGAGACGATGGAGCTGGTCGGCGTCAAGGGCGGCAAGGAAATTCCATTGGGTGAAGCGCCGCTTTCGCCCGAATTGAAGGCTCGCGAAATCTGTCGCCAGTATGGCGAAGACCCGGACGACGAAGATAGCCTGATCATGGGCGCGCTCATGGAACTGATTAACTGGCAGAACAAGCAAAGGATTGCAGTATGAAGCACACATTCACCATCACGGTCGACACGCCTGACGCCGCCCTGGCCGACATGATCCGCACTGGTGTAGTCAAGCAGACCCACGAACTGACCAACCACACCGGCATCGTGGAGGTCAGCCGCATCACCACCGACGAAGCCGACGAGTTGGATAAGCTGTACGTGGCCGCCGCCCATGACGAATACCACAAGGACGGCGAAATCGAAATCGACGAAGGCGCCGCGGTGTCCTACGGCGACGATCGTGGTGCCTACGTGGCGGCATGGGTCTGGGTGGACGAGAACCCGGTGATCGCCAGCGCGCGCGAGGCGCTGGAAGCGATCGAGGACCGCCGCGCAGAACTCAACGATAGTGAGGGCGGCAACTGTGACTGATGTCGAACTGCAGGCGCTGCGCGCGACGATGCCCTGGACTGAGCAATCCCTGACCAACGGGCGCCACACACTCATCCGCATCGTCGACAATCAGGGCAGGGAGGTGCCATTGCTGACACTCACCCGGTTCATGGTCGCGATCAGTGGCAAGCTCGCGACAAGGGAGGGCAGCAATGGATGACGAACTGTACTGGTATGCGCTGGTCTTCCAGAAGTCAGTCCAGAATAGTGCCGGCTACTCAGCAACGACCACGGCGTCGATCTACATGGGCTGGCCCAGCCGCAAGGTGACGCTGGAGCGCATCGCAGCTGCCAAGAAGGGTGTCGATGTACCGGATGACGCCGTCATAATTTCGTGCAGCTATCTCGGCTTCATGACGCGCGCCGAATTCACCGGCGAGCTGTAATCCAGGGTGCCGCGTTCTGCGGCACCCTCCATTTTCACAAATACAGTCGGCCAAAAGCCACATTACTTGTGCGCATGTTGCGCTCGGGCAAAGCCACGGATAGAATGCATGCATCAGTTCGGTGCAATAAAAAAGGCGCTCATCGAGCGCCTTGCGGTGGAGAGGTCAAGATCAATCGCCCAGCACGGCATTTTCAGGCTTGAGCCTGGAAATCACGTCCAGAAGCGCAGCCTTTTCTTCCTCGGTGCGAATTTTCGGATTCGACACGTTGGAGCGGCGGATCAGGTTGATGATTTCCATTTCGTTGTCGGTGATCAAGGGCGCGCGCAGCACGTATTCGTTCAGCGCTTCCCAGTTCTCCGGTTCGTATTCCTGCATGACCAGTTGGTACAGATGGACCGGGTCGACGCCGAGGGCATGCGCCATCGGGCCGATCTTGGCCGTCGGCAGCTTGGTCTTGCCCTGCTTGATCATGGTGATGATGTTCGGCTTGTTGAAACCTGCCTCGCGCGCAATCTCCAGCTGCGACTTGCCGCACAGGTTCACCTGCTGGCTGATGTACTCGGCCACGGTGATGTTGTGACGGCCGCTGGTGCGGCGGGCGGGAACCCGTGATTCGGACAGAACTGCGTGCATAATTGTTAGCTCCAAGATATTGATATGTGACAAGAAAGTCATAAGTGATTGATTTACGATCTCATTATAGCGCGTCAAATTCTAAAAAGTGTGAGCCCGGTCGACTTGGGGCGTGAAAAAAGATATTTTTTTTTCAATTAAGATGTTCCCGGAGCAGGAAACGTTGGCTCCTGTCGCTGACTTATCTCTGTGTTTCCGTGCGATGACTAACTAAGCGGTGAAGTATAATCACCTGTAAGATTTGACCTACAAGATTTATCAACAACAACCTGGAGAGACCCACAGCATGTCCGTAGCCACCCCATCCTACATCAGCGCCGTCCACGAAGAAATCAGCCAGGAGCAGTTCTGCGACCTGCTCGAAGTCTCCAGTATTCTCGGGTCCACCGACCTCGGTGGCGCCCAGGCCCACACCGTACTGCATCCGCACCAGGGCCGCATCGTCCTGTTCGACACCGCGGCCCGCTACCTGGCCATTCGCCTGTAGAATACCCGTCCGTTCCGTCTCGCCCGTCGGCGCTGCGCAGGAAACAGCATAAATGCTGCTTGCGCATCCTGACGGGTTTTTTTATGATGTTATCTGTCAGTCACGAATGACTATATAAGGGAAATCGAAATGTCAATGAGCGAACGGATCATGATCATGCGGGAGGCGACCGTCACCCTCACGCAAATGCTGGCGGGCAAGGGCGTGCAAGTCACGCAGCGCGGCGTCAGCGCTTTCGTGCGGGCCGACAAGGACGGCAAGCCGTATCTGGTCAACCTGCCGTATATCCCCGATAATGCCGACGAGGTGCTGCTGGACGCGATCCAGGGCTTCCTCGACCACGAGGTCGCGCACATCCTGTTCACCGAGTTCCCGCTGATGGAGCAAGCACACAAGGCCGGCGCCGGCGGCATGCTGAACCTGATCGAGGACAGCCGCATCGAGCGCGAAATGGCCAACCGCTTCCAGGGCAGCGCCGAGAACATGGCGCGCATGGGTAAGTTCTTCCTCGACAAGTACACGCTGCCGCGCATGAAGGAGGCGCTGAAAACGGGCGACACCGACACGCTGGTCGGCGTCTTGACCGTGCCGCTGGTGCGCATGATGGCCGGCCAGCAAATCTTCGCCGAGTTCATGAAGGACAAGATGCATCACGTCCAGGACGTCTACGACAAGATCAAGGACTTGCAGCCGAAGATCGCCCGCGTCGGCAGCACCCGCGAATGCCTGGACCTGGCCAAGACCATCGTCAAGCGTCTGCGCGACGGCGACCCGGCCGCCGGCAGCGATCCCGACCCGAGCGCCCCGCCACCGCCGAAGGGCGCGGGCGGCAAGAGCAAAGGCGCCGGCAAGGCATCCAAGCCGGGCAAGAAAGACCCCGACGAGGAGGAAAAGAAGGACGAGGAAGAAGGCGAGGGCGAGGAGGAAGGCAAGCCCGAGGACGAGGAAGGCGAGGAAGAAGCCGCCGCAGCCGGTGGCGACGAGGAAGCCGACGGTGATGAAGGCGACGGCAAGGGCGAACTGGCGAGCGACCAGGACGAGGGTGACGGCGAAGGCGGCGAAGCGGCCGGCGGCCCGATGACCCCGCCGGACCCGGACGCCGAAACCGATGTCAGCCAGTCGTCGGCGATTTCGTGGGAGGCGATCGACCGCGAGACGGCGAAGGACTACGACGATGTCGCGTCCGGCCTGATCACCGACAAGGCCACCGCGATGGCCAAGCACGCCGAATACCTCGTCTACTCGACCGACCAGGACATCATCGAAACCATGAAGGTCGGCAGCGGCTACAAGGACACGATGCTGACCGGGCTGCAGGACGCGGTCGACCACATGGTCGGGCCGCTGCAGAAGGACTTGGAGCGCGCGATCGCGGCCAAGAGCCTGTCTCACTGGAACCCTGGCCACCGCAGCGGGCGCCTGAACGCGGCCGCGCTGTCGCGCCTGGCCGTCAACGACCCGCGCGTGTTCCGCCGCAAGACCGAGACGACAACCAAGGACGTGGCGGTGCAGCTGGTGGTCGACATGTCCGGTTCGATGGATGGCGAGAAGATCACCACTGCGGCCCAGTCGGCGTACGCGCTGGCGGCCACCCTGGACCGGATCGGCATCACCAGCGAAGTGATCTGCTTCACCACCGGCATGGGATATTGCGGCGACCTTTCCACGCTGCACGCGGAGGAGGCCAAGATCGGACGCAAGTTCAGCCGCGCGGAGCAGCTGTACATGCCGATCCTCAAGGGTGCCGGCGAGCGCATGTCCACCGATGTCAAGAAGCGCTTCGCCTGGCTGCCGCACTGCTCGTCGCTGCGCAACAACGTCGATGGCGAATCGGTGCAGATTGCCGGGCACCGCCTGCTGTCCAGGAAGGAAAAGGGTAAGATCCTGATCGTCCTGTCCGACGGCGCGCCGCACGCATACGGTGAAACCCGCACGCTCGGGCCGCACCTGAAAAAGGTGGTGGAGAACCTGACCCGTGCCGGCGTGAAAGTGATTGGCATCGGCATCCAGTCGTCCGAGGTTCGCAAGTACTATCCGAAGAACTTCATGATCAACAACGTGTCCGAGCTGCCGTCTGTCGTGATGAAGGAATTGCGCCAGCTGATTGCCGCATAAACCGCGTCAGGCAACCTGCCCGGATCAGTCAATGCTGACTTGCGAATCCGGGCAGGGCTGCGTATGATTCTACCTGTCGCAGCAATATTTTTACTAATCGGGCAAGTCGCCCACAAGGAGGATGTCTTAATGAGCACGAACGAAAAAATCAGCTGCCAACTGTGCGGCGCCCAGGAGCATGTGATCAAGGCCCACCTGGCAAAGGATCACCCCGGCGTCAGCGTCGAGCAGTACCAGGCCCAGTTCCCGAGCGCGCCGCTGATGTCGGCGTTCGCCGCCGAACTGCTGGAGAAGAAGCGTCGCGAGAAGGCGCAACAGGAACGTGCTCAAGCGCCGGCCGAAACCGAGATGGCGATGGCTGGCACCGCCGCCAACGTCACCGCGCTGGTGCCGAAGGGCCACCCGACCAAGATGCCGCTGCACGAAGTCTTCGAGCTTGGCAAGGTCAAGGCAGCGTTGTCGAGCAAGGGCGACCCGATCCCGATCGCCGTGCTGTCGGCCCACGACGAGCAGGACATGGTGCCGGCCGTTTCGGACAACTACGTCTACGACATCGACGAACTGAAAAACGTGATTCTGGCGCTGGAACTGAAAATCCCGGCGCTGGTCTGGGGCCACAAGGGGTCGGGCAAGTCCGAACTGATCGAACAGGTCTGCGCCCGCACCAACCGGCCGATGATGCGCGTCCAGCACACCGTCAACACCGAAGAAAGCCACATCGTCGGCCAGTGGACCGTCAAGGGCGGCGCGACCGAATTCGAGCTTGGCCCGCTGCCGCTGGCGATGCTCAACGGCTGGGTGTTCTGCGCCGACGAGTACGACTTCGGTATGCCGTCGGTCCTCGCGGTCTATCAGGCGGTCCTCGAAGGTAAGTCACTCGTGATCAAAGAAGCACCGGCGGACAAGCGCATCATCAAACCGCACCCGAACTTTCGCTTCGTCGCCACCGGCAACACCAACGGCTCGGGCGACGAGTCGGGCCTGTATCAGGGCACCCTGATTCAGAACTCGGCCAACTACGACCGCTTCGGCATGGTGATCAACAAGAAGTACATGGACAAGAAGGCCGAGAGCCAGATTCTCCAGAACCACTGCAAGCTGGTGGCCGACGACGCCGACAAGATGGTCGAGTTCGCCACCTTGGTGCGCCAGGCGTACGACGGGGCCAAGATGAGCGACACGATTTCGCCGCGTACCCTGATCTACGCCAGCCGCATCGGCCTGATGCGCGGCTCGTTCCGGGTCGGCCTGCAGGTCTCGTTCATCAACAAGCTGTCCAAGGTCGACCGCGAGGTGGCCGACGGCCTGGCCCAGCGCATCTTCGCTTAAATCGGCAGGTAAGGGGAAACAGCATCATGCAAGAGAAAGCGCTCGACTTTCAGTCCAACATCGGACTGGTTCACTTCCACACCAAGCGCGGGTTCGCGATGGCGCAGGCAGCGGGCGTTCCTCTCACCTACGAGGACATGTTCCAGGAGGCCAGTCTGGCCTTCGTCTTGACCACGCACGCCTACAAGCCCGAGTTGGGCTACGCCTTCTCGGCGTACTTCACGCGGGCCTGCTACACGCAGTTCGGCAAGGCGATCGCCCGCTTCACCGGCGTCAAGCGCCTGAACGACGCGATGAAGCAGGAAATCGCCGAGCGCGACGAGGAGAACGCGCGCCGGCGCGCCGCCGGCGAAGCGGAACTGCCGTCGATGCGCTACGACGTCATGGCGGCCAACTTCTCGGACATGGAAGCGCAGCGCGACGATGACGGTTCGGAACCGTACGAGTCGTCGCTGATGGCGGACACGCAGTCGCCCGAGGAAATCGTGGAGACAAGGCAGCTGATGGAACAGGCGATGGCCAACTTGTCGCCGCTCGCATCCCTGATCATGGAGTGGCTACGCGACCCGCCCGAGGCGCTGCTGGCCGAACTGAAAAGCCAGCGCGCGCATGCGATCGTCGCTGAAGCGGCCGGCGCCAGCACACGCGGTCTGGACGACGGCATTTCGCTCAAGAACGTGAAGAAGTTCCTCACCCTGATGGGTGAGGTATCCGAGCGCGAACTGGTTCTGGCGGAAGCGGAACTGCGCCGCGCCGTCAAGTACATCGAGGAGGCAGCGTAATGGAACAGGCACCAGGATGTTTCGGTGCCGCGAGCGTCTACAGTTCGGACTCGTCCGTCTGCCAGGCGTGCGTGGGCTACCAGGCGTGCGGCGCGGCTGCGCTGGTCACGCTGGAGGCGATTCGCGCCACGGTCGACGTGCGCGACCTGCTCAAGAAGCACGCCGCCGCGCGCGCAAAGGCCAATCCGGCGCCCGCCGCGCCGCCGGCCCCGGTCGAGAAGTCGCCGCTGCCCGTCAAGCAGCCGTGCGTGATCGACAAGCCAATCGAGCGCAAGACGCCACAGGAAAAGGTGGAGTTCTCCCTGACCGCGGACATGACCGCCACCATCGCGCGCATCGCGGCCCAGAACAAGAAGGCCGCTATCCAGGCAACCCGGTTGTGCGAGCAAGGGCACATGCGCATGCTGCGCGCCATGCTCCCGCGCGGGGGCAATCCCTTCGTCGAGAGCGGGCCAGCTTATCTGCGCGTGGTATGCGACGCCCTGATCGGTGGCGGGTTCACGCGCGCGCAACTGCGCGTCGACATGGCCGAGAAGCTGGGCTGGACCGAGGACACCGCGGCCTCGCATATCTCCCAGGCGATCGCCATTCTGGGCGCGTTCAGGATTGTCGGTAAGGACGGTGACAAAATCGTTCTGCATCCTGCGCTGGGCTGAGACAATACAGATTCAATAACAGAAAGGGCACCATGAACGGTGGAACATACAGCGAAGCCTTGAAGGTCGGCTTCACCCCGGAGCAGGCGGGCTTCCTTGGTCGCATGAGCGGCGAGACCCGCGAAGAAGCCATCGAAGCGATCATGAAGAAGGGCATCGAAGCCGAGCACGCGCACAAGCGGGCGCGCGACGAGTGGATCATGAAGTGGGCCGACCGCGGCTATCGCGTCTGCGGCTACGTCGGTCTGTTCGCAGTGGCTTTCTGTGTCGGGAAGGCGTTCGCATGAACATTGCGCATGCACTTTCCGTCAGAAGCGATTTCAGTATCGGCCAATCGCTGCTGCAGGCGGACCACATCATCGAGGAAGCCAAGAAGCACGGCTACGAATCGGTCGCGCTGGTGGACGACATGTCGATTCACAACCTCGTCGATTTCTCCAACCAGTGCAAGAAGGCTGGCATCAAGCCGATCATCGGCTGCCGCCTGCGCGTGGTGGATGACCCGACCTACAGGAAGCCGAGCAAGGCGTCCGGCGAGGTCGAGAAGCCGAACCCGCTCGTCATGCTCAAGGTCTATGCGGTCGACGAGACCGGCATCCAGAGCCTCTTGAAGCTGCTGACCCAGGCGAACACGCCCGAATATTTTTACTACCACTCGCGCGTCGGCTGGGCCGAGGTGATGGCGCTGGAAGGCGTGATCGTCACCACCGGCGACTTCTACAACGTCTTCGCGCATCCACGCTACAACGACATCTGCGGCAATTTGCTCGACCGCTTCAAGGACCGCTTCTACGTGGAACTGGTGCCGATCGACACGCCGCTGTTCGACACCCTGAACGCCCGCGCGCTCAGGGAAGCCGAGGACATCGGCGCGCCCACGCTCGTCACCTATCCATTCATGTACCGCGATGACGCCGACGCCCCGACGCTGGAGGTGCTCAACGCGATCGCCACCCAGCAGAAGATGAGCGCACCGTGGCGTCCGCAGCAGTACGTGCAGGAGTTCGGCTTTCGGCCGGCGATCGACATCGGCAAGCGCATGGTCGCCGCCCACAAGCGCGCCGCGCAATACTGCGGCGTCAACGCGCCCGACCTGTGGAAGGTCGGCCTGGCCAACATCGAGAAGGTCGCCCAGGCGTGTCAGTACGAATTCAAGAAGCAGCCGGTCTCGCTGCCGGTGATGGCGCCCAACGAGTTCGCCGCGCTGGGCCAGAAGTGCATCGAGGGCTGGAAGCGCCGTTTCGGTCAGCATGTACTGGGCCACCGCCCGAGTGCCGCCGACATCCCCGCGTACCAGGAGCGCCTGAAATACGAGTTGGGCGTGCTGAAAAAGATGGGCTTCGCCGGCTACTTCCTGCTGGTCGAGGATCTTGTCATGTGGGCCAAGCAGAACGGCATCATCGTCGGGCCGGGCCGGGGTTCGGTCGGCGGCTCGCTGGTCGCCTATTTGATCGGCATCACCGACGTCGACCCGATCCGCTTCAACCTGCTGTTCGAGCGCTTCATCAACCCCGAGCGCCTGGACTTGCCCGACGCCGACCTCGACTTCATGTCGACCCGCCGCCACGAAGTCATCGAGTACCTGACCAAGAAGTATGGCGCCGACCGCGTGGCCGGCATTTCCAACTTCTCGACGCTGGCGTCGGCTTCCGCGCTGCGCGACGCCGGGCGCGTGTTCGACATGGACATGGCCACGATGGCTGTGACCAAGCTGGTCCCGAAGGAGCACGGTCAGAGCTACAACCTGACCGACGCCGCCGACAAGGTGCCGGAGCTGGACAAGTTCCGCGCCGAACACGCCGACCTGTGGGCGCACGCCCTGAAACTGGAGGGCGTGATGCGCAGCTTCGGCCAGCACGCCGCAGGCACCGTGGTCGCCGGCGAGCCGCTGGTCAACCGCGCCGTGATCGAGACGCGCGCCGACGGCATCCCGGTCACGAACTGGGACAAGCGCGTGGTCGAGGACTGGGGCCTGGTCAAGATGGACGTGCTGGGTCTGTCCACGCTCGACGTGCTCGACATCGCCCGCCAGTACATCAAGGACAGGCACGGCAAGGACGTCAGCTACGTCAACCTGCCGCTCGAGGAGCCAGATGTCATGGCGGCGTTCGCGCGCGGCGACACCACCGGCGTGTTCCAGTTCGAGTCGCCCGGTATGAGAAAACTCTTGCGCGACCTGGCCAAAGGTGGCGCGCTGACCTTCGAGGACATCACCGCCGCCACCGCGCTGTACCGGCCGGGTCCGATGGACTCGGGCATGCTCGAGGACTTCGTGGCCATCAAGCAGGGCCACAAGACGCCGTACTACGAGCACCCGAACATGGAAGCGGCACTGGGCGCTACCGGTGGCGTCGTGGTGTACCAGGAGCAGGTCATGCGCCTGGCGGTCGACCTGGCCGGTTTCACGGGCGCCGAAGCAGACCACCTGCGTAAAGCGATGGGCAAGAAGGACGCCGACAAGATGGCGGAAATGCGCGACAAGTGGGTGCAGGGTTGCCGCGCCACCTCTGGTATGGATGAAATCGGCGCGGGCCAGTTGTTCGACAAGATCGAAGCATTCGCCGGCTACGGCTTCAACCGCTCGCACTCGGTCGAGTACGCCATTATTTCCGTATGGACCATGTGGCTGCGGGTGCGCTACCCGGCCGAATACTTCGCCGCCTGCCTGTCGATCGTGGCGGACGAGAAGCTGACGGGCCTCGTCAACGATGCGCGCGAGTGCGGCATCGAAGTGCTGCCGCCCGACATCAACATGTCCACCGACCGCTTCACCATTCCCGACGACAAGCACCTGCTGGCGCCGTTCAGTAAGGTCATGGGTATCTCGGACAACACCGCCCGGCGCATCGCCGAACTGCGCGAGCAGAACCGCGGCTGGAAGGTCGTGCGCCAGAAGAAGAAGCGCGACGGCACCGTGGAAGACGTTTGGGGGCCGGACGAGGAGGCGCCCGTCAAGGGCCGCTTCGACACCATCGAGGAATTTCTACACACGGCCGCGCAGCCGGGCAGCAAGATCAATAGCCGCGTGGTCGAGAACCTGCGCACGGTCGGCGCGCTCGCCAGCATCGAACCGGGGTCCAAACCGGCGCGCGACCTGTCGCGGCGAAAAGACCAGACCCAGCTGATGCCGGGCCTGATCGTCGACGCCGTGAAGGCCGACCGCACCACCGACGTCACGGAACCGTTCGTCAAGTCCAAGATCATCCACATCGTCCAGGACTACCGTAGCTGCGAGGCGTGCGACCTGGCCGGCAGCCCGCACCCGGCGATTCGCATGAAGTCCAACGTCAAGTTCATGGTGGTCTCCGACTGCCCGAACTGGAAAGAGGAAAAGGCCAACAAGCTGATGGAAGGCGACACCGCTGACTGCATCAAGCTCGCGATCAAGGAAGCGAACCTGTCACCGGGCGACGGGTATTTCACGACCTTGGTGAAGGCCAAAAAGAACGACAAGTTCTTGACCAACGCCCAGCTGAATGGCTGTGCGCAGTTCTTGAACCGCGAACTGGAACTGATCAAGCCGCCGATCATCGTGGCGCTCGGCAGCGCGTCGATCAAACGCTTCATGCCGGGCTTGAAGGGCGGCACCACGGAGATGATCGGCAAGGCGGTCTACGACGCCAAGCTGGACGCCACGATCGTCTGCGGCTTGAACCCGGCCCAGATTTACCACGACCCGGCGAAGCAGCTGACGCTGAACGAAGTCTTCGCCAAGGTCGCCGAGATTCTGTCGTAATTGCCGGGCGCGGGGAGCTACCCCTTCCTGCGCCCAGCATGTAACATGAATACCTGAAACACTCACCTCTCATTGGAGAAAACATGGCTACTGCCCAAAAAGAAATTCCCATCGACGACGACGAACTGGACGGCCTGATGGCCCAGCTGGAGGCGGAAACCGCCGGCGTGGTCGACGCCCCGAGCGCCAGCGCGGCGCCGGCAGCCGGCGACGACGAGGTCGACCTGTCGGGCCTGGAAGACGACCTGACCCCGTCCGCCGCGGCCGGCGGCGCACCTGACGCCGATGAGCTGGCTGAAATCGTCGCGGCCGCCGACGAAGCCGAGCAGCTGGCCGCCACCGCTGCAGCCGCCGCGCATCAGACCAAGTCGATGGCCCAGGCGGCCGCCGGCAAGATCACCAAATTCGACCCGCCCGAGGAAATTCTGGTCGCCGACGACGCCCCGTTCGAGGTGGACGATCTGAGCAAACTGAAACCGTCCGGCACAATCGAATTGTCGAGCAAAGATGCCGCCATGCTGGCCGAACTGGTCGAAAACCCGCCGCCGCCGAACGACGCGCTCAAGAAAGCTGCCGCTCGCGCCGCCCCCGCCCCCGACCCCGACGCCGAGCTGGAATCCCTGGCGGCGGAACTGGAAGCCGGCGCCGTGACCGAAGCCAAGATGGCGCCGCCGACCGCGAACGCCAAGCAGACCCGGATGGATGCCGAACTGGCGGCGCTCGCCGCCAAGGTGAAAGCGTCACCCGCCCCGGCGCCGAAGGCTGACGCCATCAAGAGCACGATCCCGGACGACGACGTCGCCCACCCGAACCCGACGCCGGCCCCGGCCGCCAGCAAACCGCCCAAGTCGAGCCACCTGATCGACCCCGCCGAGTTCAAGCGCGAGACCAAGGTGTCCATGACCAACCTGGACGAGTGCATGATCGAGCAGTCGAGCCTGCGCGCCTACTACGGCACGCTGGCGGCCGACGCCGAAGCCGAACACGCGAAGCTGAAACTGCGCCACGACATCATCGAGGCGCGCGTCTACGACAAGCACCGCAAGGCCCTGGCCGACGCCGGCGAGAAGGTGACGGAAAAGATGGTCGAGAACGCCGTCAAGCAAGACCCGGAATGGGCGCAGTCCAAGCTGCGTGTGATCGAAGCCGAGCAGGTCGCCAACCGCAACCGCGCCTGCGTCGACTCGCTCAAGGACCGCAAGGACATGCTGGTGCAGCTGGGCGCCGACCGCCGCGAGGAAGGCAAGGGCCAGGTGCGCATTCTGGAAGCGGCCGCCAGCCACGAGGACAAGCGCGCCGCCGCGATGGCGGCCCTGGCCAAGAGCCGCGGCATGTAACGGCTATGAATGCCTCGGTTTTGGCTCGAAGTATAAGTCAGAACTGAGGTATAATAGAACTGCCCGACGATGCGAGTCTGACGGCACTGACACACAGACCCAACGAACTATCCAACCTACTTACACTGGAAACCAAAATGGCAACTAAAGAACAGATGATGGCCGAAATGATGGCGAAGATGCTGGCGAAGAAGCAGTCGATGAAGAAGTCCGAAAAGACTGTCAAGCTCGAAGTCGGCGAAAACCGCGTGGTCATCCTGCCGGGCTGGCGTGAAGGCGACCCGACGTGGTATCACGACTTCGGTCAGCACTTCATCAAGGACGAGTCGGACACCATCCAGGCCGTCTACATCTGCACCAACGCCACGTTCGAGCGCGACTGCCCCGTGTGCTCGGCCCTGGCCGCAGCCACCCGCGCCGCCGCCGACGACACCGTCACCGAAACCCTGGCAAAGGCCAAAGCCAGCCGCACCGTTCTCGTCAACGCCCTGATGCTCGACTCGAAAGAGCCGAACACCCCGGTCATCCTGGAACTGAAACGCGGCATCTTCGAGCAGATCCTGGACATCGTGATCGAGTACGAAGGCAAGCCGCTCGATCCGGACGCCGCGATCATCCTGAAACTGTCGCGCGAAGGCAAGGGCCTGAACACGAAGTACAGCGCCATGCCGACGGCGAGAACCCTGCGCGTGCCGCCGGCCGTTCTGGGCAAGCTGCACAACCTGGACGAGTACGTCAAGCAGGAATCGGAAGAACAGGAACGCCGTGCGGTCGGCGCCGTCAACAGCGTGGCGGGCGTGCTGGCGGCACCGGGCACCGGTCGCGACGTGCCGAAGACCCCGGCGCTGGGTGGTCCGAAGAAGAAGGATGACGACTTCGAGGACGTGCCCGACTTCGACGCGACGCCGGCAGCTTCCCCTGTCGCCGATCCGTCGCTGGACTCCGACATCGACGCGCTGCTCGGCGAACTGCCCGAGTAACGCCCATCGGTGAACGATCAAAGAGCCGGCCGTGTGCCGGCTCTTTTTCCCTTCGGAGAAGAAAATGGCACAAAAAGTCCAACTCATAGACGGTAACGCGGTGGGCTATGCCGCCCAGCAGGCCACGCGCCTGTCCGCTGGCGGTCTCGACACCCAGGCCGCCTACGGCATGATCAAGACCCTGCGTGAACTGCGCCGCGAGTCGCCTAAGCACGTACCCATGTGTCTATGGGACGGCCGCGCCGAATGGCGCTTCAAGCTGCACCCCGAGTACAAGTCCAACCGCCGCGACACGCCCGACAAGGTCGCGATGAAAGAGTCCTACGCCAAGCAGAAGCCCTACATCAATCGCCTGCTACAGCACCTCGGCGTGCGCCAGGTGCTCGCCGTCGACCGCGAAGCCGACGACCTGGCCGGCTACTTCGTCGGCAAGCTGTCGCAAGACCCGGCCAACGAAATCGAACTCGTCACCGGCGACCAGGACTGGCTGCAGCTGGTGCGCCGCAACGTCTCGTGGAAAGACCCGCGCAGCGACGCCAAGTTCGTCGACGCCAAGAATTTCTACGACAAGACCGGCTGCAAATCGCCGTTCGCCTTCCTCGAAACCAAGATTCTGACGGGTGATACCTCGGACTGCATTTCGGGCGTGGGCGGGATCGGGGAAAAGGGCGCGCCAGAATTCATCGCTGAGTTCGGGAGCGTGCGCAACTTCTGGCGCATGTGCGACAGCGGGGAATTCAAGCCGCGCCTGAAAAAGCACATCAACCTGGCGTCGAAGGAGGGGCGCGCGCTATACAAGCGCAACTTCCAGCTGATGCAGCTGCTCGCCGTGGCCCCGCCGCCCAAGGAGCAGACCCAGATCAACGCCGGCAAGTTCGACAAGGACGCCTTTGCCGCTGTGTGCGAGGAACTGGCCTTCGGCTCCATCCTGCGCAACCTCGACGAATTCGTCAAACCATTTCAAAATTAAGGAACTAGCATGACCGCAACCGCAGCCCAAATCGCCGCCTTCGACAAGGAGTTCGGCGGCAACGCCGAGCTGGAAGAACTGGTGTACCTGTCGTCCGGCTTTCCGCCGCTGGATTACGCCTTGTCGGGCAAATACGACGGCGGCTTCGCCTACGGGCGCATGTACGAAATCTTCGGCGAGTCCGGCACCGGCAAGACCGCGATCGCCACCGCCGTGATGGCCCTGGCCCAGAAGATCGGCGGCTGCGCCGGCTTCATCGATTGGGAACGCACCTTCAACGAAGACCTGGCCGTCAACGGCTACGGCCTGTCGACCGAGAAGCCGTTCTGGTTCTACAAGCGTCCGCAGACGTGGGAGGAGGGCAACACGCTGGCGGCCAAGTACTGCAAGTGGGTGCGCGAAAACAAAATCATCCCGGCCGACAAGCCGATCGTGATCGTGTACGACTCGATCGCCAGCGCGATCCCGAACTCGATGGCCGAGAAGGAATTCTCCGAATACTCGATGAACGACACGACGGCCCTGGCGCGCGTGACGTCCACCACGCTCAAGTCGATGGCCATGTTCGCCGAGCGCTTCAACGCCATCTTCATCTACCTGAACCAGATGCGCCTGAAACCGGGTGTCGTCTATGGCGACCCGCGCACCACACCGGGCGGCAAGGCGATGGAATTCTACGCCACCGGGCGCCTGGCCCTCGGCAAGGAAAAGGTGATGCAGCAGGTCGCCGGCCAGAAGGAATTCGTGGGCCAGAAGATCGGCATCCAGGTCGTCAAGACCAAGCTGACCAAGCCGTTCAAGGAAGCGTCGATGCGCATGTCCTTCGACGACATGGGCATGGCCTACTTCGACATCGAGTACTCGCTGGTGGAAACGCTGGTCGATGCCAAGAAGCTGGAAGAAGGCCGCAAGGGCTTCTACAAGTGGAAAGGCACCGAGTATTCCAAGAAGCAGCTGGCTGAGAAGGTGCGCGCCGAAGGCCTGGTCCCGGAACTGGTCGCGATGCTGTCCAGCTGATCCTGCAACTATAATCGGTCGAGGGGCTTTCCCTCGACCGTGGAGACGACATGCAGGTTCAAGTACTGGATTTCATCCCGCCGATCGACGGCGTCGACGCCGAGTTCTCGACCATCCGCCTGGGTCACACGCTGGCCAAGCGCCTGGCGCCGGGCGACACCGTGTTCCTGATGGACGGCCGCACCAAGACCGTGTTCGGCACCGCGCGCGTGATGCGCGTCGAGACCGGCACCCTCCTGCAACAATGTCAGGACTTCGGCGCGACCAACCACCGCGAGCTGGCGAACGATGCGGACGGCGCTGCGGACAGGTTGCTGGCCTACGTTCGCAAGCTGTTCGGACCCCATATCGCGTGCGACAATAAACGCAGTTGTGTGATCTTTTTAAAACGGTTGGAGTGACCATGAGCGTTGAATTTACGGACATTCTGCAGTTGCCCAAGCATAAGGGCAAGACGGTCCAGCAGGTGTACGACACTGAGCCGAGCTACCTGCTGTGGCTGCGTGATCAAAAGCTGGCCGGTGGGCGCAGCGACTATTTCGACGGCGAAGTCCTGCGTGCGCTGAACAAGGCGATCGACAAGGACAAACGCCTGCTCAAGAAATTCGACAAGTGGACCGAATTGTCCGACGGGCGCTTCTCGCCGATGAAGCCGAAAGCCGACGGCACCACGCCGGCGGAAAAGAAGGACGACGAAGACGTCAAGCCGACGATGCAGGAAATCGACGACGCCCAGGCGAAAGCGCGGGCTTATTCAGGATTGTGGGGGAGCTTCTAATGGCAAGTGTAACGCTGATGGCGCAGTACAACGTCACGCTGACCGGCCCGGAAATGCGACTGGTCTGCCTCGCGCTCGATGGGCGCATCAAGTTCGACGGCAATGGCGCCGACGCGGTCGCCGCGCGCGAGCTTGGCAACATGCTGTTCAAGGCGCGCCACACACTGCTGGCGAACGCCGCTGCGGCGCATCAAGGTAAGCAGGAGAGCGATGAGCAAGCGCGAACAGCATAAGGTTGCGGGCAAATTCTTCGGCGTGTGGTACGAGACGGCCGGCGGCAGGAAGCTGTATCTTGGCCACCGGAAGCGCGATCAAATCTATCGCGAGAAAAACGCCTGGTGCATCGACATCTACACGCTGGAACGCTGCCGCGAAATGGGCGTCACCATGATCGGCATCCTGATCAAGGACGGCGGCACCCGGATGGTGTGGATGACCCTGGTGTCGGATTTCTTCGGGCCGCACAGCTTCGCGCACTTCACGCGCACCCGCCAAAGGGGTCTCCCCTTGCCGTATTTCAGGATCGACCCGATGAAGTCGGAGAAATTCATCGCCAAGTCGCTCAGGATCAAATAAGCAATCCTGACACATTCCTGACAAATGTTGGTATCATGTTGCTAATGATCAACGAATGAAGGGATTAATATGATGACATCAGCACTACTCTGCCTGGCCGCCGCCATCTACCACGAGGCCCGCGGCGAGCCAGAACAGGGCCAGCAGGCGGTTGCGCTGGTCACGATGAACCGGGCCGAGTGGGAGAACAAGCGCGTGTGCCGCGAAGTCCATAAGCCGGGCCAGTATTCCTGGGTCGGCACGGGCGCGAAGCACAGCGACAAGGACGCCTGGCAGCGGGCGCGGAAGGTGGCCGCAGACGTGCTCGACGGGCGCGTCGACGATTTTACGGATGGTGCGACCTACTTCCACGCCCGCAAGGCCCGACCCAGCTGGCGGCGCAGGCTACATTACGTGATGACCGTCGGCGGTCATCGTTTTTACAAACCTTTTGAATAAGTCACAAATGACTATGGAAAAGCCATTCGGCCTTATCAGCGATTCACACCACCACGCATGGTCGGCGTTCGCCACCATCAACAGCGACGGCATTAACAGCCGGCTACAGATGATCCTGGATGAAACGCTGCGCGCCGCCACCGAAGTCAAGGCGGCCGGCGGCGACACCCTGTACCACGGCGGCGACCTGTTTCACGTCCGTGGCTCGATCGCGCCATCGGTCCTGAACCCGACCGTGGACGTCTACAGGAAGATCGTCAACGAGCTTGGCATGCGCGTGGTGATCAACGCCGGCAATCACGACCTCGAAGGCAAAGACGCGCACCGCGTTTCGTCGGCCATCACGGCGCTCGAGAATGTCGGCTGCTGGGTTGTCAACGCGCCGAACTACGGCAATTTCGACCACATGGTCGTGATCCCATGGATTCGCAACATTGACGACCTGAAAAAGGCGATCGAGGCGGTACACCCGTCCAACCGGGCCGACTGCGACCTGCTGCTGCACGCGCCGGTCGATGGCGTGATTCCCGGCCTGCCCGACCACGGTCTGACCAGCGCATACCTGGCCAGCCTGGGCTTCCGGCGCGTGTTCAGCGGCCACTACCACCACCACAAGGAAATGGAAGGCGGCAAGGTCTACTCGATCGGCAACCTGACGCCGCAGACCTGGAGCGACGTCGGCACCAAGGCCGGCTTCATGATCGTCAACGGCCCGGACGTCGCCTGGCGCAAGAGCCACGCGCCGGGCTTCGTCGAAATCGACAGCACCACCGACCCGGACGAAATCCCGCTGATCGTCGATGGCAACTACGTGCGCGTGAAAACCACGTCCACGAAGGTGTCCGAGCACGAAACCCTGCGCCAGTTTCTCACCGACAGCGGCGCGGCCGGCGTGACCATCGTGCCAGTGAAAGACCCGAGCGCGGCGCCCACCACGCGCGCCGGCGGCGGGATCATCAAGGCGGGAGCCACCCTGTCGCAGTCGATCGGCGATTTCATCCACGCCAAGGGCTTCGCGCGCGCGCCGGAACTGGCGGTCGTGTGCGAGGAAATTTTGACGCATGTGAGGAGTGCAGCATGAGCGCTGTTATTGAAAAGAAAGTTCTAGCCCGTGCCGCGGCCGCACTGATGGCCCAGGCCCGCGACATTGCCGGCCACAGTCAGGCGCCGCACCTGATCAGCCCGGAGGAAACCCAGGAATGGGCCGACGCCCAAGTCCTGCTGACGGCCCTGAGTGCCGTGCCGCGCGTGAAGCGCATCAAACTGTCGGTGGACGTATGAGCCAGGTCGGCAGCTGCATCTACACCGTCAAGCCCGGCATCAGCTGGGCCTTGATCGCGCACACCGCGCTGAACCACAGCGGCGACCGCGGCACCGGCGCCGGCGGCATCATGGCCGCGTCCGCCGACATCGCGGGCATCATCCTGGGCGGCGGCATCGACAGCCTGTTCATCTTCCCCGATGAGCGCTTGCCGGCCGGCCTGTACCTGTGGACCGGCACGCTGGAGGAAGATGGCGCCTGCCTCGGGCGCGGCGAACGCCTGCACCCGGACTGCATGCAGCACTGGCTCGATCATAACGGGACCACGCCATGAGCAGGAAACCTATCGACTGGAGCGGGTTTGACAAGTTCAAGGAAGACTTGATCAACAAACTGATCATGCACCACGGCATTGATGTTCGTATCAGCGATGCCAGGATGCGCAAGTTCTATTCCGGGGATTCAGGTCGACGCGAGGACTCTTATTACGCTTTTTGCTCTGCGAACGATTTTTTCGCCGATGAAATCAATGACGCCTGGGATGAAATGAAAAAGGGCTATCCCAAACTTGGCCGCGACGGCACTTGGGCGTTGATTGCCAAGGGGTTGAGCAAAGAATACATTCTCGTGACAGGATCAGCCGACATTCGTTTCTTTCATCATGAATACGGCATTGCGATATTTAACTTCGGTCTTGACGAATACAACGATGTCGGATTTTACTTGTGGCGCGGATTGGTTGAAGAAATGGACAGCCCGACCGCGTACAGCCGCGGCGTTTGCACGATTGAAAAGATCACCGGCGCCGTAGCGGACAGGTGGATCAAGAAAACCAAACCGAAAACCAAGAAGGCACAATAATGGACATCAAGAACCTTTCGATTACAAATTTTCTCACCATCGGCCAGGCGGAACTGCAGCTGGACGGCCGCGGACTTCTTCTTATACAAGGCGAGAACGGCGACGACACGTCGGCCGCAAGTAATGGCGCCGGCAAGAGTTCCATCGTCGACGCCCTGTGCTGGTGCCTGTACGGCACCACCGCGCGCGACGTGGAGGGCGACGCCGTCGTCAACGCCACCGCCAAGAAGGACTGCAAGGTCGAAGTCCTGCTCGACGACGATGGCGCCGAGTACCGCATCACGCGCTACCGCAAGGACAAGGTCCACAAGAACCAGTTGTACGTCCACAAGCAGAACGCCACCGGCGGCTGGGACGACCTGTCCAAGGGCACCGACAAGGAAACGCAGGAAGTGGTGCGCAAGGTCATGGGCTGTTCGCTGGACGTGTTCAAGGGCGCGATCTACGCGGGCCAGGAAGCGATGCCGGACCTGCCGGGCATGACCGACAAGCACCTGAAGCTGCTGATCGAAGAGGCGGCCGGGGTCGAGGAGCTGTCCGAAGCATTCACGGAAGCCTCTAAACGGGCGCTGGCGGCGAAAAAGGACTTCGATGCTGCCGGCATGCATGTCAAGTCGCTGGAACAGCGCCTGGAGGCTCTGAACGAGTCCGTGACCAACGCCGAAGCACAGCACAAGCTGTTCGAGGACGGCCGGCGCGACCGGGCGAAAGCCGAACTGGTCAAGGTTAAGCCGATCAGCGACGGGATTGCTGAAGCCAATGGCAAGCTGGCCGCTTACGATGTTCCCAAGCTGGTGGATCGGCGCCGCGACCTGAATGCGCAGCTGGCCGGTCGCAAGGCGGAAGAAAAACGTCTCGACGAACTGCAGGCGGCGCTAACTGCCACCACCCGCGCCGCCGCCGGCGCACGCGCCGCCGCCGAGCACCAGCAAGCAACCGTCAAGCGCCAGGAGCAGGAATTGGCCGACGTCGAGAGCCTGGTCGGCAAACCTTGCGGCGAGTGTGGCAAAACCTATTGCGAGCACGACCTGGACGAGGCGCGCGAAGCCAGAAAACGCACGATCGCCGCCAGCAAGGAAGAACTGCTGCTACTGCTAAAGACACTCAAGACGGTCAATGGCGAGCGCGACAAAGCCAGTGCGGCGGTCGATACCTTCCGCGCCGGCATGACCGACGTCTCGGCCGCCGCGGCCGAACTGACGAAAATCAACGACGACCTGGCGCAAGCCCAGCGCTACACCAACGCCATCGCCACGCTGGAACGCGACATGAAGCAGGTCAACGTGGATGCGCGCGCCAAGCTGACCGAGCCGAACCCATGGGACAAGGTGGTGGCCGGCAAGCGCGAAGACCGCCAGCAGTGCGAGAACGACCTCGGCGCCGCGCAAGACCACGCGAAGAAGCTGGAAGCGGTCGCTGACCTGTTCGCTGACGCAGCGAAGGTGTTCGGCCCCGCGGGCGTCCGCGCCCACATTCTCGACACGGTGACGCCATTCTTGAACGCGCAGACCACCGAGTATCTGGGCGCGCTGGCGGACGGGAACATTCACGCGACGTGGTCCACGCTGGCGAAGACCGCGAAGGGCGACCTGAAGGAGAAGTTCAACATCGAGGTGGAGAACGACAAGGGTGGCAAGACCTTCAAGGCGCTGTCCGGTGGCGAGAAGCGCAAGGTGCGCCTGGCCGCCGCGATGGCGCTGCAGGACATGGTCGCCTCGCGCGCCGAGAAGCCGATCAACCTGTGGATTGGCGACGAAATCGACCACGCGCTCGACGAGCCGGGCCAGGAGCGTCTGATCGGCGTCCTCGAGAAGAAGGCGAAGGAGCGCGGCACCGTGTTGGTGATCAGCCACAATGCACTCACGGACTGGATCGACGATGTCATCACCGTCAAGAAAGCCGGCGGTGTGTCGATTGTTTCTGGCAGTACCCATCGTGGCTTCTGACCGGCGCGATAAAATAGATGAACGCGACTTCGTGATCATGACGGGCCGGCGTGCCGGCAAGTCAATGCTCGCGAAGATGCTCAAGCCTCGACCCGAGATTCGCGGGACCGAGGCTTCGTTCGTCATCATGGACGAATGTACCGACAGCCTTGCGTTCACCAACGAGGATTTCCGCAAACTTTACCTGACCGATCCAATGAGCAAAGACGACACCCTGACCGAAGTCCAGCAGGAGCTGGACAAGCTGTGCGAGCGCATGACCGCCTATTTCGCCGCCGCGCCCGACATCGACATCACGACGACCCTGTCCGGCCCCGGCAACCTGACCGTGAGCGTGCCCGGCAAGGGCTACCGCAAGCGCAACCACGTCGGCGGCGAGGAATTCGTCGCCAAGAGCGCGCGCCGCGGCGCCTCCGACAAGATCATCTTCGTGTTCAAGCCCGCCTCGGCCAGCGAATACACGGAGATGGAGATGACCGAGGTTGACGCAGCCGCCCAGCTCAATGGCGGGCGCGCGCTGCTGAACGCGGCTGCCGGCGGCGACTTCTTTGCCGAACTGCGCAATATCCGCGCCATCGGGCAAAAGCAGAAGCAGGCGCTCGAAGTGGTGGCCAAGCAGGCGACCTACCCGGACTTCGGATCGTGGTAGCGCCCCTGAACTTCCCGCCGTACATCCACGAACCGTGGGGTGCGGCCGAGCCGATCAAGACCGCCATCAACAACGTCTCGTCCAATGTCGCCGGCACCCTGTCGACGCTGCACGCGGCGGTCGCCAATCTGGAGACGCACACCGGCGTCTCTACCAGCACCGTCAGCGGCGGCCCGACGCCGGAGCAGCGCATCGCCGTCCTGGAGGCGCAGGTGCAGACCCTTTCCAAACAGGTCGAGGCGCTGACCAAGCGCCTGGCCGACATTCCTCAATCCCCGACCGGGGCCTGGTAACACAAGGAGCAGCATGAGCATTATCAAAATCGTAGGACAAGACCCGAGTATGCGGAATTTCGGCGTCGTCCATGCCGACCTGGACGTGGACACGCTGAAATTCACCATCACCAGCATGCGCGTGATTCGCACCGAAGCCGAGAAGGACAAGGCGGTGCGCAAGGTTGTGCGCAAGAACAGCGAAGACTTGGAGCGCGCGCGCCTGCTGCATGCCGGTGCCATCGAGTCCATCGAGAACGTGACGATGGCCTTCATCGAGGTGCCGGTCGGCAGCCAGGATGCGCGCGCAATGGCAAGCTACGGGATGTGCCTGGGCGTGATCGCGGCGGTGGCCAACACCATCCCGATCATTCAGGTCACGCCCGGCGAGGTCAAGCTGGCCGGCTTCGGCTCCAAGGATGCGACCAAGGCCGAAATGATCGAGGCGATGATGAAGAAACACCCGGAAGCGCCCTGGCCCATGCGCAAGCTCAAGGGAGAAATGGTGCCGAACGCCGCCGAGTGCGAACACCTCGCCGACGCCTGCGCGGCGATCGAGGCGGGCCTGCAGACCGATGAATTCCGCCAGGCGATCAGCGTGTTCAAGCGGATGGTCAAGACGGGCGCCATCGCCTGATTTGCCGCGTCCGCAGAGATAAGTCACAAGTGATCTATAATGGGTTTGTGACTTATCTCGGAGAGAAACGTGGCAATCAGTAAATTCGGAGACCTGTTCTCCTCGGTGTGGTCGACCAGCAAGCCTGGTGACATGAAGAATGGCGCTGGCGCACCCCACATCAACGACGCGCTGGGCGGCGCCAGCGGCAAGCCCGCCGCCCCGGCGCCGAGAATCACCAGCAGCCTCGACGACCCGCTGTATGACCCGTATGGCAACATCATCGGTGGCCACCGCCGCCATGCCGCGCGCGAGGAATTGAAGCGCTCCCTGACCGCCGGCGGTGGCGAAGGCGTCACCGTTAGCGAATCTAGCGTGCGTTTCAAGGGCGGCGAAATCACCGCGGCAGGCAACATGCGCATCGGCCCATCCGAGGAAGAACTCAACAAGCGCTTCGCGGAATTCGTTGAAAAGTACAAGAAGGACAGCGAAGCGGCCAGGGCCGCCAGGGAGGAAATCGCAGCCGACATGGACAAGCTGCCGCCCGCCCGGTCTTCCCTGAACCTGGACGCGCTGCGCGCCAGCCTGGCTGCCAAAGAACACGACCTCAAGAAAAAGGCCGAGGAGTCCAAGGTCAACCGCGACCGCCCGCAGAACGTGGACGATTCCTGGTAATTTCACCGAACCCGTAGTAAGTCATCGCTGACATAGCTATAATCCTCACCCCACCACCCCACCCACGAAGGAAGTAATAATGCAAGTAATCAAGCGCGACGGTTCGCGTGAGCCGCGTGACGTATCGAAGATCCACAAGCAGACCGGCTGGGCCTGTGAAGGCCTGAACGTGTCGCAGTCCGAGCTGGAGCTTGCGGCCGAACTGCAGCTGTTCGATGGCATCAAGACCAGCCAGATCCACGACGCCTTGATCAATGGCGCGGCCAGCCTGATTTCGCTCGAGTGCCAGGACGCGACCTTCGCGGCGGCCCGCCTCGTGCTGCTCAAGGTCTACAAGGAAGCCTGGAACGACATCGCCTACCCGCACCTGAAAACCTACATCGAGGCCGGCATCGGCGCCGAGAAGCTGCACCCGTCGCTGGGTCGCCTGTTCGACCTCGACAAGCTGAACGCGGCCATCGTCCCGACCCGCGATCGCCAGTTCAACTTCATCGGCATCCAGACCCTCGCCGACCGCTACCTGATCCGCAACAAGGCGCGCCGCGTGATCGAACTGCCGCAGCACATGTGGATGCGCGTGGCGATGGGCCTGGCGCTGCGCGAAACCGAACCGACGGATCGCGCCATCGAGTTCTACAACGTGCTGTCCACGTTCGACTTCATGTCGTCGACGCCGACCCTGTTCAACGCCGGCACGCTGCACAGCCAGCTGGCCAGCTGCTTCCTGAACACGGTGAAGGACCAGATTTCGGCCGGCGAGGACGACCCCAAATACGCCTCGATCTACGGCACCATCGAGGAGTGCGCCAACCTGTCCAAGTACGCCGGCGGCATCGGCACCGACTGGACCCCGGTGCGCGCCGAGGGCGACTGGATTCGCGGCACCGACGGCATTTCGTCGGGCGTGGTGCCTTACCTGAAGGTCTACAACGACACCGCCGTGGCCGTGAACCAGGGCGGCAAGCGCCAGGGTTCGTTCGCGCCCTACCTGGAGCTGTGGCACCCGGACGCGTACGACTTCATGGACCTCAAGAAGGAATCGGGCGACGAGCGCCGCCGCGCGCACGACGTCTATCCGGCGTGGTGGGCGTCGGACCTGTTCTTCAAGCGTGTGGAAGCGCGCGGCACCTGGAGCTTCTTCTCGCCCAAGGACCACCCGGAACTGCACGAACTGTTCGGCGACGCCTTCGAGGCGCGCTACGAGCAGCTGGAAGCCGAGGGCAAGTTCGTGCGTCAGGTGCCGGCCATCGACATGTGGAAACGCATGCTGGCCTCGCTGTTCGAGACCGGTCACCCGTGGATCACGTTCAAGGACGAAATCAACCGCCGCAGCCCGCAGCAGCACGTCGGCGTGGTGCACTCGTCCAACCTCTGCACCGAAATCACGCTGAACACGTCCGACGACGAAACCGCCGTCTGCAACATCGGCAGCGTCAACGCGGCGAACCACATCTACAAGGGCAAGCTGGACGTCGAGCGCCTGCGTCAGACCGTCACCACCGCGATGCGCATGCTGGACAACGTGATCGACATCAACTTCTATCCGTCGCCGCGCGCCAAGAAGTCGAACCTGCGCCACCGCCCGGTCGGCCTGGGCATCATGGGCTACACCGAATACCTCGTCCAGCAGGGCATCGATTGGGAAAGCCAGGCGCACCTGGACGCGGCCGACGAACTGATGGAGTACTTCTCGTACTTCGCCATCGAGGCGTCGATGAACCTGGCACGCGAGCGCGGCGCCTACTCTACCTTCCCTGGCTCGCTGTGGTCGCAAGGCATCCTGCCGATGGATACCGGCGCCAAGGGTGTGCGCGCCGAACTGGTGACGCGCGCCACGGTCCTGCCGTGGGATGCGCTGCGCCAGAAGGTCGTCACCTACGGCATGCGCAACAGCAACACCATGGCGATCGCCCCGACCGCGACCATCAGCAACATCGTCGGCACCACCCCGACCATCGAGCCGATCTTCCAGCGCGAGTACACGAAAAAGAACCAGTCCGGCTCGTTCCTGGTGACGGACCCGTGCCTGCGCTACGGCCGCCCGGACCTGTGCAAGGAGGCGTTTGAAATCGACGCCGACTGGATGATCGACGCCGGTGCCGTGCGCCAGTTCTGGCTCGACCAGGCCCAGTCGCTCAACATCTTCGTGCCGTTCGGCATCAAGGGTGCGCGCCTGTCGCAGATTTACGTACGCGCGTGGAAGCGCAAGCTGAAAACCACCTACTACCTGCGCGGCCAGAGCGCAAAGAAGGAAGAAGCGCCGGTGATCAAGGAAGCGCCGGTGGTGGTGGCCGAGGAAGACATGACCAACAAACTTTGCTCTCTTGATAATCCTGAGTGCGAATCTTGCCAATGATGCAATAACTAACGGGCCGAAAGGCCCGTTTTCAACACGAGACCGAAAATGAACGAAACCCTTATCCAGAAGATCAACAACCGCCGCCTCATCGAAGGTCCACAGGATCGCGCGATGTGCATTTCGCCGCTCAAGCATCCGTGGGCAATGGAGGCGTTCAAGCGCTTTCGTCGCAACGATTGGTATCCAGAATCCATCGCGATGGGCGACGACGTCGCCTGCTACCGCAACCGCCTGGACGATGGCGAGCGCCGCATGTACGACAAGGCGCTGGCGTTCGTGTCGAACCTGGACGGCTTCCAGTTTGAGAACCTGACCACCAATATCGGCGCCCACATCACCAGCCCGGAAGTGTCGATGGCGATTTCGCGCCAGGCTTACGAGGAAGCCAACCACGTCACCGCCTACCAGCTGATGACCGAGGCGATTTCCGCGCGCCCGCTCGACATCTACGGCATGTACGAGAGCGACCCGATCCTGGCCGCCAAGAACAAGCTGATTCTGGACCAGAACGACGAGCTGCGCGGCGGTTTCACGCCGGAGAAGTTCGCGCTGGCCATCGTCGGCAACGTCAACCTGGAAGGCATCTATTTCTACAGCGGCTTCTTCGGCTTCTATCTGCTGGCGCGCGCCGGCAAGATGCTCAAGAGCGCCGACCAGATCAAGTACATCAACCGCGACGAGGAAGCGCACCTTGGCTTCTTCATCGACATGTACCACTGCCTGAAAGCCGAGCGCCCGGAAATCTTCACGCCGGCATTCTACGAGAAAGCGAAGAACATGATGCGCGCGGCGGTCGAACTGGAGAAAGCATGGGGTAAGCACATCATCAGCGGGGGCGTCCTGGGCGCGACCGACACCATCGTTGACCAGCGCATCGAGTGGCTCGCAAATACCCGCGCCGCGCGCCTGGGCTGGGAACCGCTGTATCCGGGCGTCGTCAACCCGACGCCGTGGGTCGAGAAGATTTCCGCCATCAACGGGGTGGAGACCAACTTCTTCGAGGGCAAGCCGACCGACTACCAGGCGGGCGGAGCACTTGATTTCGACGACCTCTGATCCGCAGAGATAAGTCACAAGTGATCTATAATGTATAAGTCAGCAGGGCGCACCGCCCTGCAGTTACAGGAGCAGCAAAGTGGGTGAAGTCGTCAACATGTTCAAGGAGCGCGCCAAGCCGGCCGCACAACCAGCAGCGCAGGAGACGCCCAGGCGCCAGCCTGGCCCGACCCTGATCGCCAACGCCAGCATGCTGGGCGCCGCCGGCGGCGAAGGGCTGGAGCACCTGCGTCAGATGGAGGAACAGGGCGCGGCGGCACTGGTTTTGTCCGCTTTGCTGTTCTACGCCCATCAGGGCCAGGATCAGGGTCAGCGCGCGCGCCGCGCCGTGCTCGCGATGCAGGAAGTGATCAAGGGCGAGGTCAACCCACCCGAGGCATGACCTGTTTTATTAACTATACTGAAAGAGGGAAACATGAAGAAATCCTTGATGGCGGTCTCCGCGATGGTGTTGCTGGGCGTGGTGGCCTGCGGCGAGAAGAAGCCGGAGGTCAAGTTCGACACGCTGGAGGATGCGCGCGCCCAGGCCCGCGCCAACGCGCTGTGGAACGCCAAGATGTACGTGGCTGAAAACCCGCGCTTCGACAATCACTCCGTTGTCTCGCATGGCGATTCGACCCAATCGCCGGATTGCCCGCAGGGTGACGGCTGGGCCACCGTGTCGATCATGAAGGTCGACGGCAAGGTGATCGAGAAGTACGTTGCCAAGTGCTCGACCGTCTCCGGCACCGTGGGCTGCTATCTGGAGCAGGACTTCAAGAAGAAGCCCTACGCGAACGAGGAAGGCCAGTGCCAGCCGACCAGCAAAGTGCCATTTCCGATTCCCAAAATCGCAAAATGATCGCCTTCACCTTCACCCAAGCCGCCGTGATCGCGGCGCTCCTGTACGCGGGAGCATTCACCCACGGCGCCTACAAAACCTACCGGAAATTCCGCAAGTGACCATCGAAGCCAAAATCGTCGAGCACAGCATTGCCGACCACGGCAAGAAGCTCGCCACGTTTCAACTGCGTTACCCGCGCTTCATCCACGCAGAACTGATGACCCATCGCGTGTTCAGCCGCAACGCCAGCAGCAGCCGCGCCATCCCGGTCGCCAAGCTGATCGCGGAAGTGCGCACCGCGCCGGCCATGCCGATCCACTGGGGCAAGAACCAACCCGGCATGCAGGCTCGCGAAGAACTGACCGGCGATGAACTCAAGCTGGCGCAGTACCACTGGCGCCAGGCGGCGATCAACGCCGCAAATACGGCCGAACATATGGCGAATGCTGGTGTGCACAAGCAAGTTGTCAATCGCATCCTGGAGCCGTTCCTGCATATCAGCGTAATCGTGACGGCGACCGAGTTCGCAAACTGGAACGAACTGCGCGCGCACCCGGACGCCCAGCCGGAGATTCACCAGCTGGCGCTCGTCATGCAGGAGGCGGAAGCGGCGTCGACGCCGGTCTACCGTCCGCGCAACCGCCTGCACGAAAGCGCCTGGCACCTGCCCTACGTGACCGAGCGCGAGCGCCAGGCCTACCACGACCAGCCGTTGTTCCTGGCCAAGCTGTCGGCGGCCCGGTGCGCCCGCGTGTCCTACCTCAACCACGACGGCAGCGCGCCGATCATCGAGAAGGACATCGCCCTGTACGAAGCGCTGGTCGGCGGCCGCCCGCTGCACGCCAGCCCGGTCGAACACCAAGGCTACCCGCTGCCGCTGGCGACGCAATCGTCGAAGAACTTCTTCGGCTGGCGCCAGCACCGCGAACTGGTCGAGCACGAGATTTATCACACCCACAACTAAGGAGAAGCACAGATGTTCACTTTTGGCAAGAAAACCACCGCAACCGTCCTGGCGTCGTTCAACCAAACCCTGGCCGACCTGCAGCAGGTGGAGCAGGAGCACGCGATCGAAGCGGAAGCCAAGCGTGTCGAGGCTGACCAGGCGCTCGCCGCCTCGCTGGCCGCCGCCGAAGAAGCGAAGGCCGCACGTACCGTCGCCGGCCGCATCCAGGCCCTGCTGAACACCGAAGGCATCGCTGACGGCATCGGCGGCGCTGCTCCTGCCCTGTAAGACAAACACCGACCGCGGCGCCGGGCGCCGCACCCACCACAATAACGAAAGCATCACATGGACTCGAACACCTATATCGCCAACGCCCTGCGCACCGAGAGCGTGCCGACGCAGCTGGACATCAATGAAGTGGCGCTGCACGCCATTCTCGAGCTGGCGATCGCCGCCGGCATCCTGGTCGACCAGGCCAAGCGCCGTCTGTACTACAACAGCGCCGCCAAGACCGTCCTGCTGGACAAGGACAAGATGCTGGGCGCGCTGGCCACGCTGCACGGCCTGTCAGGCTTCCTGGGTCACGCGCTGCAAAACGACGAGATGGACTTCGACACGCGCCTGGAGCCGCAAGCGCTGACCGCCATGACCGAGGGCATGAAGGAGGGCGGCAACTTCCAGCTGGCCAACCTGGACGTGCGCCTGACCCACGCGGCGCTCGGCTGCTTTACCGAATCGGGCGAACTGCTGGAAGCGATCAAGGCCCAGTACGAGACCGGCATCATCGACCGCGTCAACTTCGGCGAGGAAATCGGCGGTGACATCTCCTGGTATCAAGCCATCGGCATCGACGCGGCCGGTCTTGACCTCGACGACCAGCGTGCCAAAAACATCGAGAAACTGCGCATCCGGTTCCCGGACAAGTTCAGCTCCGAGAACGCCATCACGCGCGACTTGACTGCGGAACGCGCAGCACTGGAAGGCAAAGCAAGCACTTAACATTGAAGAAAGATAATTATGGCAAAGAAGAAATTCCCAATCACGATGTTCCAGGTCACGCCCAGCATGAACATCAAGGAAGTCGTCCTGACCGGCAAGGCTATGCGCTCCGGCTGGGGTGGCACCTACGAAATGACCGGCTATGCGAAGGATGAAAAGGGACGCGAACATTATGTCGCCTCCCTGTTCGACAGCCGTGCCGCCGCGCTGGAAGCTGCCGAGCGTGCAGTCGTCGATCAGGAAGCGCGCCACAAGAAGGCGGGCGAGAACATCGCCAAGCGGCGCGCCAACCTGGAAAAGGCGAAAGGAGCCGCATAGCATGATTGGCATTGTCGGCCCGCATCGATGTGGGAAATCAACACTGGCAAGGGCGTACGCGGACAAGAACGGCGCGACCTTCGTCGAGACTTCGGTCTCGGCGATGTTCAAGGATATGGGCTACAGCCCGTCCGGCACCTTCGACTTCGCGACGCGCCTGACCATCCAGGAGGAGATCCTCAAACGCATCGACGTGGTCTACGCCGGCGTCAAGCCGGGCAGCTTTGCGATTACCGATCGCACGCCGCTGGACCTTCTTGGCTACACGATGGCCGAGGCGGCGGGCGACGCGGTGCCGGCCGCCCTGCAGGACCGCTTCGAGCAGTACGTCACCGACTGCTTCGATGTCCTGAACAAGCGCTTCTCGATGGTGGTCCTGGTCCAGCCCGGCATCCCGCTGGTCGAAGCCGAGGGCAAGGCGGCGCTGAACCGCGCCTACATCGAGCACCTGTCGGCGATCATGTTCGGCCTGATGATGGGTGAACGTACGAAGTGCGCGCGCTTCTACATCCGGCGCCTGATGCTGGACCTGGACGAGCGCGTCGCGGCGCTGGAGTCGGCCGCGATGACGACCGAGCATCAGGTGCACCAGGAAATCAAGACCTACATCAACGCCACCGGCGGGCGGCTGCAGTAGAGGCATGACGTCAGGCTAAGTCACCCATGACTTGTAAGTCCTGACGTTCTTATTCATACTGTGTATGTCGCGATGTGCGACAGACATTTAGAGAGACGCTCGATGAGCCAAATGAAAACCCAAATCCTGACCGTCACCAAAGAGCTGGCGGATAAAATGCTCGAGTCCAACACCACGAACCGCGAAGTACGCCCGGCCAACGTGGAGAAGTACGTCAAGATCCTCAAGGCGGGCGAGTGGAAGCTGACCCATCAGGGAATCGCCTTCGACACCGACGGCAAGCTGGTCGACGGCCAGCACCGCTTGATGGCAATCTCGCAGACCGGCATCGAGGCGACGATGATGGTCACGCACGGCGTCGACCCGGAGACCTTCATGGTGCTCGATCAGGGCGCGCGCCGTAACGCCGCCGACATTCTGCACCTGAACCCGCGTGTCGCCGAAGTGATCAACCTGGCGGCGCGCGTGCTGACGCATGAGCAGTCGCCTTCGCCCGCGAGCCTCAAGAAGATGGAAGCGGCGATTCGTCCGATCGTCGAGCGATTGATGGCGAAATGCAACCTGAACGCCATCTTCTTCTCGTCGGCGGCCATGAAGCTGGGCGCCGTTTCGCGCGTCCTGCTGGGCGAGGACGAGGATTACGTCTTCAACCTGTACGCACAGCTGTGCCGCAGCGAGGTGGACCAGCTGCCGCCGGTGGCCGCCGCGTTGGTCAAGGCGCATCTGCAGGGCCGCACCAGCGCCGTCAACAAGAATCAGACGATGGCCCAGGCGCTCTACGTGTTCACCCGCAGCAACGCCAATTTCAAACAGCTGCGCATCGACACGGCCGGCGCCGGCGATGTGATCCGCTTTGCGATCGCTACCGTGTACGGCCGCTAATGTTGCCTGGAGCGATCAGTCAGTTATGACTTGTCGCTCCTGATTCGCACCTGTAAGATGGTGCTTGTTACAACTACGCGCATGTGCGCAGGGATGATCAATGAGCGCCGTACCCGATCTTCGCGAGGAACTCGACCGTAAGTCGATGGAGACCATCGAATTCCTGTACACCGGACTGGACAATGGCAAGCTGACGCTGCCCCAGTTCTCGACCGGCCTGGACACCCTGTTCATGGCGGTTGCCGGTCTTGTCGACAAGGAAATTGTCGACTTCGTCAGCAACGGCAGCCTGATCGTTGCCAACGCCCCGGACCAGTTCTGCGCCAAGCGCGCGTTCCTGAACCCGGTCCAGACCGTCGCGCTGTGCCGCAAGCTGGGCGGCGACACCTTTACCGTGGACGTCTATCAGGGCGGCCACCTCGTCAAGCAGGAGCGCAAGGAATACCTGCTGGCCAAGCAGGCGACTGACGCCATGAACACCCTTGCCGGCCGATTGCTGGCGGCGGGCTATATCGAAATTTAATCAGGAGGAAATATGGCAAATAACAAGAATGCCGCCCACCCTATCGGACAGGTATCGCCCGCTATCGAACAGGCTGCGCCGGCCGGCTGGGCGAGCCGTCGAGTAGACAATGGCGAGTTCGGCAGTTGGCTGCACGCATCGAAGGAAGCCGCCGAGCGACACAGCGCGAACAACGGGCCAGCGGCACCGAAGTATGAACACGTTCCCGTCTACGCCGCCCCTGCCGCTGTCTCGCCTGCCGACGCGACGGGGAAAGCTACCGACCTGACTGACGCCGAGTTCCTGTCGAAGCGCCTCGCCCGCGTGGCAAGGGCGGCTGGCGTCAAGATACCCGAAGGCCCGCACGAGTTCATCGCTGGGGTGGCTGGGACGATTCTGGGCGAAATCGCGCGCAAGCTCGAATCCGCAACGGGGAAAGCCGACGATGCCAGTGCGGGCGGCGCGGAGCCTGAAGGTTGGCGTGAGTTCATCGAGAACATCGCAACGCCGTATAGCGAGCCAGTAAACAGCATGGTTGCCTATCGTGACCTGGCATCCCGACAGGAACACATGCGCGATTTACGGGCCGCTGCCGCCGCACTGCTGACCAGCCACTCCCCCGCCACCAGCGCGTCTGCCGCGATGGACGCGACGCACGAGGCAATCCAGCGCGCGTGCCGTGATCTGCCCGACGACTACGAAATCTCCATTGAGCTTGAACGCGGCTCGGGGTGCGTCATGTGGCACGAACGCGGCGGCGACTGGAATGCAATCGAGGGCGAAGGCTACCTCTGCGACGACATCCACAAGGCCATCGATTCGGCAATGGCGGCAAGCCGCAAGGGCACCAAATAATTTTATTTAACCAAGGAGGAAAACATGAGCATCAGCAAAGACTTGAGCGTTGCCGTATTTGGCCGCGCCGGCACCGGCAAGAGCACGGTCGCCATCATCATCGCCGACGCCCTGAAGGCGGCCGGCATCAACGTTACCGTGCGCGACGAGGACACGCATCCCGAGGCGCTGGTGAACAATCAGGAATCGCGCCTGACGGTGTTGAAGGACCGCCTGAACGGCGACACCGTCGAAATCATGCAGGTTCAGCTGCCGCGGAGGACTTGACATGCCGACCGGATACACGCACGCGCTGACCGAGCGCGACCTGAGCTTCCAGGAATACGCACTGACCTGCGCGCGCGCCTTTGGCGCCTTCGTTCATATGCGCGACGAGCCGCTCGGCGCGCCGCTGCGCCCAGACACCGTCACGTCATACTACGACGACAAGCTGACCGAAGCCAAAGCCGACCTGGACAAGTTCCAGCACATGTCGCTGGAAGATGCGCGCGTCCTGTACAACGCCGAACGTGCCGAACGGCGCACGCGTGCCGAGCAGCGCATCGAGGAAATGAAGGTGATCGAGGCGCGCTATCGCGCGCTCAAGGAAAAGATCGACGCCTGGGCGCCGCCGACACCGGAACACCAGAGCCTCAAGCGCTTCATGCTGGAGCAGTTGATGGTATCGGCCAGCGATTACGACTCGTCCTATTACGCGGAAGACGCCGCCCTGGCGCCGACCGTGACCGACGCCGAAGCGAGCGAATGGGTGCAGGAAAAGATCCGGGCCGCCATCAAGCAGATTGGCTACTGCAGCGACCAGCGTCGCAAGGAGCAGGAGCGCGTCGACCAGCGCAACGAATGGGCGCGCCAACTGCAGGAGTCGTTGAAAGATGGATAAAAAGGTTGAGCTGAAGGATTTCGTCGGCAAGGAGTTCGACCTGACGGCGGTCTCCACCGCCGAGGTCGTCGCCAACGATAAATATGGCGACTTCGCAAACGCCAGCACCATCACCTTCACGCTCGATGGCGTGACGTATCAGGCGGTGGAAGACCCGAGCGACGGCTACCGGTCCTCGCTTCGGGAAATCTTCATCTGCGACACGGAACCGGCAAACCGGTTTCCAGCCCAGCGCGTGAAGGCGACGTGGAAGGAGCCGGGTTCTTACGACAACGACACGGTCGAATTCCGTTCGGTCGCCTCGGACCTGATCGTGATGGAAGTCGGCACCGACCATGTGAATGACTATTATCCATGCTTCGTCAGCAATTTCGAGCCGAAGAACATGGACATCAACCGCACGGACGACATCCGGCAGAAGATCGCGATGGAGGAAGCCAAGCGACTCGAGGACGAACGGCATGCCCAAGATGTGCGGGACAAGCTGAACGCCAAAGCAAAGCTGGACGCGCAGCGCGACGACGCAGGCTGGGGCACCTTTTGACTTATCAGCCGGGCTGAACGCCCGGTTTTTGCTCTATAATGTGTAAGTCAGCAATGACTTTTAATATAAACGAGGACAACATGACGCGAACCATCCCGCAACTCGGCCATATCGTGCGCGACGCCACGACCGGCTTTACCGGCACTGCCACCCAGTACATCGAAATGCTGTCCGGCACCGTGCAGCTGGCGGTGCAGCCGATGCTGCCCGAAGGCTCCACCCACACCGGCGACGCGCTGGCGATTCCGACCGCGCTCTCCATCGACCTGCCGCAGCTGGACTACGTCAGCGCCGGCATCGCCAGCCGCGTGATCGCGCCGGCGCCGCAGACCATCAGGCTGGGCGAGGAAGTCGAGGACATCGTGACGGGCCTGCGCGGCATCACCGTGCAGCGCTCGACCTTCATCAACGGCTGCGTCTACTACAACGTGCAGCCGAAGCAGACCGCCAAGCAGAAGGAAGAAGGCACGTTCAGCGATACCGGCTTCGTCGCGGCGCAGCGCCTGGAAGTCGTCGGCGACGGCGTGGCGGCCAAGATGGCGCCGGCAACCGCGGCCCCGGCCGCCAAGCGCCCCGGCGGCCCGACCACCCGCGCACAGCGTCCGGGCTGCTGATGAAGACCCTGCACATTCCGCCGCTCGGCACCGAACTGACCCTGGCGGCCGACTGGACCTTCACCCTGTACGACGAGCACCGCAACAGCGCCTTGTTCGCCGGCTTGAAGCTCAAGTTTCCGGTCGACGCCAGGGGTCATCGCCAGTGCTGGGGCGCCAACATGCTCAGCGTGCCGGCGACGCTCCCGGCCGGCACCGTGCTGACCGTGCGCCGCTACTACATCCGGCTGGGCCAGGGCGCGTTCGACAGCGTCACCTTCTCGGCCCGGATCGGCAAGAAGTCGCACCGCTTCTGGGTCAAGCTGGCGGACGCGAACCGCATCCAGCTGGCCGACGAGGAGGCGGCATGATCCGCGGTGCCTGGGAAGGCTTCAAGGCCGGTGTGCGCTGGTGCGTCACCACCTGGCCGTTCGGCTACCTGTGCGACTTCGAGTGGGGCCATCAGGGCCGCATCCGGGTCACGAAGGACTTGTGGGTGATCGTCGGCGACAAGGGCGGCGGCACCGACGCGCTGCCGATCACCTTCTGCTCGCCGCAGCTGATCGCCCGCGTCGAGGAAGAACTGACGGGCCGCTGGTACGCGCCAACGACCAAGAACTGAATCCGCGCACGCTCCAGATATGGGCGTGCATAATACCACCATGACAACAACGTCATGACTGACTTACTTAACCACATGGAGAAAATATGTCCGAAACCATTCTGCAATCGAAGGCGGTGTTCTTCCGCGACGGCAACGACTTCACGATCGGCGACCGCGAGAACCTGCAAATGTCCGACACGCTGCCGGTCGGCACCTACCGCCTGGATGCGGACATGCAGCGCGGCCTGTTCCTGACCAAGATCGAGAACATGACGACGCCGGCCAAGCTGTACGGTCACACCCGCGAGCAGGCCGAGCGCATCCTGGCCACGTTCAAGGATCGCCCGTACACCACCGGCGCCCTGCTGTCGGGCACCGCCGGCTCGGGCAAGACCATGCTGTCCATGCTGATTTCGCAGATGGGCCTGCAGCAGGACTACATCACCATCGTGGTCAACCAGCGCCTGGTCGGCGAACAAGTGAATGCCTTCCTGACCCAGATCAAGCAGCCGGCGATCATCCTGTTCGACGAGTTCGAGAAGATTTTCGACGCCGAAAGCCAGAACAAACTGCTGACGCTGCTGGACGGCTCGTTCAAGTCCAAGAAGCTGTACATCCTGACCGTGAACGACACGACCAAGGTCAACCGCTACATGACCAACCGGCCCGGTCGCCTGTTCTACGCGCTGGAATTCCGCGGTCTGGACAAGGACTTCATCAAGGAGTACTGCGACGACAAGCTGATCAACAAGGCCAACACGCTCGGCGTGATCATGGCGTCGCAATTCTTCTGGGAATTCTCCTTCGACATGCTGCAGGCGCTCGTCGAGGAAATGAACCGCTACAACGAGAACGCCACCCAGGCCATGAAGATGCTGAACATGCGCCCGCTGAACTCGTCCTCGGGCACGTACGAAGTCCACCTGTACCACAATGGCAAGGAACTGAATGTGCGCAAGGGCCACGACACGACCATTGACGGCACGCCGATGGCCAAAGCGGAGCAGGAATACCAGCTGGACCTGTACCCGCCTGTCTACCGCGACAAGGACGGCAGCGCCGACTACTCCGGCAAGCAGGTCAAGGAAAACGACCTCAAGGAGCACATGTCCATCGTGATCGACAACGACAAGATGATCAAATACGACATGGACAAGGACGTGTTCATCTACAACACCGAGCACGACGGCTATCAGGTCCACTTCAAGCGCGTGAAGGCCCGCTCCACCTACTACAACTACGACGCCCTCTAACAACCCGCAAGGGCCGGCCCACGCCGGCCCACCCTCAACCTCAACTAGGAACCACGATGTCCGACAATACCGTCACCGAAAAAGCCGAGACCTACAACCCGAATCACCTGCTGGACGTCCTGCTGGCCAAGATGCAGCTGAAAAACGACGCCGCGCTGTCGCGCATGCTGGAAGTGGCGCCGCCGGTGATCAGCAAGATTCGCCACAACAAGCTGCCAGTCGGCGCCAGCCTGCTGCTGCGCATGCACGAAGTCACCGGCATTTCCGTGCGCGACCTGCGCGACCTGATGGGCGACCGCCGCCAGAAGTACCGCCTGTCCGACGCGCAGGGCAAGCCGAAGACCACCGAATCCACCACCAACCAGGAGTAATCCATGAGCAAAGTCATCATGTACAAGGCGAACGACGGTTCGCTGCACGAAACCCAGAAGGCGTGCGACGCCAAGAACATCGAACTGCGCACCGCGCCGCTGGTCGAGGAATTCGTCAACAGCCTGACCGCCGGCTCTGTCGGCGTAACCGCCGACAGCGGTCATGTCTACATCGACCTTGCCAACCTGCCGGACTTCCTGGTCGCGCATGCCGATGTTCTGCGCGCGCTGCTGAACCGCGCCGTGCAGCCGGCGGGTCGCCCGCGCAAGCCGCGTGATCCGAACACGCCGAAGGCGCAGCGCAAACCGCGCGCCAAGAAGACCGATGCGCCGCCGGCCCCGGTCGATACGCCCGCACCCGCCGGCGGCATCGACGACGTCCTCAAGGATCTGGGCGGCGATGCGGCCTAGTGACGGCGGCAAGGGCGACGACCGTCGTCCCGAGGACAATGAGCGCTATCGGCAGAACCACGACCGGGTCGACTGGTCGAAGAAGGTGCCGCCAGCGCCACCCAAGCCCCAGGCGTGCTCCCGCTGGCCATTCGATGTCCGCAGGATCGACGAATAGCCGGTCCCGCATCCTGACATAGCTTGGTATCATGTGCGTCAGTCAGCAATGACCGACGCACTTTTCATTTGAGGACAACATGGAAGACAAAAGTAAATCACCAATTAAATCCGGGTGGCGCGGCGACCTGAATGGCTATGTTGAAAATTGCGACAATACGCATGTTGCGGTGTCGGAGATTACGCTGAAACTGGATGGCGGCACCGCCTGGGCATTGTGCAATCTGCTGACCGATAGCCAGGTCGAAAACCACCCAATGCTGGAAAAGCACCAGCGTGAAAAGATGTCCACTCTTGGCGCCGCGCTGGGTCGCTTGATCGACCACGGCGCCGCAAACAACGGCAAACGCGAGGTTATCAAACCATGACCTTCCTGATCAACGGCATCGATACCGAAACCACCGGCGTCGACCAGCCCAAAGGCGACCGCATCATCGAGGTCGCGATCCTGACCTTCGATTTCGCCACTCGCAAGATGGTGGACCGCTACGTGCAGCGGATTGACCCCGAGCGTCCCATCGCCGCGGCCGCCCAGGCGGTACACGGCATTTCCTACAGCGACCTCGTCGGCCAGCCGAAATGGGAAGACGTGGCGCCCGAGGTTGGTCGCCGGCTGGACGCGGCGCCGCTGGCGATCGCGCACAACATGGATTTCGACGGCCCCTTCATCGCCGGCGAAATGGTGCGCGTGGGCCTGCCGCCGCCGAATCCGGTCGCCTTCTGCACCATGCGGAACGGGCGCTGGGCGACGTTCGACGGGAAAAGCCCGAAGCTGCAGGAATTGGCGTTCAGTCTTGGCGTCAATTATGATCCGAAGCTCGCACACGCCGCCGAGTATGATGTTGCAATTATGATGGCGTGCTTCTTCCGCGCATACGATCGTGGCTTTTTCAAGCTGCCGGAATCCCTTCTGGCGAAAGCAGCATGATCCCGGCGCAGCCTGGCATTTATGCCATCGTGAACCTGACCAACGGCCGGCACTATGTCGGCAGCGCCATCAACATCAGAAAACGCAAGGCTGTCCACCTATGCGAGCTACGTAAGGGTAAGCACGATAACTCCAAACTGCAGCGCGCTTTCAACAAGTACGGCGAAGCCGAATTCAGGTTCGATGTGTTGGAGCTGGTAGCGGACACCACGCTGCTGATCGAGCGCGAGCAGTTCTGGATGGATTCAACCAGGCCCTTCTACAATATCCTGCGCGTCGCCGGCAGCTCGCTTGGTCGAAAGGCGACCGACGAAACCAAGGCGAAGATCGCGGCTAAAGCCCGTGGCAGGAAGTGCAATTTCACTGCCGAACATCGAGCGAACATCAGTAGGGCGACCAAGGGCAAGCGTCACGGACCACTGTCGGAAGCGCACCGGGCGCAGATCAGCGAGGTCCAAAAAGCCCGCTGGACCGATGAAGAACGACAGCGGTATGGCGAGCGCGCAGCGACGCTATTTCTCGGCAAGGAGCACACCGAGGAGACCAAGCAGGCGCTGCGTGACGTCAAGGCGGTCTACGACTACCTGATTACGGCGCCGGATGGCACCGAGCACCGGACCAACAGCATGACGAAGTTCTGCGCCGACCATCCCGAACTGCATGCCTGCGCCATGATGCGGGTCGCGCACGGCAAGCAGAAGGCGCACAAGGGATGGACGGTCATAGCCACGCACAAGCCTGGCACCGTCGCGTAAGATGGTGTCAGTTACACAACAGGGAGAAAGAGCATGACGAGAAAGCCAAAGCTGACCGGCTGGAAGGACGATCGAGCGCGCACTGACGACGCCGGTCGAAACGAAGAAAAGGAAGAAAACATGAAGATGACTGAATGCTTCTGGCGCGGCCTGGATCGTGGCTTCTATCAGCTGCCGGAATCAAGGAGGGCAGCATGATCGAAGCGCCGGTACTCAAAACGGCCAACGATTTCGACCACGCTGTTCTGGTCTGGGACGCGATGACCGACGTCGTCGGCGATGACGAAAGTCACCCGCTGTTTCCGATGATGATCCTGCTGATGGAAAGTATCGGCGCATGGGAAAAGGCAGACCCGGAAGTGCAGACTTTCCTGAACAGCGAAGGCAAATGATCGTCGCCAGCTGAATCATCCGAACGGGCGCCGCGTGCGCCCGTTCATACTTGAGACTCAACAAAGGGAGAAATACATGGCGCAACAACCAAAAATGACCGGCTGGAAGGACGATCCACCACCGATGGTGGGCGAATATAACGCCAGTACCTGCTACGACAGGGACGTGCTGCGCTGGTGGAATGGCCGCACTTGGTCATCGCCGTACTGGCCGCACTGGGAAGATTGCCAGAAGCGCATTCGTCGTCGCATGGCGGCCCAGTCCAACATCAGCATCAAGTGGCGCGGCCTGGTCGAGAAGCCGGACTATCCATTCCCGCCCGGTCCACTGGAGAAGCCGTGATGACGCGCACCACCGAAACACAATATTTCGACCCCGAAGTCAAGCCGGCCGTGGACGGCGTCTACAAGGTCAAGCACGACATCTGGTGGGGTGGCACGCGGTTCTCGCTGTGGAAGAACAGCCAATGGCACTTTGCAAGCAGTTCGCCGGATATCGCCGAACGCGAGACAATGCGTAGCATCCTGCTGTACGAGCGCGGCTTCGAGGGCTGGTGCGGCGTGATCGAGAAGCCGGAGTGGGCATGAGCGAGTGGGCGGTCAGCGGCACGCCGGCGATCGGCGTACACGAAACGGCGGTGGCCTACAGCGACGTCATCAAGCCCCGGCGCAAGCGCTACCAGCACTGGAACGGCCGCTTCTGGGGCGCCATCGGCACCACCCCGGAACAGGCTCGCGCATACCGCGACGAGCCAACCCAATATCTGCCCGCGTACTGGCGGGCCATCGAGGAGGAAGTATTCGCATGAAACTGAACTGCAAAGTCGGCGACCTGGCCTACGTGAAGACGTCGAAGAAGACGCCGGAACTGGTCGGACGCGTCGTCGTGGTCGTGCGCGCGGCGAACGAAACGGAAGAAATCTGCGGCATCAAGGGGCGCTTGCCGAACCGGCCCGGCGACCAGTGGTGGATCATTCGCTCGGCGGTCGATGGTGAAAGCCTGCCGGCCCACATGCCACATGTCGATGGCCCGATCATCAAGATCATGCTGCCGGAGCGCCCGGTGCTGGATAGCCAGCTGCGTCCGATCAGGGACGGCGAAGGTCCGGACGAAACGATGGTGTGGAAGCGCCGCGAAGACAAGGTGACGGCATGAGCGAGCGCGCCCCGATCTGCCCGTACTGTGGCCGGCCATCCAAGCTCGTCACCGGCGCCGCCATCTACACGCCCTGCCCGCCCGACCTCCTGGCGCGCTACTTCTGGCGATGCGATCCGTGCGACGCCCACGTGGGCTGCCACCGCGCCAACAACGGCATGCGCCAGACCTTCAACGACGGCAAGGTGCCGCTCGGGCGCCTGGCCAACCCCGAACTGCGCATGTGGAAGGGTAACGCGCATGCCGTGTTCGACGGTTACTGGCAACGCCGGCTCGACGCCGAGATTCGGTCGCGCGGCGGCCACGCGCCCAAGGGCATCAAGCAGCGCCACCGCACCGAAGCCTACAAGCGCCTGGCGCAAGACCTCAAGATCGAGCAGGACCAGTGCCACATCGGCATGTTCGATGTGGATATGTGCAAACGTGTGGTGCGCGTCGTGCGTGCCTGGACAGGAGACAACCCGATATGAAGATCGACCTTCCCAAACTGCCTGAACTGAACGGCGGCGGCTATTCCGCCGACGCCCTGGCCCGGATGCTGACCGACTACGCCGAGAAGGCGGTGCGGCTGGAGCGCGAAAGGCTGCTCGGCCCGGCGGTCGACGAGCCGGTCGACCTGACCCAGGCGAAGCGCCTGATCGTCCAGTTGCGCGGGCGGGTGGCCGACCTGAACGCCGCCCTGGCCGCGCCGATCAACCTGAACTCGCGCGCCAGCGTCACGCTGTCGGCCAATGGCGCCGAAGTGTTCAACGCCTACTACGACCGCCTGTACGCGCTGATGCCGCCGGCGGCCCAGGAATACAAGCCGGCGCGCGCCGCAGCCGGCCATGTGCATGAGGACCAGTTGTGGAGCATCCTGCAGATTTTCGGGCCGAACATCATCATGGGCATGGCTTCGCCGTTCGATCCGAATGGCATCACGATCCTCAAGCGCGTGTAGGCGCGCTGCGCGGCGGGTGCGCGTTGGCCACACCAGCGCCGCATGCCCGCTGCGATAATGCATTCATCGACAACAACCCAAAAGGGAAAATCATGCAGCAGACCACCCGCGCGGCCCAGCCCGCCACGCCCATCACCGACCCGAGCTTCGCTTACGTGTCGTCGGCGGCGACCGACATCACGGCGACCCTCAAGCGCTTCGGCTGGACCGAGCCGGATCGCGAACGCCAGCGCGCCACCAAGCGCCGCCTGAACCCGATTGACGAGACGGGCCTGGGCGAGCAGCTGGTCGACGCGCGCCTGTAACGGTCAGTCACAACTGAGAGAGCAACATGGCAACAGTCTTATACCTGGACCACGACGGCAACCGGATCAGCCTTGAGCAGTACAAGGCGCATCAGGCCGACCCGACCTACACGCAGGTACACGCCTACGACAACGGTCGTGTGCGCGCCGTCGTGACCTGGATCGGCCGCATCGTCGACCCCGGCTCGACCTTCCCGGACTACTACAAGCTGTTCAAGGTGGAAGTCTGGAACTACACCGAGGGCGGCGAGCTGGCGAAAGATCCTGGCTATCCGAAATTCTTCCCGACCAGGGACAAGGCGGTCGAGGAATACAACTTCTTCGTCGCGCGCTGGAGCGAATCCGAGCTGGATGACGAGGGGCAGCTGATCGAGGCGGGCAACACCCTGACACCTCCGCCACCACCCAACCCGGACGCGCCAAGCTCGGCGCCGCCGGCCGACGACGACATTGCAGGAGTAGGAGCATGGTAAGCAAATCGATCAAGGATAGCGACATCCTGAAGGAGGCGCGCAAGCACATCGAGCAGGACAAGTACATCGTCCTGTGCGTGGCGATCAGAAATTCATTCAGGTACTGCGGCGTCATCGAGCGCCACGCCAAGCTGATCGCCTGGATCGAGAAGATGCTCGGCCCGCACTTCTACTACTCGCACTGGCTGAAGGCAAACCATCCGGCCTTCTACCACAAACAGTACCGCAAGTGGAAGATGGGTGGCCGCTGCGGCTCGCCCTGGAAGGAAGGCCGGCTCGCCTGGCTCGACTGGATGATCGCCGAGTGCGAAAGGGAGGAGACCCAGCATGGCTAAGAAGGCGAACTACTCGGCGTCGAAGCGTATCAACGACGTCATCGTGGCCCTGATCCGGGCGGGCTGGGAATACCTCGGACGCAACAAGCATTCGCGCGTGCGCAGCCCGGACGGCAAGACCACGATCACGGTGCCATTCAAGATGAGCGACCACCGCGCGGAGCTGAACTGGATCAGCCAGCTTCGCCGCATGGGTGTGGAGGTGCCAGCATGAGCAAGGAACTGCAGAAGATCCTGAAACCGGGCGACCAGATCATCGCCATCGAGGACGCCCGGTTCCCGGCGCATATCTCGAAGGAGCGCCACTACTCCCAGCGCATCGGCGACATCCTGATGGTGAACAACCCGAGGGCCTGGTCGAACAGCGTCGGCGGCACCCACCTGAACGGCCATTCGTACGACGGCCGGCCCTCCATCGGACTGGGTGGATTGCTGAATATCGGCACCTTCCGCATGGCCACGCCGGACGATCCCGGCTTCATGGCCACACGCGCGCAGTGGGCGGACATCCGCGACGCCGAGATTCGTCGGCTGCGTGACATGAACTTCGTGCTCGGCGCATGTCTGCTCACCTGCATCGGTCTGGTCATCCTTCCCTGCCTTCGCTGAAGGTGGCGCCTGCGGGCGCCTTTTCTTTCGGCCCGGCGCCGCCTTGGCGATCCTCGGCGCTGACGCGGACCACTGCAGCCATCCTGACCCGCGCCGCACATGGCGTGATACGCGCGGGCGCGCATTTTCATCTACCCGCCTGCCCGGCCCAGGCAACGTGCAGCGCCGACCTGGCCCCGCCGCGAAACCCGCTATGCACGCCTGATCTGGACCCGTAAAGTTCACCCATCGACGCAGCGTACAGAGCGCAGCGAACGACGCAGCAAGGGCAGCGCAGCGGGCCACGAAATTGTCCCTATCGCCATACACCGACCTGCATACTTGACCTGTCGCGATGTGCGACACCACCAAACCTTTTTATGGAGTTTGACATGGCAGCGAAAAAGAACAAAGCGACGGACGGCAACCTGAACGTGGCGAGCGACACCGTCGCGGGGCCGGAAGACGCGGTGCTGGCGGGGCTGCTCGAAGAACTGGAAGTGGCCGATCCGACCGTGCAGCCCGACGGCGCGAGCGGCGACGAAATCCTGGAAATCGAACCCGATGCCTCAGCGGTGGGTGTCGCCGACGAACTGATCGGCGAGGTGAGCGCGCAAGCCGCCGACACCGTGGTCGCCCTGAATGCCGAAGTCGACGCCGACGACACCGACACCCCGGTCGCCGACGTGGTCATCGGCCAGCCCGAAGCGTTCGCCGCAGCTGACGACGCCGGCATCGACTCCCTGCTCGACGACGTGGCGGGCGAACTGCACGCCGATGGCGCCGCCCAACCCGACGCCGACCCGCTCGATTCCCTGCTCGAGGATGTCGCCAGCGACGCCGCGCGCATCGAAGCCAAGCAAAAGCTCTACGCGGAACAGGAAGCGCCCGCTGCCGCCGGCGAGGGCGACACGCCGCAGGAGGCCGCACCGGGCAAGAAGGGCGGCAAGAAGAAGGACGCGGCGCCGAAAGAGCCGAAGGCACCCGCTCCGTCCAAGGTGACGCACAAGCGCGGCGACCTGCTGCTCGCCAAGCTGGGCGCGAAGGTCGGCGACTACCTCGTATTCGATGCCGATCCCGCCATCAACGACATGAAGCGCGACGCCTTCATCGAGCGCATGAACGACAACAAGGCGATCGCCGACAAGGTGCGCGACAAGATCCTGATGCTCATGACGTGGATGGCCAACGGCCGCGCGCCGAGCGAACTGAACGAGGTTCTGCGCCGGGCGTTCACGGTCCTGCACGAACAGGGCGAACTCACCAGCGGAGATAAAGGCAATCTCCAGCTCAATCTTCTGGAGAAGCCGTACTCGATCGGGACTAGCCGGAGCCAGGCTTCGCAAATCTTCATGCTCTTGCCTGAACTCGACATGGTTGTAAAAACCAAAGGCAAGATGGTGCCGAATCCCAACAGTGTCATGCTCCAGGCGGTAAATCATCAGCTCGGACTGGTATAAGGCGAGGGCGGGCCTCGCGCCCGCCCAAATAAGTCACGAAGGACTGTTGACACGGACTCGGCGGCATCCTACGATAGGGTTTTACTTTCTAGGAACAGCAAGATGACAAGTGGCGTCTACTCCATCACCAACACCGTCAGCGGCAAACGGTACATTGGTAGCTCGCAGAAGATCGCGACACGCTGGCGCATCCACCGTAACGATCTGCGAAACGGCAAGCACCACAGCCGGCATCTGCAGCACGCCTGGAACCTGGATGGCGAGGATGCCTTCGTATTTGAAATCCTGCTCGAGTGTGGCGTCGACGATCTGTTACGTGAGGAGCAGCGACTGATGGATGAAAGGCGCGCAAGGGAAGGCAACCACGGCTACAACACGGCACCCGTTGCTGGCTCCCGTCGTGGTGTTCCGCATTCGCCCGAGGTGCGCGCCAGGATGAGTGAGAAGGCACGCGCTCGCCCGCCAATGAAGGATGAACATCGCAAGGCGCTATCTGCCGCACTGCGTAAGGCACGATCGGAGGGTCGTCTGTTCACCGACGAGCATCGACGCAAGATTTCGGAGTCACTCACCGGAAGGCAGTATTCGGATGAAACCCGCGCGAAGATCGGCGCCGCCGGCCGCGGTCGTCCGGTATCGGACGAAACGAAGGAGAAGCTGCGTGCCGCCTTGAAGGGCAAGCCGCTCTCCGACGAGAACTACCAGCGGCTCTTGGAGCGCAGCCGCACGACCAATGTGATCACGCCTGAAATTCGAGCCAAGATGGTCGAATCGCGCAAGGCAACACTGGCCGCCAGGCGCAAGGAGGTCGCCGCACAAATCATCGCGCTCAAGGAGGAAGGGCTGTCGTTCTCCAAGATCGCGAAGCGTCTCACCGAGGATAAGGTGCCGACGCTGAATAGCAGGAAAGAAGGCGCGGAGCCAAGCTATAACTGGTTTCCCGCCATTGTTATCAAAATCTATAACGAGGCAACACCATGAACGACAAACTGAAGGCATTACCGGACGACGCGCTGGTTCGCCTCAAGGAGCAGGTGGACGAGGAATTCAAGCGCCGGCGCAACCACCTGTTCGCCATCGGCAAGCACGCCACCTTCTTCTCGGAGCGGTATGGGCGCGAAGTGCGCATCCTGATCACCGGGCGCGGCCCGAAGAACCTCGTCGGCTTCGAGTGCGACGAGTACGGCAACAAGGTCGGCCCGCAATGGCGCTGCCACCCCAGCGCGCTGACGCCGGTGCTGCCGAAACCGAAGCCCGTCGCGCCGACGGTGGGCGTGGGCCGCGACGCGCCCGCGTCGGCAATGGCGGGATCGTTTTAAGGAAGGGCGCCGCGGGCGCCTTTTCTTCGCGCCGGCCAAGCGCCTAGGACCGGGCCGCGATACTGGGCACCCAGCGTGCGCGTCGCCCGCGCACGACCCGCGCATGCCTGCCCACAGAACGCGCTGTACGCGCTTGGATCAGTCCCGCCCATACCCGCGCACCAGTCGCGCATCCGGCCGCCCAGAACGCGCGCTATGCGTTTCGCGGCAATGGGCATTGGCTGTTCGGCTATAAGTCAGCCCTGACTTGCAGGCGAGTGGCAGGACGACGTACCATTCTGTTGTCGCGATGTGCGACGCAACCGGGAAATCCAAATGTCGAATTTCACAACACCCGCCGACGCGGGCGCGGGCTTCCGCACCCGCCTGACCATCTTCAACGCCGACGTGCATGTCAGCTTCCACGTCGCGCGCGACGGCTCGGGCCTGGGCAAGATGGTGGTGATGCCGCTGAATCGCGTGGGCGGCACGGTGTACTACTGCAATCTGCGCCAGCAGAACCACTACGCCAATGAGGTCAACTACCGCCTGCTCAACGACGAGGGTTTGTCGAGCGCTTCCTACGAGGGCATTGTCGCCTGGCTCGACACGCACGAAGCGCTGGTCAAGGAGAGGGCGTGATGGGCAAGATCCACGAGCGCTTCAAGAGCCAGGCGACGCGCCAGCACACGATCATGGTGGACGCACGCGTGGCCCAGGCGGCCGCCAACCAGAAACCCGACACCGCGCGCCGCATGAGCGTCTTCATGGCCGACCTCGACCGCGTGCGCGCCGACCGTACGCTCGATACCGCGGCGCGCCACTTCACGATGGATCGCCTGGCCGAGGAGGCGCGGGCGCTGGGTCTCAAGGGTCGCTGGAACCTGCTGTGCAACCGGGCCCAGTGCCTGCGCACGCCGGCGACGTGGTACAACCGCGGCAGCTACGCCTTTTACTGCGCCGACTGCGCGCGCGACCTGAGCGCCGACCGGTTCAACCGGCGCGAAGCCGAGAGACTGTTTGGCGGGTCGCTGTGCATCAACATCGGCAGTGCCGAAGAAGCAGCCGAGCTGCACGTAATGCCATGATCACGCCATTTCCGTACCCGGTGGGCCACAAGGTCCGCCGCCTGACCGAAAAGCCGAAGCTGTACCGCGGCTGGACGATCTACGCCTACCAGACATGGTGTCAGCAGTACGGTGCCGCGCACGGCGAGTGGCACGACCTGGCGCTGGCGTGCAAGACAGGCGCGCCGGTGATCGCCGGCGTGGGCGACCTGTACAAGGCAATCGACCAGGCGGTCGAGACGGGCCAGCCACCCGCCGCACTCTGGGCGTCATAATAGCTTTACCGCAACAACGTAATAAGGGAACAACGATGGACGACAATATCAAGTGGCGCGATTTCACGCGCACGCACAAGGCGATCGGGCAGTTCAAGGCGACGCAGGGTCAGCGCAACGGCTTGTGGAACACGGTCGAATGCATCGCCGACATCGAGAAAGCGGACGCCGCCGAGCGCGCCGCGCTGCAGCTGGTGCAGGACGCCTTTTACCAGGATACGGCCGACATCAACCGCCTGGACGACTGCCGGCTCCTGCAAGTGCAAGACATCATCCACATGACCGACTGGAAGGCACCGGCATGAGCGCGTTCCTGAACCTCACCGATCCGGGCGTGCGCGCCGCGCTGCGTCACCCGGCCCTGGCCGGCAAGAAGCGCATCGGGCGCGGCGGCTTCTGCGCCGTGTACGACAACGGCGACACGGTCCTGAAACTCACCGCCGACGGCGTCGCGCACGACTTCGCGGCGTCTGCGTGGCGCCCGCAGGGCGAGCACTTCCCGCGTCTGGTCGACAGTCACTTCTGCATCGGCGAAACCAGCGGCGGCGATCTGCTCTACCTGTACGAGGCGGAAAAGCTGCAGCCGATCGGCCGCGACAGCCTGTACCACATCAAGAAGGCGGTCAAGGATCTGAACGTGAAGGTTGGCGCGACCTACGCCAATCAAGAGTTCAGAGGCCACAACACCGAGGTTTACAACAGCAGCCGCGCGTGCGAGGAATTGGCCCAGAACGTGTCGCTGCCGGATACCATGCGCGACGCATTCAGCCAGCTGGCCACGTTCATCGCCAGCTGGAATGCCGCGCTCGACTTCCACAGCAAGAATGTCATGCTGCGCGGCGACACCATCGTCCTGAACGACCCGATCGTCGGCGCCGACGCCATCAAGAAATACCGCGACTTGAACCGGAAGAACCGGTTCGGCTACTGAGGGCACCATGAAGATACTCGCCAAGCTGTACCTGCCGCCTGGCCCGCACAAGACCGGCGAAATGCATCTGTTCGAGGACAGCATGTATGCGGCGCGTGACCGCGTCGCCGCCAGTCTTGCGCTGATCGACTGGATGACGGAAGAAAACTGGTGCGTATGCTCCGGCGCGCTGGACGCGCCGCGCATCCTGCACTACCGCATGAAGAAGGGCGACGACACCGCCTACTTCACACTTCGCAATTTGGATCACGTTTGGGAGGAATAATGCAGATCATCATCACCGAGCACATCAGGAAACCCGGACGCGGCTGGCTGCGCGGCCGCCAGGCACCCGCCACCGACCCGCACTGGAGCGCGGGCGACAAGCTGTGGATCAACCAGCTGGTCGAATCCGGCGACACCGTCCTGACCGTGGGCGACACCATGTACCAGGCCCAGCTGGTGCGCGGCGAGGTGGCGTCATGAGCGCCGCGCCGATGACCCAGACCGACTACGTGGCGATGGATGGCGGCTGCTGCCCGTTTTGCGGCGGCACCGACATCGTCGGCGGCGTGATCACGATCGCGGAAGGCGCGGCGCACCAGGAGGTCGGCTGCAACGAATGCGACCGCGAGTGGAACGACACCTACAAGCTGACCGGCTACCAGGAGATATGATGGCGGGAAGTCTGAAGCCCGCGCGCGGCGCGCGCCAGCATGCCCATCGAGGCGATCGAGGTCGGCGAGGACATCGTCGGCTGCGGTTACTGCGGCGGGCAGCTGCTGCTGATCGAAATGATGCCGGACGGCCACCACGAAATCTGCAACGACTGCGGACAGCACTACCATGTGACGGACGAAGGCGAGAGTGCCGAGGACATCACAGCGGCGTTGGCCGCCGACATCGAAATCGTGGACGACGCCACCGGCGAGGTGGTCGGCACCACCGCGCCCGGCATGACCCACCCGTCCGAGCTGGACCGCCTGCTGCAGGAGCTGGGCGGCGAGGTGCCGATGGCCAGCGCCGCGGACCTGAACCACCTGTTCGGCATCAAGGACAAGCCCTGCCCGTATGGCGACGAGTTTGGCTCATTCTGACGCGCCGCGCACACGCCGCAGTTGCGCAACGATAATAACTACATCGCAAGTTCGCGATGACACGAAAGGGAGAAGGACAAAATGTTAACGGCGCAGATTCACGACGTCACGCTCGGCAAGTACGACATGCCGCAGATTCACTTCAGCCTGCACGACGGCGAGGACACCGGCATGGTGTCGTTCGAGGACACGATCGGGTTGGCGCATGCGACCTTCCTGATCGAGCACTCGATCGTCACCGCCAACAACGCCTACGGCCGCATGCTCAACGCCTTCATCGGTGCCGATCACCCGCAGGGCCTGGTTGGCCAGGAATTCATCGATGTCGAGGAGAACGAGGAATGAAAACCATCGAATGCAAGCGCGTCGACCTGTGGGACGGCGGCGAGCGGCACAACTTCGGCTACCGGGTCAACATCGGCGTGCCGGACGGACTGATCGAACTGCGCGATCCGCATTGCAACATCACGAAGGAAGTGATCACCGTTTTTGACAGCCTCGCCGAAGTCGACGACAACAGCGTCGCCAAGCTGCGCAAGAGCGCCTGGAACAAGCTGACCCCGCAGGAACGCCAAGCCCTGAACATGAAGGAGCCGACATGAGCCGCCACACCATCGCCATCACCATCGACAGTCCCGCCGACATGAGCGCAAACCAGGCGACCGCGTTTGTCGCCGGCGCGATCGACACTGTGCGTGGCAACTACCTTGCCATGCAGCGCACCGGCATGCTGAACGGCAGCGCCGACAAGTTCGCCGAGAACCTCGGCGGCAGCGTGATCGTCACGGCGCTGCAAAGTCCGATGCGCGCCAAATTCGCGCTGGAGGTTGGCGCGGAACTGCAGAACGACATCGCCAAGCTAATCGAGGAAAAGGACGGCATGCTGCCGGCGCCGGCCCGCGGCCTGGCGCAGGACATCATCGACATCGTGATGCGCAGCCAGCTGGTTCACCCGGAAGCGCGCGCGCTGTACGAAGTGATGCCGGACACGGCCGGCTCGGTGCCGCGAACCCAGAAGGCGGACTGAAACCCAGCCTCGTTGCCAAATTGCACTGCCTGTGTTGCGTTGCGATAATGACTCTATCGACACAACGCGCACAGCGCAGAAAGGGAAACATCATGCAGCAAGTCAAGACCTTATTTCCGCCCGCCAGCCTGCAGCGCGACGCCTGGTTCGGGTACGCGCCGCAGCTGGTCGCCGCCTACCGCGCCGGCCAGTACCGCGCCGGTCCCGCCTTCTACACCCGCAAGGCGGGCGAGGACGCGGTCGAGGAAGCGTTCGACCTGTCCAACAACCCGTCGCGCCAGGACGAGCGCGACCTCGTGTTCGGCGACCACCGCAGCGTTTCGGTTGGCGACATCGTGGAGGTGGGTAGTGATGCCTACCTGTGCAAATCCTCGGGCTGGGAGAAACTGTGATGCTGTGGATGATCACCGGCGACAAACTGCACAGGGACGGCCCGAACCTGATCGGCCGCTGCGGCGACGACCTGTGCGCGAGCCTGGGCGACATTCGCGTGCCGCCCACCCGGCAGCCCGGCATCAAGGCGGACTGCAACTACGATTTCCGTCTGCTCGATGGCGACGGCGAGCATTGCTTCACCGGCGTGTGCAAGGATCTCGACGACCAGGATGGCGACGCCGCCTTCGAGCCGCTCGACATGTTCATGCACGGCTTCGGCGTGGTGGAAATGCAGTACCGGAAGAAAGGCGAGAAAGAATGGAAAACACTGTGAACCCCGCCGAGCGCATCACCGACACCATGCTGCAGGCAGCGCTCGGCGTCGACGACCTCGACGAGGCGATCGGCACCATCATGGAGCAGGTCGGCATTACCGATGGCGGCATCGCCGGGATGGTATTCTCGGGCGCCTACAACCACGACTGGTGGCGCGAAGCTGACCGTCAGGACCGCTTGTGGAAGCTGTGCGAGTGGCGCGACTACGAACAGACGCTCGCCTGCATTTAACGGATTTTTACAATGACCGGCATACCGCCGGTCACTTTACCAAGAGGAAGTGAAGATGTGCCAAACTGAAAACAAAACCCCGGCCCTGTCGCTGGAAGCGAACCTGCTGGCTGCCCTGCTGGGTCGCGGCATCGCCCTCGACGTGGCCCAGGCGGCGACCAAGGACGTGATCACCACCTTCGCCAACAGCGAGGTGGCGCACCCGTGCTGGGCCGATCAGGTGCGCGGCATTGCGCCGGCGGAGAGCATCGAGGAAAAAGAGACCACCCAGGCCAGCATCGACCCGGACGGCACGATGGAGCTGTTTCCCGGCGTACGCGTGCAAGTCGTGCGCATCGGCGAGGACGACAAGCCGGAAGACGTCACTGCCGGCATGCCAGAGAGCCTGAAGGCGGTGTTGCGCGGCATTGCCACGACGCTGGAGGCGCGCCGCAAGTAACCCACAGACAACTTGACACTTAGGCAAGAAAAGCAGGCTTCACGCCTGCTTTTTGCGTGATAAAATCCCTCCTAGGAAAAGTTCTTTGAAATCAAGGACTTACGCCAATCTTATTGCGGAGTAAGTGCGGGCCTAACGCTGAACTCCTGCAACCACAAACCAGCACAGCAGGTCAGCACGCGCGACACCGTCGGAAAGGGCATCAGAACGCGCTACAAGCGCTTGGATTGACCCGGTTGATACCCGCACACCACCCAGCGCAAAAACGTCTCAAAAGCCCGATTTTGCGTTTTCAGGCTTGACCATTGCCGGGCACAATCCGCGCACCGGGCGCTACACTTGCGTATCGAGTACTCAACCATACGAGGAGAGCAGGATGAACGGCTACCGGGTAGCGAACGACATGGAGTACAAGCTGTACCAGGAGATTACCGGCCCGAGCGTGGCCATGATGGAGAACGGTGCCGGCATGCGGGAACTGGAGCGGGCGGTGAAAATCGCGGAAGCCCGGCTCGAGCGCCTCGGCATGGTGACGACCCAGGCGGGCCTGCTGGTGCGCGACGACCAGGACATCTTGGATACCGACGACCTGACCGCCGCGGCAGCACGACTGAAGATGTTCGACATCCTCAACAGGGTCATGCAGGCTCCCTAAGAACGCGACCTACCGGCGCAAGGAAATTATAGCCCGGATTGCAATCGACGCAACTTATCGCGCCGCAACGCTTCCGAAAATAATTGTTTAAGCTGTAGAAGTATGAAATACCTATAGAAAGCAGAGGAGAGTGATAAGTGAACGCACCGGCCCCAAGTCCACGCCCGCCGCTACATTTCATCGTGTGGCGCGTGACCTACAGCAGCGGCAGGACCACCGTCTCGGCGATCGACAAGAACCAGTTCGAGGCGCACATGGAGGAAAGCCCCGACTACCTCGACGGCTCGGCCTGTGTGAAAGCAATCAGCATCGCCGAGGCGGAAGACCTCGCGCGTGATCCGAACCTGTGGGAACCGATCCCGGCCCACGTAATCGAACAGGCACAAGAGCAACACCGGCAAGCAAAACTCGCGGCCAAGGCCCATTACCCGGCCGCATGGTAAGCGAAACCACCAGGCCACAACAAGGAAAACCATGAAACCCGAATACGAACAGGCCTTGAAGGAAGTCGCCGACCTGCACAACGAAATGTACCGGATGCGGCGGCAAGCGGACAACAAGCTGCGGCAACTCGTCAACGACCTCGTCAAGGAAGACAACCCGCACACGATCATGGAAATGCTCAGGAAGATCCCACCAGGCCCATACCGCATGGAACTGAGCATTCACCACGCCGACCGGCTTCAGGACAAGAACTACCGGCACCGCAGCGAACAGGCAGCAATCAACCTGCCCAACGCACGCACGCAATGGAACAACGCAGTGAAAGGACTGCTGCACGGCACACCAAACGGCATCATGACCACATACACGGGAGGAACAGGAACACCACGACGGTAGACAGACATCATGACCACCATACCGGTCCTCACATACACATCACATGCCTGTGTAGAGACAAGGATTGCATGGGCACATGGAAGGATCGCCTGGCGACGTATTGCCTCCTTCAATCCACCCGCAATCCCGGCTTTCCTTCCGTTCTCCCTATGAGAACACCCCGTTGCCAAGGCGGTAGCGGGTATGTTTCACGTGAAACATCGCTATAAGGATCGATCCTCGGCCCGCCTTGGCCCTATAAGAACGCGGCTTTCATCCTATAAGGACACTCTTATACTTTGACCCGAAATCCTATAAGGATGGGGTTGCGCCTAGGCGAAAACGACTCTTATACATTATATCGCGACAGCAAACGGCAGCTGCGGCGACGGGTAATCCGAAGTTTCGCGCGGGCGCGCGGAAGGGCCAAGGATCGCCTAGGAACCCACCCGGCCACGGCGTGCCGAGGCTTTCCTAGGCCCAGGGAGCGGACGATGCCTGCGGTGCGCCAAGGATTTCCTAGGCCCTCGCCTGGTCGGTGAGACGGGCGTGAACGAGCCACCCACGCGCCGCACCTGCGCGGTCATACTACGTTCTCACCAACCACACATGAAAGCACAGCATGACCCTCTTACACATCACCACGGGCGCCGAGACCGAAACCGAAGGCACGATGGTTGTCGTCTTCAACGTCACCGAGAACGGTAAGCCTTACGCCCAGATCGCGACCGAGTCCAACAATGACGACCAGTGGGCCAAGATGCAGGTCACGCTCGCCGCGGGCGTCTACGTCGATCCGCTGTGGGTGCAGGTCGAAGCGATGAAGGCGGTGTACGACGTCCTGAACCGCGACGGGTACAGCACCTTCGCCGACCTGTTCGCCGAGGTCGGGCACATCGTCTTCGAGATGTAAGGCGATCACACCGGTTCGCACCGGTGTTTGTCTCCCAGGCCATGCCAAGGCTTGCCAAGGCTTGCCGGCCACCCTTGAGGACGCTGCGAACAAGCCACCCACCCGCCTGTGTCGGGTGGGCATAATGGTGTTTCTTCAACGACACATGAAAGGGACATCATGCACCATGTACAGGCCACCATCACCCATTACAGCAATGCCCAGGCGCGCAACCAAGCTGTCGGCTTATCGGCCTTGCGCGCGCTTGCGCACGACCCGGCCTGCAAATTCTACGCGCACGACGGGAACGACTACCTGATCGTCGAGACCGAGCTTGCGGGCGCGCCTCTGTACACCTTGATCGTGCTGACCAACCTGATCGACATCGGCGCGCACAACGGGATGCAGAAAGTCGAGACCGGCCTGGGCGACGTCATCGCGCTGTTCAGCACAGGCATCTACCACGAAGCGCTTGCTGAGGCGCTGCAGATCATGAAAGACGATGCAGGCCTGCACGACGAATAAAGTACAAGGCGGTTGTGAGGCCCAGTGCTGACCTGGGCCTCGAAACGCTGACCTAAAATTGCCTAGGCGACAATGGGTCCGCACGCCAACGCTGACCCAATGCTGACCGGCGTGCTGAAGGAAGGCTGACCTGGGCCACGCACACGCCTCACCTGGCTTGCGACAATGGGTCTTCACCAACCACACAGCAGAGGTTTTCATGTCCAAGTTCTACAACTTCCGTCCCGAAACCATCAACGGCGTGACCATCCCGGCCGGCACCGCCTTACGCGACCTTGGCGACGGCGCCATGCCCCAGATGCTCCGCTTTGAATTGCCGACCAGCCTGCACCACTGCGGCATGCGCCACATCGACCTGTATCCACATCAGGTCGGTGACAGCGCCTTGTATGACGAGTTCGCGGCAGCGATGCGCGACCGGCCGTAACAAGCCACAGGCGCCCACCAGGCGCCTTTTGTATTGACCGGGCCACGCCAAGGCTTTCCTAGGCCGTTACGAGGCCGTACGCCGGCCACCAGGCGCAAGCCAGGCCACCAGGCTTGCCGAGGCCACAGCCAGGCCATAGGCCGTGCGGCGGGCGCGGGATGGACACGGGTATGGATGATGTGACCGGGCCAGCCACCCGCCGCAGCTGCGTCGTCATACTGTGGTCTCTGCTGCGATGTGCAGCGCAACCCACCCTAGAAAGAGACCATGAGCACCTTACTGACCTGCCTCGCGACCCTGATGCACGCCCAGCGCACCCGTACCGTACCGGCATGCGTCGACGTGCGTGAAAGCACCCATCTGGTCCTGTGCAACGACAGCGGGCGCGTGCTGGGCCTGCAGCGCAGTGTCACTATGCAGGGCCGCACCTTCTCCGCCGCCATCGAGCAGGTGATCGCATGAACGGCTACAGCCTCACCGACTTCGACCCGACCCCGCGCCTGTTCTACTCGCAGCGCGCCAGGGTATGCCACGGTTACACGTTCTGCCAAGGTCCGTTCGTGACAGACGACTTCGGCAACAGCGTGCGGGTCAGCAACGACAGCCTGACGCACTACCTGCGCCAGAGCCATTAAGCCAGCCGCATAGCCACATCAAGGGCGCCGACCGGGCGCCCTTTATATTGCGCCACCCAGTTGCCAAGGAAGCGCCTGTCACTGCGCTGCAGGAACACCATGCGAGCACGCCTTGGCAACGCCAGCCGCGGCGAAGGTATTCCGTGGACGTTCCGCTTTCAACGCCAGCTGCGGCGACGTCATATGCAGGATTTGTCGCGCCGCCCTCGCGCCTTGGCATGCCGGTCGCGACAGAGGATGATTCACATGCGAACCATTCACATGCTAATAGTTCGTAACCTAACCATTTGCGTGCTAATGATTCGCATACACATAGTTCGCATACGAACCATTCACATGCTAATGATTCGTATGCTAATCGTTCACATGCTAATCGTTCGCGTGCTAATGATTCGTATGCTAATCGTTCGCATGTGAACAGTTGACGTATCAACAGTTGAATACGCAAGTAACCCGAATCGGGTTTAGCTCACCTGTGACTGACCTTGTCAATAGGTCATTGACCAATGCACAAACAAATTTCTTGCGCAAGCTGTGCATTTGTACAGTAAAAACCACTCTTGTATAAGACATGGTCAAACTGACAATTTTAACGCTTGTAAGTCATTGATTTTAAAGCGAACCCTCTAGGTTCAACGAACAGACAGGTCCCGGTATGGTTCTATCAACAAAGGGAAAAACCTCACCACGGGCTTAAAAAGGGCATTTGCGGGCATATATTTTTGCGTGATGTTTTTGTGCGTCTACATGACATCAGAATCTAATTTCACGCATAAAAAAAATCACGCAAAAGTATTGACCTGGCAATTTTCGATCTGTATAGTTCTATTCATGCACTGACGAACACAACGATTCGCAGCGCTGCGCAAGCAAGTGGTTACATAACCCGCGCGCCCGGTACTGTGGTTCGCTCTCGCAGATACTGACCGGGCAAACAAAATACTCTTTCACAACATTATATAAAGGTAACTATCATGGGTAAGCAATTGAAAGCTGCAACTATCGTTAACAAACTGGGCGCAGCAGTCGCACAGCGCGTGCAAGCGCTGAAAGACAACGAGACGCACGTCGCGACCGAGTTTAAGGGCATCTTAGCGTGCTACGCGCCCGACGGTAACAATCGCGGTTCGTTCGAGCGTGCAATCGAAAGCGTGAAAGATCAGATCGATTTTGACTTCTTAATCAAGATCATCGGTAAGCACGCAGAAACGGGCAAGAACGACCCGAACTATGTGCAAGCAAAAACGATTGTGAAAATCAATCGCTTGCTATTCGGTCTCGCAACGAAAGACATGCGCGCGCTCGACAACCATTCGCGCTCGTTGATCGTGAATGCAACGCTGAATGGTAAGCTCTCTAGCAAAGCAGCGTTCGCAACGCTGGTACGTGTTCAATGGGGGGAAGAGATCGAAGAAGCGCTGCGCGAGCGTAACAACTACAGCGCGGGTACGGGTTCGACGCAACTCTCTAGCACAAAAGAAATGATGCGCGTTTTGGGATTAAGCGACAACCCGAAGGGCACGAAAAACGCAGACTTCGCTTTCACCGACGAAGCTCGTACGCTACTGTGCGAACGGTTCGCGCGTCTCGCAGAACTGGTCAAGACCGCTGACAAGATCGATGCAGAGCTTGACGCAGCAATCGAAGAAGCAGCAGAGTAAATCACAAGGGCGCACTACGGTGCGCCCTTGTTTCACGTGAAACACACAAGGGAAACATCATGCACAAGATCGAAGAATACGACGAGCAAAGCGACGAATTCACGGTGCGCGCACCTGACGGGACGCGTTATTTCGCTAACGCAGAAACACTCGCGCATATGCTGAATCATTACGACGAACCGAGCGCGTTTCTTGGTATGCAGTTCACTACAACCATTAAGGTGCAAGCATGAAAAGCGAATATCTGAAACAGCAGCGCGCGACGCGCAACGACGAGATCACGCTGTGCGTCGTCGCGCTGCTGTGTGTCGTGCTGTGCATGGGCGTGCTGATTAACGCAGCAATTGAGAGTGAACAGCGCGCAGCGCAGCGCGCGAGCGACGCACGGTTAGCGCGTACGGGTTCGCGCTTATGCTTGCAAGACGGTCGCACGATTGACCAAATGCGGTTTGACGAACCCGTACGCGCGATGTCTGCGCGTTGGTGCAAACGTTAAGGGGAAAGACATGACTGACTTAGAAAAAGCAATGCAAGAGTTCGCAGCGCGTAACGGTGTGACGCAATGCGCACCCGTCACGAGCGCGAAGCAAGCAAACGAGCTTGCGAAAGCGCGACGCGTCGAACAGCGCGAACGCGAACGTGCAGAACGCGCTGCGCGCTGCGCAGAACAGAACGCAGAGAACGCGCGCTATGATCGCGAAGGTGTGTGGTACGTGGGCGGGTTCGCATCGTAGCACATACGCAACAGTAGCACGCACCGCTTGACACGGTGCGTGCGATATGCGATGTCTTAGAAAAATTTTCAACCCGAGGAGGCCCTGCCTTCCTCGACTTCCGGTCTCCGAACACCCTTCCTTACAGAATCCTGGGCGGCCGCAAAAGCCAATCCTTATACATCCAAGATCCAAACATCCACGATCCAGGATTCCACATTTCCCCACTTATCCCCGCAATTCACCAGTTATCCACAATCCCCTTGGGCCGATCCTTCGACGCCAGGCGCGAGCCATCGAAACGCCCGGCCGGCGCTGCCGCGCCTCGCCGGGGTACGTCCTGCGCGCGTGGAATGATTGCCGCCTGAATGAACAGAGGCTGGACCTCCCATTCTGCTTTCGACTCGAATGACCGGTTGCCGCTTGGGACCAGCGCCAGGTAATTTTCCCACGACAGGTCGCGATCCTTCTGCAGGGCCAGGCACTTGCCGACCAGCTCCTTGATGATGCGCTTTTGCTCTAACGGCCAGACGCCATCCCACCTATGGGCAGGCATGTCGCCGTTCTCCTGCTCGCCCAGCTGACGCCGAAGGTACAGGTAGTCCTCGTAGTTCGGGAAGGACAGGATTTTCGCCAGGTCTCTCACCAGATCACCTCCACGACGGTTTGCGGCCTGTCCGAGCCGGCGGCGCCTTGCGTTCTCGGGGTGCGCCGCACTTCCTCGCGCAGCTCCTCCATCATGTCCATCCGTGCTTTCAGGGGCATGGCGCGCCAGACGGCCTCTGAAATCGGCTCGTACTTGAGCGCCAGCGACAGCTCCACGTAGCGCTGGTAGGTGTTCACCATACGACGTCCACCGGGGTTTGCGGTTGATCGCCCTTCGGTTGGGCGGTGGCGCGCGCACGGTCGCGCATGACGCGCTGCTGGTGCTGTAGAACGTTGATCGTGATCTTGCGCATGATGGGCTTCATGTCGGTCCAGGCGTTGGCATCGATGCAGACTTCGTTGTCGAAGTGCCCGGCCAGCCAGGTGCGCATGTAGTCGTCGTAGGAGATGTTCACCAGTGGTCTCCGCCAAAACGTTCCAGTTCCTTGTTGCGTCGGTCGACGGCAGCCTGCATCTGGGCCACCATGCTCTCCTGCGCCTTCTGATCACAGCCATTCCAGACGTGCTCTGCAATAAGGCCGAAATCGTCGTCGAACCCGGCTTCCACGCGCAGTCGGCGGTAGCGCTGGTACAGGCTCATGCGTCACCCCGCTGCCAGGCGATGAAGTCCTCGGTGCCGTCGGCAAAGCCGCGCTCCCAGGCCTCGACCAGCACGGGTGTAGTGTACGGACAGGCCGGCACTTCCGTGACCAGTTCGTAGCGCCCGGTGCGCCAGCCGGCATCGAGACCGTCGGCATAAGCGTCGGCGTCAGCGGTCCACTTCACCATACCACCTCCACCGTGGTCTTCGGCGTGTCGCCCTTGCCGGTAAGCCGGTCAATCTCGTCCTGCGACGCCTCGCGCCACTCGCCGGCGCGCACGCTGGTGTCGATCGTCACGGTGGTATAGGTGATGTGCGGCACGGCACGCCCATCCCGGAACATCAGTCGCCCGGTATGGGTATCGTGACCCGGCTCGAAGTCGATGCAGATGGCGCGCAAGGTGTCGCGCCAGGTGCCGTGCGGACCCTGCACGAAGTAGCGTTTCATCACGTTCTTGCGCTGGCCACTGTCGTCGGCAGGCCTGCCGGCGCCGGCCACGCCGAGCCAGTCGATATTCGTCACCATGCGTCCACCCCGTCGGTCTTGGGTTTGTCGCCTCTTGGTGTGCCGGGGTCGACCTGGGCCTGCTTGGCCAGCGCCACGATGACGTTGCGGCGTTCCTCCTCGGGAACCAGATCGTTCCAGATCTCGTACGTGGCGGGCCTGTCCGCGCGCTTGGCCAGCCGGCACAGGCGCAGGTAGTTGTCGTAGCTGGTGTCTACCATGCTCCGCCCTCCACTTCGGTTTGCGGCACGTCGGGCAGACGCACGCGCGCGCCGGCCGCCATCTTCAGCTGGTACTCGCTCGGCTCGAAGTAGGCGTTTTCGTTGTTAGGCTCCTGCAGCACCTCGATCATGGTGCCGGATTCGACGTGGCTCATCACGTCCTTGAAGCTCCACGGGCAGTGTACGGCGACGCTGCCATCGTGCTTGATGCCGCGCCGCGTCGTGATCGCGCCTTCTCCTTCGCCGAAGTCGAACTCGATGTGGTGAATGCGGTCGTTGATCGGCTTGGCGCCTGGCAGCATGAACACGCGCTTCATGGCGTCACCAGCGCCTCGACCTGGGCCAGCGCCTCGGGCGGCAGCGTGCGCAGCTTGGCGGCAAGCTCGCGCGCGCGGGTGCGGGCATCCAGCTTGTGCTGGCGCCGGGCCGCGAAGATGTGGTCGACATTGTCCAGTCCGCCGATGATGTCGAGCATGACCTCGATCGCCTCGCCCTGCGTCAGCTTGTGGGTCTTGGCCAGCTGGTTCAGATGCTCGCGCGCTTCGGCGCTCAGGTCGATGGTGTAGCGCGGGCGCGCCGGGTTGGTGGTGCCCATGTTGTTTTCTCCCTATAAGGTTCAGTGACAACTGATTATAACGCACGCGCAAACTTATCACGCAAAAAAAGCGCCCCGAAGGGCGCTTGAAAGGCACTACATGGGAAAGGAGTCAGGCGATGTCGGCGGTGAAACCGATCGGCTTCGAGTCGTCATCGTCGTCGCCGCCCTGCACCATGAAGCGGGGCAGCTCGGGGCCGTGCGCGTCCATCTGCAGAAAGGTCAGCGCCAAGAGCGCCAGCGGGTTCTGCAGCCAGACGACCACGGCCAGGATGGCCAGGACAATCATAACATTAACGGCCAGGGTGGATTTCATGATGGTCCTTGGATAAGTCAGCGGTGAACCAACGGTAACACGCCGGCGCCGGCTGCGCAACCCCTACGCGGCCGTCATCAAGACGGGAAAGCCCAGCGCCGCCAGGTCCACATCGCGCCCGTGCTCGTGGATGAAGCGGTCGAACCCGGCAGTCTCCTTGATGATGCTCTGGCGCTGCTTGGCGTGCAGTTTCAGATGGTCGTTAAAGTCGTCGGCGAAGTCGGTCACGAAACACAGGTTCGGCCCCTTCTTTTTCGCCCGCAGGCCGCGCCCGATGCGCTGCCTGAGCGCCACCTCGGCCTTGCCGCCGCCGGCCAGGCAGACATGGCCCACGGCCGGCACGTCCACGCCCACGTCGAGGATCGTGGTGCCGATCAGGACGTCGATGTCGCCGGCGGCCAGGCGCGCAAGCGCGCGCTTCCGCTCGTCCTGGTCGTTCTCGCCGCGGATGAAGCACACGCGCAGGCCGGCCGCGCGCATGGCGGCTTCCAGCACGTCGCCATGCTTGGTCTGCTGGATCAGAACCATCGAGGTCAGGCCGTGGCGCGCGAACATGCTGCAGCGGTCCACGATGATGTCGTTGCGGTATTCGTTCTCGACGATGCCGATCCGGTACGCGCTCTGCCAGCCGGTGCCGCGAAACAGCTTGGCCGGCTTGTGGCGCAGCTGGATGAAGGTGAAGTGCGGCTGCGCCAGGATGCCGCGGTCGATCAGCATTTCCTCGCTGATCTTGATGGCGATCGGGCCGGAGCACGCCATCAGGCGCATGTTCGATTCCTGGTCGCCCTTCATGAACGGCGTGCCGGTCAGCGCCAGGCGGTAATAGGCGTTCTTGCAGTGTTTCAGGATCTGGTAGTAGCTCTCGCCCGACGCCTCGTGCGCTTCTTCGAGAATCACGAGACCGAAACGCTCCAGCAGGGCAATTACGCGCGCGCGCTCGCGCATATGTTCGTTCACCTTCACCGCGGCATCGGCGCGCAGGCTGGCCGCGATCTTCTTGCGCTCGATTTCCTGGTTTTGCTCGAATTCCTTGAGCAGGCGACGCTTTTCCGCCGGCGGCGTGCGCAATAAACCGAGCTTCGTCTCGTATTCCTTGTAGTCCTTGAGTTCTTTCTTGACGCGCGCGTCCATCATTTTTTCGAGTTCGCCCTCGACGGTCTTCTCCTCGACGCGCGCGGCGAGCGTCTGCACCATGCCGACGCAGATTTTGCGCACCGCGCGCCCGCCGCCCGCCGTCTCGTGCCCGAACTGGCCGTCGCCCAGCACGGAGCAGGCGGTGCCCATTTCCTCGAACGCGTCCTTCATCTGGTACATCAGGATGCCGCGCGTGGTCAGGAACAGGGTCGGCAGGTTGATCGAAGCGTAGGCCATGCGCGCGATGCGGCTCTTGCCGCCGCCAGTGGCCACGCGCGCGATGATCTGGCCGTGCTTGCGCAACTGCTTGACCACCTCCGGCTGGTAGTCGTAGCGCGGATCGTAGCCGAACGAGTCGATGTCGGGACGCTCCGGCCCCTGCGGCTCGGGCAGGGGGCGCTTGACGTGGCGCACCTGATAGCCTTGCGCGCGCAGCTTGGCCGAGACGTAATGCACGAAGCCGGCCGGGAAGGTGCCGGCGCGAAAGTCCAGGAACGAGCTGCGGCCATCCCAGTTGCCCTTCTTGAAGGACATGACGTGCTCGGCGCCGGCAACCGCGTACGAGAGAATCTCCTGGACCGCCAGCTTGACCACCCGGTCGGGGTCGTGCAACTTGGCGATGACGGCGTTACTGGCGATTGTGATTGTAAGGCTCATTGCGCTTGCCATTTCTCTTAGGAAGGAATAAAGTATAAGTCACGACTGACTTATCCGCAATCTCTCTGCACATGCCCACCACTCTCCTGCAGGACATCGACCCCCGGCTGCTGCAGCCGAACCCCTGGAACACGAACGTCGTGTCGCCTGACAACGAAGCCAAGATCGACGCCTCGGTCAAGCGTCTCGGCATGTTCAAACCCATCATCGTGCGCACCCTCCCTGACGGCACCCTGCAAATTCTCGGCGGCGCGCACCGGCGCGATTCCGCGATCCGCCTGCACATGACCACCGTCCCGGTGATCAACCTCGGCATCATCGACGACAAGAAAGCCAAGGAAGTCGGTATCGTCGACAACGGCCGCTACGGCGAAGACGACACGCTGGGCCTGGCCGAATTGCTGGAATCGCTGGGTTCGCCCGGCGAGCTGGCCGAATTCATGCCGTTCACGAACGCGGATTTCGAGTCGATCTTCGCTTCAAGCAATATAGCACTCGACGAGCTGGATTTGCCCGACGAATCCGGTTCGCCGGCACCGTCGCCTGCAACCAAGCCTGCCCAGACCCACGTCGTCATGCGCTTCAAGGTGCCACTGGGCGACGACGGCATGATCGCCGACGCCATCGCGCAGGTGCAGAAGCAGCAGGGCTTCACCGACGAGGACGCGCTGTCCAACGCCGGCAACGCCCTGGTCCACATCTTCAAGAGGGCGGGGTACTGACATGCCCAAGGCCCGCTTTGAATTCTGTGACGCCTGCGTCAACAGCGAAATTCCCTACGAGTGCGTGACCTGCAAGGACGGCAGCAAGTTCGAGGCGGCCGACGCCGTCGAGGAGCTGACCGTCCACGAGCTGCGCATGATGACCATCCCCACCGAAGACGACGAATAATGGACAACCAACACAGAAAAATTCGTGGCTACCGCGAGCTGTCGCAGGCTGAAATCGACCTGATGAACAAGATCAAGGAACAAGGCCTGGCCCTGGCAGCGCTGATCACCGAGGTCCAGCTGCACCACAAGGCCCAGCGCGCGGCGTGCACCCAGACGCCGACTGCCGCCGGCGACGAGCAAGAGCAGGAGCGCCTGCGCCTGGCCGAGCCGGAGCGCTGGGCCTCGATTGGCCGCACCCACTTCCAGGAAGGTCTGATGGCCTTGACGCGCAGCGTGGCGCAGCCGGGGTTCTTCTGATGACGCCCGCTGACGTATTCGTCTGGACCTGCACGATCACGACATGCTGCCTGGTTGTCGGGGCCGGCGTGGGCCTGCTGGCGCTTGGCTTTAACGCGCTCGAAAAGGAGATTTTCAAATGATCGCCTGGTGGATTCTACCGCTGGCCATCAGCGTGTCCTGCCTGCTTACGATCGCCTGGTGGTGTGACGAGAACATGCCCTACCGCAGCCTGATGGCGGCCGTCGCAGTATTCCTCGCCATCGTGCCGAACGCCATCGTCTGGGTGTTTGCCTTCCTGATTTCCCGAATGATGCCATGACCGACCACAACATCCAGATGTGGGACACCTCCCGTCCCAAACCCTACGCGCTGAACGCCAAGATTCACGACGACGCGCAGGTGACGAAGATCGCCGCCTCGATCCAGAAGTTCGGTTGGCGCGGCAATCCCATCGTCGTCGACGAGAACGAGGTGATCCTGGCCGGCCACGGCCGCCGCCTGGCCGCCCTGAAGCTGGGCCTGAAGCAGGTGCCGGTGGTCCAGATGAAGGACATGACCGAGGACGAGAAGCGCGCGTATCGTCTGGCCGACAACCGCGTCGCCATCTCGAACCTGGACGCCGACATCCTGGCTCAGGAAATCGAGGGCCTGGACTTCGACCTGAACGAGTTCTTCGACGCCAAGGAAATCAGCTTCGTCACCGCCGACCTCGGCACCCTGAACGAAAGCGCCTTCGTGGCCGACCTGGACGCGGAAATCGACGCCCAGAGCGCCGAGACGACGGCAACGATCGCCGCGGCCGCCGACAAGCCGGTGCCGGTCGCCAAGGCGCTCGGCTTCAAGACCATCAAGGGGGCCGACGAACGGGCCGTGGCGCGCTTCATGGCCACGATCGAGGCCGACACCGGCAAGACCGGCGTCGACGCCTTCATGGCCTTCGTACGTAGCGTGGTGGGCAAATGAGGGACGACGTCTGCTTCTGGATTGCCCGCCATCTGCCGCGGCGCCTGGTGTACTGGTGCGCGGTGCGTCTGATGGCGCATGGCGCCGCCGCCAACCCGACCCGCGAAGTGCCGGCGATGACCGGCATCGACTACCTGATGGCTTGGAGGAAGCGATGACCGAGCTGAAACGCGGCCGCCTGACCATCAGGGGCAACCAGACCACGAAGGGCTTCGGCTGCCACTGCAGTGGCCCGGCCTACGGCACCGAGTTCTGCCTGTGCGAACTGGCCCGGATGCAGGCCGAGCAGGAGGAGCGCGGTGACGATGACGACGATTACGAGGATCGCAAGAAATGACCACTTTTACCATCGACAAGCGCTTCCACACGACCGTGGAGCGCACCGACCGCGTGCTGGAAATCGCCGAAGCGTTCGGCCTGGGCCTGGACGACAAGGAATTCGTCGTGTTCGACCAGCAGCCGATCGACATCGAGCAGGGTGACGTCGTCTACGTGACGGGCCAGTCGGGCGCCGGCAAATCCACCGTGCTGCGCGAGCTGGCGGCCCAGATGCAGGCCGCCGGCCTGGCCGTGACCGACATCGACGCCATCCCGCTGCTGGACAAGCCGCTGATCGACCAGATCGGCAAGACCACCCAGGAGGCGCTGAACTTCCTGTCGATCGCCGGCCTGAATGACGCCTACCTGTTCATCAGGAAGCCGGCCGAGCTGTCCGACGGCCAGCGCTACCGCTTCCGCCTGGCCAAGCTGATCGAGTCGGGCGCGCGCGTCTGGGTCGCCGACGAGTTCCTGGCCGTGCTCGACCGCACCACCGCCAAGGTGATCGCGTTCAACCTGCAAAAGACCGCGAGAAAGACCGGCGCCACCCTGATCGTGGCCACCACCCACACCGACATGGTCGACGACCTGGCGCCCAACCTTTACGTGGAGAAGCGTTACAGGGAAAAGATCCAGATCATTCGCGCGCCAGAGGGCATGAAGAATGTCTAAGGCGGGCATCTACCGGATCAGCAACCGCGAGAACGGCAAGTTCTATGTCGGCAGCGCGGTCAACCTGGAAAAGCGGTTCTACCTGCACCGCAACCAGCTCGACCTCGGCAAGCACCGGAACAGCCACCTGCAGCGCGCCTGGGACAAGCACGGCGCCGACGCCTTCGACTTTACGGTCCTGCAGTACGTCGAGGACAAGACGCAGCTGGTGGCGATCGAGCAGAACTGGATCGACACCCTGCGCGCTACCGAGCTCGGCTACAACATCTGCAAGGTGGCTAACAGCCGCCTGGGTGTGAAGGCCAGCGACGAGACCAAGGCGCGCATGTCGGCGGCAATGGCCGGGAAGACGCACACCGAAGAGACCCGAAAGAAAATGTCGGCCGCCAAGGCCGGCGTACCGAAACCACCACGATCGGCTGAGCATCGCGAAAAGCTCGGCGCCGTCCACCGCGGCAAGATCGTGTCCGAAGAAACGCGCGCAAAGCTGCGCGCCGCGCGAGCTGCACGCGAAGCACGTCGCGCACCCGAAGGAATGAAGAATGCATAACACCCACAACACCGCCTTTTTCGACGACGTGCTGAAGGCATCCTACGCCGCGCCGGTCGTGGTCATGTTCCACGCCAGCTGGTGCGGCCCGTGCCGCGGCATGAAGCCGCTGGTCGAGGCCATGGCGGCCGAACTGGGCTTCACCCTGGTCGGCGTTGACGCCGGCGAGCAGCGCGACCTGGCTGCCATGGAAGGCGTGCGCGGCGTGCCGACCATCATCGTCTACAGAAACGCGGTCGCGGTCGGTCAGCCCTCGGTCGGCGGCAAGACCGAAGCCCAGCTGCGCAGCTTCCTGGCTGCGGCGGGGGTATGACCATGTTCCATACGCTCGCACACAAGCAGACCCGCCCGGTCGACACCAAGGAGAAGAAATGACCGCCGACAATTTCGTCCACTGGCTGCAGGGCTTTTTCGACTGCATGGACGGCAAGCCGCTGCTGCCGGCCGACGTGGCCAAGATCCAGATGAAGATGGCCGAGATCGACAGCAAGCCGAGCCAGCACGTCAGCTTCCCGCCCGGTATCCGCGGCCTGGGCACCGGCGGGCCGGTCGCCACCGACCTGCTGTACCGGGGCGGCACCGTCGGCGTACCGTTCTCCACCTCGCGCGCACACCCGACCGACCCGAACATCGCCCTGTGCAGCTCCGGCGTCAGCGGCAGCCTGGTCGCCGCCGGCACGCTGGACGCATCCGCCGTGACCGCCTCGCGCGAGGTGGCGCAATGAGCTGGATGGCCATCCTGATGATCATCTTCGGCGGAGGCAAGAAGTGAATACCGGCCTTCTAATTTTGGTGATTTTAGCAATCATGATCTGGTTTTTGAGGGGTCGCAAATGACGACCATCATCGACAACGCGGACGTGCGCATCGTGCGCCGCGCCATGCCTGCCAACCACACGCTGTCGCTTCTGGACCGCATCTACGTCGAGCGCGGCACCAAGGCGGACTGGGATCTGCTGCACGAGCTGCACTACAAGGCCGAGCGTCTCGGGATCGGCCCGAAAATCTACCGCTGCGTGCTCGATGGCCAGGTGATCGGCGTGGGTGTGATGACGGTGCCGAAAATGCTGCTTTCGGGCCGCAACGAGGCCATGCCGCACATGCGTCCCAACGTGGACGGGCGCGACACGCGCCTGATCAACCGCACACGCGCGCTGTGGCTCAACGCGCACGCCTGCACCAACAGCCGCCTGGTGCTGGACACGATGTACCGCGGCGCCGGCATCGCGTACCGCATGCAGAACCTCATGATGCGCATGACCGGCTGCCGCTACGTCGAATTCCAGTCGTCGATGAGCAAATTCAACCCGTTCGCGGCGAAGGCCGGCATGCGCTTCACGAAACCCAAGCGCAGCTCCAACTACGAGAAGGGCCTGGCCTTTTTCCAGCGCTGGTTCGAGAGCGTGCCGATGGATTATGTCGGCATCAAGGCGGAAATCGACGCCATGCCGCCGGCGGTACAGACAAAGTGCATCGCCGAGATGCGCAAGTTCTACTACACCTGCTCGTCGATGGAGAAATCCGGCGACAACCGCGCCAATGGCACCACGCGCGTCGACGCGATGGCGGTCGGCTACCTCTTGAAAAGCCTGCAGCAGCTCGTGCTGGCCAGTCCGCTGTACGGGATTTTCGAGAACCCCGATTTCTGCCACCCGCTGCCAGCGCGCCTGCCGCTGGTCGCGTTCGACAATCAATCCCTCGGGTCGCCACTCGATTTGGAAGCCGCCTACGTGCAAATGGGCCGCATTCCGGTCGTCGACGACCTGACCAACCCGGAAGACGAAGATGCACCTGACAGCCAAGCAGATTGAACTTTTGCGCGTGATCGGCGCCGGCGGGCCGGATGGTTCGTGCGACCTGGACGAAATTCTCGCCAACGTGCGCTACCAGACCACCAAGGCCAGCCTGCAGTTCTCGATCCGCGCGCTGGTCAACCACGGCCTGATCGAAAAGCTGGCGGTCGAGAAGCGCCGCGGGCGCCAGCGCCGGCCGATCGGCCTGACGGAAATGGGTCGCGCACTGGCCGGCACCGGCAAGAAGTCCGAAGCCGCGGTGTTGGTCGCGCCCGAGGATGACTTTCTGGACGAAATCATCGAGTTGTCATAATGGGTACGTTTTTACGATGTGAAAAACGTACTCAGGATGACAACACTCCCGCGACTTATCTCACGCAGGATTTTGCGGGCGATAAGTACCAAAAGTTACCCGCTTCCGCGCGAGATAAGTACCAAAAGTTACTCCATTCCGCGGTTTCTGCGTGAGATAAGTCGCCAAAAACAGTGGAAAAACGATGCTTTTTGGAACTTATCATTTCCCGGATGAAACTTATCACTCGGGGTCTCTTCTATAAAGTATTTAATACTTATAGAGAGTAAGAAGTAAGAAGTAAAAAGTATTTCGGAAAATCCGCGGAGTGATAAGTTTCCCGGATGCAATGATAAGTCCGGGCGCGGAAGGATCGCGGAATGGAAAACCTGCGGCCCGAAAATAAGTCATCACTGACTTGACACCGGACCCCGGACGGGTTACAGTGCGTCCATATTGTTCTCCAATGGGCGCCCTTCTCCCAGCGCCCATTTTTTTTGCCTTGAAGGAATAGAACAGTGACAGCAGCACCGAAGACCACGAAACACCGCCTGTCCGCGAAGCAGTGGGCCGAGGCGGAAGCGCTCTGGGAGAGCGGCACCGTCACGTACGAAGACCTGATGAAGAAGTTCGGCCTGGCCCAGTCCAGCTTCGAGCGCCACTTCAAGAAGACCGGCACGGTCAAGGGTGCGCGCGCCGCCGCCATCAAGGCGAAGGTCGACGAGAAGCTGGCTACGGCCGCGATCGACGAAGCCACCGTCATCGCCGCCCGCATCAAGGAGACCAAGGAGCAGCACTACACGATGTCGGCCAACCTGTCCAAGCTGGCCTACGCGGAAATCCTGCAGGCGAAGAAGGACGGGCACCCGGTCGCGGTGGCGCTAAACAACCTGAAAGCCCTCGACAAGGCGATGGACGTGCTGGCCAAGGGTCGCGCCGAGCGTTACGCGATCCTCGGTCTGGACCGCCCGGACGCCGTCAACCCGGACGAGCTGCCGGAACTGGTCATTTCCGAACTGACCGCGGAGCAGATCGAGGAGCTGCGCAAACGCGACGAGGCGGACCTGGACGAGGTGCCGACCGGCGCCAACCAGAACGCGGTGCAGGCGGACGAGGTCGATGACGACCTCGAGGACGACGGCGACGCCGTGGTCGAGGAGTCCTGATGGCCGGCAAGGCGTCGCTCAAGCTGCACCCGAAGCAGATGATGGTGTACCGCTGCGAGAAGCGCTTTCGCGTGGTGGTCGCCGGTCGCCGCTGGGGCAAAACGGCGCTGTCGCGCGTCCTGATTATCACCCGCGCCAGGAAACGCAAGAGCAAAATCTGGTACGTCGCGCCGACCTACAAGATGGCCAAGCAGATCATGTGGAACGATCTGCTGGAAGCCGTGCCAAAGCGCTGGATCAGGAAGGTCAACGAGACGCGCCTGGAAATCACCCTCGTCAACGGCACCATCATCGAGCTGAAAGGCGCCGACAAGGGCGACTCGCTGCGCGGCGTGGGCGTGGACTTCCTGGTGCTGGACGAATTCCAGGACATCGACCCCGAGACCTGGACCAAGGTCTTGCGTCCGACCCTGGCCGACCGCCAGGGTCACGCGATCTTCATCGGCACGCCCAAGGCCTACAACTACCTGTACACGCTGTACCAGTACGGCCAGCGCGGCGACATCTACCTCGACGAGAACGGCCGCGAGCGCAAGAACCAGTGGGCGTCGTGGCAGTTTCCGACCATGACCTCGCCCTTCATTCCGCTGTCGGAAATCGAGGCGGCCAAGCAGGACATGGACGAGAAATCGTTCAACCAGGAGTTCAACGCCTCCTTCGAGACCATGAGCGGCCGGGTCTACTACCCGTTCGACCGCATGGAGCACGTCGGCAGCTACCCGTTCAATCCAAAGCTGCCGATCTGGGTCGGCATGGACTTCAACATCGACCCGATGTCCACCGTGATCTACCAGCCGCAGAAGAACGGCGAGCTGTGGGCGGTGGATGAAATCGTGCTGTTTTCGTCCAACACCGAGGAAATCTGCGAGGAGCTGGAAAAGCGCTACTGGCGCCATCTGGTCCAGATCGTGATGTATCCCGACCCCGCCGGCGGCCAGCGCCAGCACGCGCGCGGCGAGACCGACCTCGATATCCTGCGCGAGAAAGGCTTCAAGCGCATCAAGTACCGCAAGAAGCACCCGGCCGTGGCCGACCGCGTCAACGCCGTGAACCGCATGCTGAAAGCGGCCGACGGCACCATCCGGCTGCGCGTGGACGAGAAGTGCAAGCATTTCATCAACGCCCTGGAGCAGACCATCTACAAGCCAGGCTCGCGCGACGTCGACAAGACCGGCGGCACCGAACACAGCGCCGACGCCGGCGGTTACTGCATCGAGCTGGAATTCCCGGTGCGTAAGGTGGAAATCGGCGGCATGTCGCGATAGGCTTGACATATAAGTCACCACTGAATTACCATCGGAATCCTATGAGCACAGACCTGCAGATCACCAAGCCCGGCGCCACCGGCGTCATCGACCCGAAGGACGAAAGCAACTTCGCCGTGCCGGTGATGACGGACGACCAGAAGCGCCTGCGCGCGCTGATCACCCGCCGCCATCCCGAGTATTCGGACAAGATGAAGCACTGGGAATTCCTGTGCGCCACCTACGAGGGTGGCCGCGACTGGTTCAAGGCTGGCAACATCTTCCGCTACATCAAGGAAGGCGACGGCGAGTATCGCGACCGCGTGGCGCGCTGCTACCGCTTCAACCACTCGCGCGAGGTGGTCGACCTGCTCAACAAGTACCTGTTCAAGCAGAACATCACCCGCAGCACCGACGCCCCGGAAAGCGTCAAAGCATTCTGGGACAAGTCCACCAAGAACGGGCTGGGGATTCGTGACTTCGTGCGCCAGGCGGGCAAGAAAGCGTCGGTATCGGGCCGGATCGGGGTCGTGATCGACAACAACGCGCAGGGTGACGTCGTCACCAAGGCGGACGAGAAGGAAGCTGGCGTGCGCACCTACGGCTACATCGTCAGTCCGACCCAACTGCTCGACTACGACTTCGACGAAGACGGCGACCTGAACTGGATTCTCATCCAGGAAGTCGCGCGCGACGCCGCCGATCCGTTCACCTCCAGTGGCGCGCAGGTCGAGCGCTACCGCCTGTGGGACAAGCAGACCTGGCGCCTGTTCGAGGAGCGCCAGATCGGCCGCAGCGGCAAGACTCGCGTGGTCGAGATCGCCAACGGCGAGCATGGCCTGGGCGAAGTCCCGGTGATCCTGCACGACCACATCATCAGCGACGAGGACTACGCGCCGCAGGCCCTGATCGACGACATCGCCTACCTGGACCGCGCGGTCGCGAACTACCTGTCCAACCTGGACGCGATCATCCAGGACCAGACCTTCTCGCAGCTGGCCATGCCGGCGCAGAACGTGCTGCCGGGCGAGGACAACTACAACAAGCTCTTGGAAATGGGCACCAAGCGCATCTTCCTGTACGACGGCGAAGGCGGCGCGCAGCCGTTCTACCTGTCGCCGGACCCGAAGCAGGCCCAGATGATCCTGGCGGTCATCAACAAGATCATCAACGAGATTTACCACACCGTCGGCCTGGCCGGCGAGCGCACCAAGCAGGACAACGCGCTCGGCATCGACAACAGCTCCGGTGTGGCCAAGGCGTATGACTTCGAGCGCGTCAACGCGCTGCTGCAAGCGAAAGCGGACAGCCTGGAAGTGCTCGAGAACCGGATCGTCCGGCTGGTCGCGCTGTGGAATGGCGAGGAGAACAAGGTCGACAAGCCCCTGGTTTCGTACCCGGACAACTTCGACACCCGCGGCCTCTACGACGAATTCGACATCGCGGCCCGCCTGATGCTGGTCGATGCGCCGAAGGAAGTGCGTCAGCACCAGATGGAAATGGTCATCGACAAGCTGTTCCCGCAGCTGGCCGAGGATCTGAAGACCAAGATGCTCGACGCGCTCAAGGACTGGCCGGTAGACCCGGTCGAGCAGGCCGCCGCGATGGCACAAGCCACCGCCCCTGACCAGGCCGCGCTCCAGAAGGGCGCGGCCAAGCAGACGGCCGGCGAAACACTGAGCAACAACTAACCCACCCGTGGCGCCCAGCGAACCGGCGCCACACAACCACCACCCACTGATGGCCGAGAGATAGGCCCGAAAGGTAAAACGATGCACCCGAAATACTGGAAATTCCCTGGCGCGGCATACCGTGACGCAGCAACCGGCGACGAGGGCGGCAAGTCCGCGGGCGGCTCCGGCGGCAACGAGCCGAGCGACGCGGACAAGGCTGCGGCCGAAAAAGCTGCTGCCGAAAAGGCCGCCGCTGACGCCGCGGCGGCCGCCGGCAAGCCGACCGACGCGGAAGCCAAGCTGCTCAAGGAAGTCATGCAGAAGAAGGAAGCCCTGAAGGCGCTCGAAGCCGAGGCCGCAGCCGCCAAGGCGCGCCTGGCCGAATTCGACGGCGTCGACCCGGCCGAAATCAAGAAGCTGCTGGCCGAGCGCAAGAGCGCCGAGGAAGCGGCGCTGGCCGCCAAGGGCGACTTCGAGACGCTGAAGGCGCGTATGGCCGAGGAGCACACCAAGGTCACGTCCAGCCTGTCCGACCAGATCAAGGCGCTGCAGGAACAGCTGGCCGCCAAGGACCGCGTGGTCGACGAGCTGTCGATCGGCAACCAGTTCGGGCAGTCGCAGTACATCACCAAGGAGCTGACCCTGACCCCGGCCAAGGCGCGCGCCCTGTATGGCGCCCACTTCGACCTGGAAGACGGCAAGGTGGTCGGCTACGACAAGCCGCGCGGCGCCGCCGGCCGCGCGCCGCTGGTCGACCAGCGCGGCGACGCGCTGCCGTTCGAGCAGGCGATGGCGCGCATCATCGAAGCGGACCCGGACAAGGATTCGCTGCTGCGCTCGAAGGTCAAGCCCGGCGCCGGCAGCCAGTCGGCCACCAGCGCCAAGCCGGTCGACGCCAGTCGCTCGACCAACCTGGAACCGTCGGCCAAGATCGCGGCCGGCCTGGCCAGCCTGAATCTGCTGGGACAGGCGCCACTGTAAGGCCGAGTCGTGAGTAAGTCACCGGTGACTTGACAATTTCCTCAAAATAGGATATTGTCTCGCCTCAACCGGTGACTAGAGCGACTTAGGCCCGAGTAACGAAACTCACTTTTTCTTTCTCTTTAAGGAATCGAAGAATGCCTTTGCTGCGCACCGAAGCCGAGGGTTTGAGCAACAACCAGCTCATCTCCGGCGTCATCGACGAAATCATCGACCGCGATGATATGTTCGCCATCCTGCCTTTCGTTCGTACCGAAGGCAAGGCGTACATGTACAACCGCGAAAAGACCAATGCCGGCGCCGACTGGCTCGACCCGAACGATCCGATCAATGAATCGGCATCGACCTTCCAGGAAGTCGTGGCGAAGCTGCGCATCCTGGCTGGCGACGTGGACATCGACAAGTTCCTGCAGGCGACCATGAGCGACACCAACAACCAGATGGCGACCCAGATCGCCAAAAAGGCCAAGGGTGTTGCGCGCGCGTTTCATATCGCGATGGCCACCGGCGATTCGACCGTGGACCCGAAGGTGTTCGACGGTCTGCCGAAACTGCTGGCTGACGCGCAAGCCTACTCGGCCACGGCCGGCGGCTCGCAGATCGTCTCGGCTGGCGCCAATGGCAATCCGCTGACGCTGACGATGCTGGACGAACTGTGCGACGCGGTGCCGAACGGCGCCGACGTCATCGTGATGCGTCGCGGCACGATCCGCGCCTTCCGCGCCCTGCTGCGCGCCACCTACGGCACCGACGCCGTGATGCAGCAGCTGGAGAACTTCGGTCGCCCGATGCTGACCCACAACGGCATCCCGGTCATCATGAACGAGTTCCTGGCCGGTAACGAGACCAAGGGTTCCAACAACAACACCTGCTCGGTCTACGCGCTGCGCCTGAACGAGACGGACGGTCTGCACGGCCTGTACGGCGGCGACAACGCCGGCATCGTGGTCGAGAACATCGGCACGGTGCAAAACAAGGACGCGACGCGCATCCGTCTGAAGTGGTACACCGGCATGGCCCTGAAGTCGACCCGCTCGATTGCCGGCCTGCAAGGCGTCACCAACATCTAATCGTTGCGACTCAGTCACGACTGATTTAGAATGAAAGGCGGGCTTCGGCCCGCCTTTTTCACATTCAAGGACCGAACATGAAAATCCGCCTGACCCAACCGGGTTATGAATCCTTCACCGGCCAGATGGGCACGGTGTTCTTCGAGAACGGCCTGTCGACGACCGATGTGCGCCCGAACGACGCCGTGCGCATGGCCGCCCAGTTCCTGTGCGAATGGGAGGACGGCAGTACCGCCAGCGTGGCCCAGTCGATCCTGGACCACTCGCATGCGACCGTCCACACGATCGGCGTGGCGCAGAACGCCGACCAGGCCTTGTCCGCCGAAACCGCGTACGCGGCCCGGCTGGCCGGCGCCGAACTGCAGCCGGATGGCACGGAAGCTCCGGCGCACCGCTATACCGAGGACGAGCTGGCCGCGGTGGCCGACAAGGATGGCATCAAAGGTCTGCGCGCCATCGCCGACCCGCTCGGCATCAAGGGCAACGCGATCGCCGAGCTGATTCGCGCCATTCTGGCCAGGCAGGAGTAATCGATGAACGTGTTCTCCGCCGGCACCGACGTGACGATGTATGTGCCGCTCCAGGACGCCAGCGGCAACCTGCTGAACGTCACGGCGGTTCAGTACCGCGTGGTCGATCAGAATGGCAGCGAACTGGTTGCCAGTACGGCGCTGGATGCCTTCGCGCCTGGCAGTGAGACCGCCGACATCACCGTGCCGGCGGAGAGCAACGTTCTGGCGGCCGGCAGCGCGCGCGATCTGCGCGCCATCGAGCTGACCTGCGTCATCGACGACGTCAACACGATCGTCCTGCATGCGGCCTACGCCATCCAGGTGGCCGACGCGCTGGTGGTCGGCGTCAACTCGTTCGCCACCTTCGTTCAGGCCCACTTCGCGGCGCTGTCGATCCCCGCCCTGGACGCCTGGAAGGCCGCGTCCGAGCAGGAACAGACCGAGGCCCTGATCGAGGCCAGGTCGCACATCGTCCGGCTCAACTTCGCGCCGCTCAACAGCAACATCAACTGGGGCCAGGACAGCCTGAACTTCATCCCCGAGGGCGCGTACGACACCAACTACATCGGCAGCTCGGACATGTTCATGTTCAACGGCAGCCTGGAATTGCTGCGCCCGGACCAGTTCGCGAAACTGCCGTCGCGCTTCATCGAGGCGCTGATCAAGGCCCAGGTGGCCGAGGCCGATTACATCCTGGGTGGTGGCGACATCGAGAAGAAGCGCCAGGATGGTCTGATCATGGACAACATCGGCGAGTCGCGCCAGAGTTTCAGGCAGGGCAAGCCGCTGCAGTTGCCGGTGTGCCGCAAGGCGCTCGGCTACCTATCCTACTTCGTCACCTTCAAACAACGCATCGGCCGATAATGGAATACGACCGTTTCGCATCCAGCCTGCGCGCCGACTATGCCGGCTTCGCCGCCAACCTCGTCGCCCGCTACCTGGCCGCAGCCGCCGCCGGGCGCGGGATCGAAGCGGTTTCCGGGTTTCGCGTACAGGGTCTCGCGGACATCAGCGCGCTCTTGGGGCGCGCCATCGCGCGCACCAACGACTACCTCGCCCCGCTGGGCGCGGCGACCATCACCGACGCGCGCGAGAAGCCCTTCCTGAATCAGCTGCGCCAGATCGCGCTCAAGAACCTGAACGACCTGATCGTGAAACTCATGGGCGGCGCCGGTCGCATGGCCGACGTCTTCAACCGGCCGGCGGGCGCCGTCGGCCTGCTGCTGCAAAAGAAGCTGGAAGCGCCGCCGCGCCTGCTTGTCCGCGACCGCGCCGGCCGCGCCTGGCAAGCCGAGACGTTCGTGGCCAGCCTGGCGCGCGATTTTGCCTACCAGAGCTACCTGGACAGCGTGATCGAGCGCCTGGACGCCGCCGGCGTCGACATGGTGCAGGTGGTCTACCCGGACCCGACCCACGAGCACCACGGCATGCCACTCAGGCTCGACGAGGTCGGCCTGATCCGCAAGACCATCTTCCATCCGAATTCCAACGCCACGCTGGTGCCCTATGTTCAAGCCGAATAAGACCTGCCGCATCCAGCTCGCCTCGGGCAAGAACGACGTGTTCGGCCAGCCGATTCCCGGCCCGTTCGTGACCGAGCGCTGCGCCATCGTCAAGCTGGAAGTGTCGAATGAAAAATCCAGCGTGCGCGCCGATTCGTCAGCCACACGCGGCAACGCGATCGAGGAGGAGGTCACGTCGGTGATCCTTCTGGCCCCGACCACGCGCGCCAACAAGAACGACATCATCGACGTGGCGGGCGTCAAGCTGCGCGTCGTCTTCAAGCACCCGCGCTTCGACGTCGGCGGCCGTCTGGACCACTACGAGGTGCGCGCAACCATGTGGAGTCAAGAATGAACGTCATGCCGCTGGCGAACCTGCTGGAAGGCGCGGGCCTGGCCAAGAAGGGCGAGACCCTGTTCGTCAACATGCTGCCGGCCGAGGCCAGGCAGGCGGTGCTGCTGAGAAGTCCACTGAATGGCACGCCGATCGACTACGAGCTGCCAGGCTACTTCCACGCCCAGTTCACCGTCGTGGTCAGGACGCCGGCTGCCGACTACGAGGCCGGCCTGGAGCTGATCGACAGCGTCACGCAGGCCCTGACCCTGTCGGAAGCGCAGGTCGAGAACCAGTTCTACAACTACTGCCGCCCGAAAACGCTGCCCGTCACCTTCCCGCTGTCCAAGGGCAACCTGCTGGAAACCTCGATCCAGTTCGAGGCGAACTACGTGGAGTCGCCGTGACCCTCGTCGTCGAAGGCATCCTTGGCGTCGAGCAGATGCTCCTGAACCTGGATACGCAGGGCCGAAAGCGCGTGGTCAAAAGCCTGTATGCCCAGGCGCTCAAGCTGCGCGACCTGGCCAGGAAGTTCGCCCCGGTCGACGATGGCAACCTGGAAAAGGCCATCCTGATTCATCCCGAGAGACTGGAGGGCGCGATCCGCGATGAGCGCGGCCGCTTCGCGCGCCAGGAAATCGAGGTCTACATCGACATGGAGATGCCGGTCCCGGAGCGCCCCGGCAAGACGGTCGGCGACTATGCCTACGTGGTGCACGAGCATGTCACGCCCTACGGCCCCAAGAATCTCGGCCCGCTATCCGAGCTGAAGCAGGCCGGCCAGAGTGAAATCGTCGGCGGTGGCTTTCTCGAGCGCGCCGCCGAGGAAATCGAGGAGCAACTCGACGATGTTCTGCTGGACATTCTTCACGACTTGTAGTATTAGCCAAATGGACTGAACTGTGGTATAGTCGCCGCTCAGTCATGACTGACTTATTCCCCTTTGCAAAGGAGCTGTAAATGGCAAGTAACACCAAGAACGTCAAGCTGGGCGTGTGCAAGGTGATCTACGACGGCGTGGATCTCGGCTACACCCAGGGCGGCGTCGAGGTTTCGGTGAAATCCGAAACCCACAAGGTCAATGTCGACCAGTTCGGCAAGACCACGATCAACGAATACATCATGGGGCGCGACGTGACCGCCAAGGCGCCGCTGGCCGAGACGACCATCGACAACATGGTCGCGATCATGCCGGGCGCCACGATGTCGACCACGGGCGGCACGGTGGCCACCGGCACCATCACGGTGACGACCAACCCGCTGACCGGCGACACCATCATCGTCAACGGCGTGACCCTAACCTTCAAGACCGCGGCCGCGCTGCCGACCGAAGTGACGATCGGCGCCGCCGCCGCCAACACCGCCGCCAACCTGGCCGCCGTGCTGAACGCCTCGACCCTGCCGGGCCTGGCCGCCGCGTCGTACAGCGCCGCCGCCGCCGTCGTCACCGTCAAGTACGGCAACCAGCTGGTGTACGGCACCGCGGGCAACCCGTCGGCCGACGGCAACGCCTTCACGCTGAACGCGGGCACGGCCGGCGCCAAAGTCACCATGTCGGGCGCGACCCTGGCCGGTGGCGCCGACGCCACCAGCCGCTCGGTGGTCGTGACCTCGGGCACCGGCGTGGACCTGCTGTCGATCGCCAAGGAGCTGCGTCTGCACCCGACCAACAAGCCGGACACCGACGTGTCGGAAGACTTCGTCATGCCGCTGGCGGCGACCTCGGGCGGCCTGAACTTCGCCTACAAGCTGGAAAACGAGCGTATCTACGACGTCGAGTTCACCGGCTACCCGGACCCGGTCACTGGCAAGCTGTTCACCGTCGGCGTATAATTCAGTCACCACTGACTAACCCAAGCCAGGCCCGCAGTGATGCGGGCCTGCTTTTATCAAGGACCATCCCGTGAAAATCCTGAACCTCGACAAGCTCGACACCAGCACCGGCCGCCAGCTGACCATCGACGGCAAGAATTATCCGATCCACTCGATGAGCGTGGAAGACTTCATCGCCACGAGTCGCAAGGTCGACGAAATCATCGAGAAGAACGCCGGCGTGGCCGAGCAGCTGGAATCGACCATTGACGCGATTCTGCGTCAGGTGCCGGACCTGTCGCGCGAGAAACTGGCTAAGTTTCCGCCGCAAACGCTGCAGACGATCGTCCAGTTCATCCAGGGCGAGGACGTCGAGGGCGCCGAGGAAGCCGCGGCCGAGGCAGCGGGAAAGTAGACGACCCGAAAGTGGAGGAACTCGACTTCGGGTTCTTCTTCTGTCGGGTCTCCCACTTCTATTCGATGGGTTACGGAGAGGTGATGCGCTTGCCGATTCGTACGTTCTGGCTGATGGCTTCCAACATCGACCGGATCGAAGCCCGCAAAGACATGCGCGCCATTACCGTCGCCCAGTTCGCCCAGGCGACGCCCGAAGGTGTGCAGCAGTTCCGCGACGCACTGGTGATCGAGGCCGGTTCCATCGTCAAAATGGACGATACCCCGACCGATCCGCGCGCAGCGAAGCGTGACGATGCCGGTTTCGCCGATTTGCGGCGCATGGCCGGAGAGAGTATTGGATCGCCAACAATGAGGTAAGTCATGCCAGTAGGTAAGGAAATCAAAGTCAGTCTGTCGCTCGACGACAGCGGCTTTTCCGTCAAGGTAAAAGGCGCCGGCCAGGCCGCGCGTGATCTGCAACGCACCCTTGGCGGCCTTGCCGGGCAAACCGACAAGACCGAGGCTGCGGTTGGCGAACTGGCAAGCAGCTTCAAGGGCTTCACCGAGAATTTTGGAGCCATGCAAAAGCAGCTGGCGGCGTCGGTTGAAACATTGACCGGCGTCGTCACGCGCAGTTTTACCGACATGTCCGCGCGCACGCGCGCAAGTACGAAAGAAGCCGAGGATTCGGCCACCCGCCAGATCAACGCGCGCGAGCGCGTGCTGCGCAACGAAATCGACACCAACCGCAAGCTGATGGAGTCGCGTACCAAGATGTACGCTGACCTCAAGCGCGCCGAGAACGACGCTGTCAACCGCGCGCTGGCCGCGAAAAACGCAATCGACGCGCGTCGCGATTCCTACATGAAGGCGCCGATCGGCTCGCCCGGCGCCAGCTATTCCAGCTATGCGGCCGACACCGAGGCGCTCCAGAAGGAAGTCGCGCTGCATGAGCGCAACGCCGCCGTCATTGGCCAGGAGGCTGCCAAGGCAAGTCAGCTGATCGCTGTCATGCGCGAGGAGCAGGCTGTGCGCAATGCCGGCCTGGGCGCGTTGCAGAAGGAACGCGAGATGGCCAGCGTCACCGCGGCCATCGCCAAGTCGAACGCCGCCGAGGTTGCGCGCGTCAAGCAAATTGCCGCCGCGCGCGCCGCGCAGGCGGCGAGAGACGAGCAAAAGGGCGCGGAGGACGCTGCGCGCCTGGCCAAGCAGCTCTCCAACGAGCAGGTCGCCGGCAAGCGCGCCGAGGAGGCGGAAAAAACCCGTATCGCCCGCGAGGCGGCGGCTGAACGCGCCCGCATCGCGCGCATGGAGGCGGAGCAGCAGCGCCGCGAAATGAAAGCCGTCGCCGACATGTGGAAGGGCATGGCGGCGATGTATTCCGGCGCCAAGATCAGCGGCGGGCTGATAGCCGGCATCAAGGAAGCCGACGATTACGAGCGCGTCATGGAGCGCATGCGCGCCATGAACATCGACGGCGCGCAGGGTCAGCGCAACACGCTGGCAATGGCCAAGCGCGTACAGGACGAAAACCCGAACATCTCCAAGACCGAGGCGCTGAAAGTCACGCTGGCAACCACTGCCGGCGCGGTCACGACCGATCCGGCCATTGTCGGCCGCGTGGTGCCGGAAATCGCCAAGTTCACCACCGTCATGACCCGCCTGTTCCCCGAACAGGCGCACAACATCGAGCAGTTCACGCAGAACATGATGGGCGTGATGGAGGCGCGCGGCATCGCCAAAGACCCCGACAAGATGATCGCGGCGCTTGACAACCTGGCGCGCGCCCTGATTCTCACGCAGGGCAAAATCTCGGTGCAGGATTACGAGACGCTGTCGCGCCGCGGTGGCGCCGGCAATGCGCTGTTCAAAAACGACGAGTCGATCCTGTACGACGTCGCGGCGGCCAGCCAGCTCAAGTCGATGGGCGGTGGCGGCGGCGGTGGCGCGGGCGGCGTGTCGAGCTATGCGACCATGATGCGTCAGGCCTCCAAGCGCGCGCAGGGTGGCGTCATGGAGAAGAAAAGCGCACTGGAAAATCTGGTGGAATTCGGCGTCATCGACAAGGATGAGCTGATGGCCGCCAACGGCAACAAGCCGATCACCCGCAATGGCAAGACGGTGCCATATGTCGGCGCCGAGAAGGCCGCCGACAACATGACGCTGTTCGCGATGGAATTCGCGGAAAAGATCAAGGCCAAGCTGGCCAAGCTGCCCGAGTCGGATACCCGCTTCTTCGCCAAGGGCGCCGACCGCAAGGACGACCTGGTGCAGGCCAAGGCGTACGGCCGCTGGCTTGACCAGTCGATCGGCAACACCAGCGCCAACGAGTTCTACAAGATGTTCGCCACCCACGGCGCGCAGGAGCGCATTCAGGCCGAGGTGGGCGCGGCCAAGAACGCGGAAAGCTATGGCGAGACCCAGAAAAAGGCGATGGAGTCGTGGGGCCTGGCCACCGACAAGATGGTCACGTCGGTCAAGAACCTTGGCAACACGATCGGCACGGCCCTGATTCCAGTCCTGCAGCCAGTGGTGGAATGGGTCACGAAGCTGACCGCCGACTTCGGCAAGTTCCTTGAGGAGAGCAATAACGGCTTGGCCGCGCTGACTGGAATCACGGCCGGCTTCAACGGCGTGATGTTGAGCGTGCGCGGCTTCGCGTCCATGTTCGGCGCCCTCGGCCTGACCAAGCTGATCAAGGAACTGATCGGTGTTGGCGGCGGCCTGGGCAGCGCGCTGAAAATCCCGTTCGTGTCACTGGAAAGCTGGGCCAACTTCAAAATTCTGGTCAGCAACTTTGGCACGGCGATCGGCTCGGTGATGTCGAAAATCCCCGGCGTGGCCTCCGTGATGGGTCTGCTGACCAAGCACCTTGGCGCCGGCAGCCTGGCGTTCCGCGCCCTGGGCATGAGCGTGAAAAACCTTGGCTCGGTGATGATCGCGTTCGACATCGGCTACATGATCGGCACCTGGCTGTCGACCGTGAAGGTGGCCGGCGTCACCATCGGCGACCATGTGACCAACATGTTCACCCGAATCGAGGTTGCGCTCAAGCGCCTGATGATGGGCACCGAAGGCACCATGCTCAAGGTGCGCAACTTCCTGCACATCGACAGCGACGACGAAACCAAGAAGGCTACCGCCGACCTCGAGGCGCGCAAGAAGGCGCTCGACGAATACGCCAAGTTCATGATCGTCACCGAGGAGGACGTGAACAAGCGCGAGGCTGCCGCCACCGCGAAAGCTGCCGCCGACCGCGAAAAGGCCGCGGCGAAGGCGCGGATGGAGAAGGAGAAGAATAAGAAGAACGGGGCGCTTGGCGACTCGGGTCAGGATGAAAGCGAAGCCGATACCGGCACCGTCAACACCAAGGGCCTGTTCAAGGATACCGAGCGGCCGGATCGCGACCCGCTGGGCGCCGCGCTTGCCGCCGCCGAGGGCAAGGTCAACGAGCAGAAGGAAAAGCTGGGCGCGATCATCGCTGGCGCCGAGACCCTGGATTCGCTGCGACGCCAGGCCGCCGCGCGCATCGAGGGCAAGCGCATGGCGGACGACTACTCCGTTCTGCACCTGGCCAAGAATCGCCCGGCCGCCGACGACGCGCGCATCACCCAGCTGAAAGAGGCGACGTATCAGGAACTTCTGCTGACCGAGCAGACCAAGGCGCTCGACTTCGCCAAGCAGCGCGTGGCCGCGTCGACGCAGGAGGCTGATGCCGCAATGCAGCGCGTGGCGGACGCGGGCGCCCCGAAAGAGACCGACGCGTTCCGCGCGCTGAATCGCGAGCTGGAGCGCGCAGAGGTGCGTCTTGGCGCCGGCGCCCAGTCGTTCGACCGTTGGGCGGCAGCGAAGGCGCGCGCCCTGTTCGAGCAGTCCCGCGCCGACGCCGGCAACTATACGGCCGACCTGCACCAGTCCAACGACAAGAGCAAGATCGACTTGCAGGACACCGACCGGGAGCGCATCGAGGCCGAGCTGGCCGTCACGCGCAACCTGGAGGAGCAGAAGTACAAGGTGCGCAGCGATACGCTGGCCAAGAGCGCCAAGGATGCGCGCGACGCCGCAATCAAGGAAGCCTACGCCTACGGCCCGCCCACCAAGGCCGCGCTGGAGGAAGTGACCAAGATCGACCGCGAGAACCAGGAAGCGCGCGACGCCCTGGATGCTGAATACGCCGAGCGTCGCCGCTTGCGCATCCTGGAGGAAGGGCGCGCGCGCGAAACCGCCATGCAGAAGCAGGCGCGCGAATGGAAGGACGTGGGCAAGCAGATGGACGACGTTGGCGCGCGCGCGGGCGAGAACTTCGTCGGCATGCTGACCTCCTCCCTCGGCACCGGCCGTATCGAGTTCGGCAAGTTCGTCAAGGACGTGCTGGCCGACATCGCCAACGTCCAGCTGAAATCCGCCATCGCCGACCCGATGAACGCGATCATCCAGCAGGGCACCGACTGGATCAAGGAAAACCTGTTCGGCATGACCAAGGACATGAGCGCGGCGACCGCAGCGACAGCCAAGGCTGCGGCGGACACCAACGCGGCTGCGGCGTCGACCACCATGGCCGGCGTCATCTACGGCGAGGTGATCCCGGCGCTGCACATGATGACGGCCAAGGCGTCCGGTGGCAGCGTCGGCAGCCTGTTCGGCGGCAGCACCTTCGACTACGCGGGCGCCGCCGGCGCAGCTGAAGCGAGCACCTCGACCGGTTCCATCGCCGAGTTCATGTTCGCCAACGGCGGCATCATGACCAGCATGGGACCGATGCAGCTGCGCAAGTACGCCAATGGCGGCGTCGCCAACAGCCCGCAGGTGGCCGTCTACGGCGAAGCCGGCCCGGAAGCCTACGTTCCGCTGCCGGACGGCCGCACGATCCCGGTCACGATGAACGTCAAGGGCGCCGGCCAGCAACAGGCGCAGGCGCCGGCGGTGCAGGTCAATGTGATCAACCAGACGTCCAGCTCGGTCAACGCCAGCCAGGGCCAGCCGCGTTTTGACGGCAAGCAGATGATTCTCGATGTGGTGCTGACGGCGGCATCCCAGCCCGGCACCTTCCGCTCCGGCATGAAAGAGGCAATGAAATAATGGCAAATCCGGTATTCCCCACACTGACCCTGGCCCGTGGCGGCCAGGACTCCCAGACCTACAGCGTGCAGCTGGAGGACGTGGCCATCAAATCCGAAATGGAGGGCGGCTACGTCGTCTCGCGCGCCAGGCACACGCGCGCGCCCAGAAGGACGTTCAACGTCAACTACAAGGCGATCACCGACGCCGACAGGAAGACGCTGGAGACCTTCTACGGCACCACCGTGCGCGGCGGCTCGGTGATCTTCGACTGGACCGATCCGATCGATCTGCAGACCTGGCAGGTGCGCTTCCAGGGTGAATTGACCTTCGACTATGCCGGGGTTGGCGTCAGCAAGTTGTGGGATGTCACCTTCAAGGTCCAGCAGGCCTGATTGATAAGTAATCGGTGACTGATGTATAATCGGCGCCATGACTACTTCCCTCTCCGTTGCCAGCATCATCGAGAAGAACCGGCTGTCGTCCGATGTTCCATGGCTGATCATGCTCGATGTCGACGTGGTCGACCCCGCCACGCTGGCGGTGGTCGAGACCATGCATCTTGTCCGCAACGTCGACCCGGTCACGTACAACGGCGTCACCTATCAGCCGGCCTCGTTCGACGTCGAACTCAAGACCAGCGCCGGCGAGCAGTCGACCATCAACCTGTCGATCAGGGATTACACGCTGGCGGTCCAGAAGAAGATGCAGGACTACGGTGGCGGCGTCGGCTTCAACGTCACCATCATGGTCGTCAACGCCGGCAACCTGACCCAAAGCCCCGAGGTGATCGAATACTTCCAGGTGGTCGGCGCTGAAACGGCCAACTACGTCTGCTCGTTCACGCTGGGCGCCGAGAACTACATCACCAAGGCGTTCCCGCGCCGGCGCCAGACCAAGGATTTCTGCCAGTTCCGCTACAAGGGGTCGGAGTGCGGCTACACCGGCCCGCTGCCGTCCTGTGACCTGTCCCTGAAGGGGCCGAACGGCTGCGCCGCGCACAACAACATCATCCACTTCGGCGCCTATCCAGGCATCAACACGCGCGACGTCCGCTATGGCTGATTTTTCCGATCTGGTCGGCGTGCCGTTCGCATACGGCGGCCGCGGCCCCGACGCGCTCGACTGCTATGGGCTGGTGATGGAGTGCGCGCGCCGCGAGGGCGTCGAACTGCCCGACTTCGGGCACTCGAAGGACCAGGCTGAAATCATGGCGATGATGGTCGCCAGCCTGCCCCAGTGGCGCCAGATTGAACAACGCCACGGCGCGGTCGCCTTCATGCGCGTGGGTCGCACCACCCACGTCGGCTATGTGTTCGGCCCCAACCACATGATTCACGCCTGGGAAGACTCGGGTGGCGTCACGATCGTTCGCCTCGCGGACTGGCAGCACCGGATTTTAGGATTCTATGAGTATGTCGGAAAAGAAGCACCGTAACGGCAGGCGCCGCCCGATGGACGGCACGGCGCGCCCGGTCGCGCGCCGTCACATGATCCCGGTGATTCGCATCCTGAACCCGTTCGACGCGCGCCAGCAGGAGCGCACCGAGCTGGTTTGGCGCGCCAAGAGCACCCTTGCCGATTATTTCCCGCTGGTCGAGCGCGAGCAGGTGGTCGTGTCCGTGTCGGGCCGCATTGTGCAGGCCGAGCAGTTCGGTGTGACCTATCTGGACAAGACCGACAACATCGTGGTGTGCCCGGTTCCGGCCGGCGGCGGCGGCGGCAAGCAGATTCTTGCGGTCGTGGCTATGATTGCGGTCACGGTCATGGCGCCCTATGCGGCGGCTGCGATCAACAACGGCCTGGGTATGGGCCTGGCTGCCGGCTCCACCGGCCTGGCGGCACTGACCGCAGGCGTATCGGTGGCCGGTTCGCTTCTGGTCAACGCCGTCTTTGCTCCGCCCAAGCCCACCAACAATGTCGGCGACACCAGCTCCTCATATGGCGTGGACGGCGCCAAGAACACTTCGGTCGAAGGCATCCCGGTGCCGGTTTGCTATGGCGAATTCCGCACCGCCGGCAATATCCTGGGCTTGTACACGACCACTGATGGCGACGACAACCAGACGCTGTACATGCTGATTTCGGCCGGCGAAGGCCCGGTCGCCTCGATCACCGACATCGAAATCAACGACAATCCGCTGACCGACTACCACGACGTTGAGGTCCAGACCCGCCTGGGCCTGGCCAACCAGACCATCATTCCGTGGTTCGACGACTCGATTCGCGCCATCAACAAGGGTCAGAAACTCACGACGGACTGGTTTTACAGCACCACCACGGCGGCGGTCGACAAGCTGCGTCTGGACTTCACGGCGCCCTCCGGCCTGTGCGAAATCGACACCAAGAGTGGCGACACCAGGAACATCAGCGTCGACCTGGAGGTGGAATACCGCAAGGTCGGTGATACCAACTGGGCGACCCTGCCGCTGCAAACCGATATCGCCTCTTGGGAATACGCGACCTATGACGGTCACACCTGGAGCGGCCCGAGCGGCGACCCGGTCGACGACCTGTTCACGCTCACCTATATTCAGGGTTCGGGCGCGGTGATCAGTACCGTCGATGGCGTCAAGGCGGCGCGCTACCCGGTCTACACCAATGGCGTGACCATGTCCGGCGCCAAGCGCTCGACTGTGCGCCGTTCGTACACCACCAACCAGCTCGACGCGGGCAACTACGAGGTGCGCGTGCGCCGCGTCACCGCCAAGTCGACCAAGGACAACGTCATCGACGACGTGTACCTGGCAGACATCAACGAAATCACGCTGGAGAACATTTCCTATCCGTACACGGCCCTGCTGGCGCTCAAGATCAAGATGACCGACCAGCTGTCCGGCCTGCCGACGGTGACGTTCATGAATGGCGGCAAGCTTGTCAGCACCTATGACGGCACCGGCTGGAGCCAGGATGCCTCGCAGAACCCGGCCTGGGTGACGTGGGACATTCTGACCAACACGCGCTATGGCGCCGCCATGCCGGCCGCGCGTCTGGATCTGGTGGCGTTCAAGGAATTCGCCGACTACTGCGACGCCAACAGCCTGACCTGGAATGGCCCGATCGAGACTGAAACCAACGTCTGGGACGCCTCCCAGATGGTGCTGCGCGTTGGCCACAGCCAGATCGTGCCGTTCGGCACGCGCTACACCGTTGTCACCGAAAAGCCGTCGATCCCGGTCATGATGTTCTCTGTGGCGAACATGATCGAGGGTTCCTACAAGGAGACCTGGCTCAATCGCGCCGACCGCGCCAACGAAATCGACGTCACATTCTTCGACAAGACGGACAAGTACCGGCAGCGCACCATCAAGGTCTACGATCCGGCCGCGCTGGCCGCCGGCGCGCCCCAGCGTTCCTCCGCCATCACCCTGTATGGCGTGGTCGACTATGACCGCGCCTACCGCGAGGCCCAGCTCCAGCTGAACCTGAACAATTACATCCTCAAGACCATCAGCTTCGGCGCCCCGCTCGAAGCGATCGCCTGTCGCGTGGGCGATCTGATCTATGTGCAGACCGACCTGACCGACTGGGCGCAGGCCGGGCGCTTCGAGGCCGGGTCCACCGCGTCGGTGATGAAGCTCGACCGTGCTGTGACGATGACGGCGGGCAAGAACTACAAGCTGCTGACGCTGCGTGACGCCATTCAGCGCGGCGCCTATACCATCGCCAACGTGATCGGCAACAGCGTGTTCCTGTCCGGCTTCGTGCCGGGCGCCAGCGTCAAACGCCTGCAGGTCGCCGGCATCGACGTCGGCATCGATAGCACCTTCAGCGGCGGCGTGATCGTGCAGAACAGCGCCGGCCTGGTCGCCGGCCAGGTCTGCTCGCTGTGGGACACCGACGTGATCGAGGAATACAGCGTCGTCAACGTGCCTGGCAGCGCCACCAGCGTGACCCTGCAGTCGCCCGCCAGCAGCGCCCCGAGCCAGTTTGGCCAGTGGATGTTCGGCGAAGCCGAGAAGGTCAAGAAACCATTTCGCGTCAAGATGATCACCGGCGACACTGAGTACCGCCGCGACATCACCGCCATCGAATACCGCGAGGAGGTCTACGACAACAGCCGCTATGGCAGCAACACGCCGGTGACGCTGGACCCGAGCACGCCGATCGGTCCTGTCTCCAGCCTGGCCGTCTACGAGGAAACCTATGTCGCCGGCAGCGAAGTGGTGTCCAGCGTGGTCGCCAGCTGGGCCGCCAGCGCGGTCGGCCTGTACGCCGGCGCCGACGTCTACGTGCAACGGAACGACGGCCCGGTCGAGAAGCTGACCACCGCCAAGAACCGCACCAGCGCCGTGATCGCGGCCTCGCGCGGCGATGTGCTGTCGGTGCGCGTGGTCGCCTATGACGTGTTCGGCAAGCGCAGCGCCTACGAGAGCGCGCCGATTGCAAGTTACACCGTGATCGGCGAGGCGCCCGGACTGGATGTTGGCAAGGCTACCGGCGCCGAATTCGTCTGGGCCGGGCGCGACTGCAAGATCAACTGGCGCTACAACTCGGTCACGCACAGCTACGAATTCGGCTCTGAACCGACAGGCGCCGATGCCGGTGCGCTCGATCCGCACTTCAAGGATTACGAGATTCGCGTGTACGAAGCCGACGGCACCACGCTGCGCCGTACCGAGTACACGACGGACAACAGCTACGTCTACATCTACGACAAGAATTTCTCGGACGGGCTGGCGCGCCGCCTGGTGTTCGAGATTCGCCAGCGCGACATCTTCAACAACCTCGGCAGCCCGGCGGTCCTGGACGCGTACAACCCGGCGCCGGTTCTGGTCTCGACCTCGGTCACGTCGTCGTTCGAGTCGGCCGCGTTCTCGTACATCCACTCGGACGATGCGGACTTTGCCGGCGCCAAGCTGTGGATTTCGCAGAACGCCGCCGACTTGAATGGCACGCCGAGCGACACCTATCTGGTCTACAGCGGCCCCGATACGTCGTTTGTGGTGCCCGGCCTGATGTTCGCCGCTACCTACTACTACAAGATCGCCGCACTCGACGCCTTCGGCCCGACCGATCTTGTCGTGAGCGCGATCCAGAGCTTCACCACCACCAACCTGAACGTGAACGCGATCGCCAATGGCGTTCTCGCGGACTCCAAGCTGCTGCCGGCGCTCAAGACCCGTATCGACCTGATCGACGCCGCGGACACCGTGCCCGGCAGCGTCAACGCGCGCGTCAAGACCGTCAGCGACATGGTCAACGACCCGACCACCGGCCTGCCGGCGACAACCGCCAAGATCACCGCGATCGAGGACGTGTCGGCCACGTCAGCCTCGACCAACGCCAAGGCGCTGTACCAGCTCAAGGCCCAGGTCAACGACGCCGTCACCGGCCTGCCAGCAGCCACTGCGGCGATCACGCAGCTCAACAATGTGTCGGCCACGTCGACGTCGGCCGCGGCCCAGTCGATCTACCAGATCACCAGCCGCCTGAACAATGTGGGTGGCGTCACGATGGAGCAGCAGTTCACGACCAACGCGAACGCCATCAGCGGCCTGTCCGGCCAGTATTCGCTCAAGATCGACAACAACGGCTACATCGCCGGCTTCGGCCTGTCGTCCAGTTCCAGCATCGCCGACGGCAACACGTCCGAGTTCGTGATCTACGCCGACAAGTTCGGCCTGACCATGCCGAGCTACCCGAACGTGCAGCCATTCACGGTCGGCGCTGTGAACGGCGTGCCGCGCGTGATCCTGTCGAACGCCCTGATCGGCGACGCCTCGATCTCGTCCGCGATGATCGGCGACGCCCAGATCAACACCCTGAAGCTGGCCGGCGAGGCGGTCACGGTGCCAATCGTCGTCACCGCGCCGGACCGCCAGCGCAAGGGCGCCGGCGAAGGCACCTGGATCGTGGTCAACGAGGGCTACATGGCGATGCCGCAGGACGGCCTGGCCTACATCCTGGTCACGAGCGCGCAGGGCTTCGCCAACAACAGCCGCTACTGGTCGATCCGCATCAAGGTCGGTGGCGTCGTCGTGCGCGCGATCATGGGTCGCGTCGCCAACGACGCCCCGGTGTGCTCGGCGTCGGTCAAGCTGCCGACCGGCACCAGCAAGGTCGAAGTCGAATGGTCGGCCCACCCCGACGTCATCCTCGGCTACAACGAAATCTTCATGATGGGCGTTAAGAAATGACAATCCAATACACGGTGTACGACACCGCCACCGGCGCCATTCTGCGCACCGGCACCGCGATGACGGAGGCGTCCGCGCGGCTGCAGGGCAGCTCGCCTGGCACCAACGTGATCATCACCGGCTCGGACCCGGTCACGCAAGTGGTGGACGTCACCGCGATCCCGATCGGTGGCGACCTGCCCACCAAGGCGCGACCGCCGATCACGGTCAGCGGCACCCAGATCGCCGCCAACAAGACTTCGATCGTGGCCAATGGCGCCGACGCGCTCACGATCAGCCCGATCCCGAATGGCGCAACCTACCAGATCGACGTCCCGACCGGCGTCGGCATCGACCCGATCGCCAATGGCACCATCGGCGACGGCTCGCTGACGCTGACGACGACGGTAGCCGGCAGCTATACCGCGACCATCAAATATGGCACCAACCTCGACTTTGTGGTGAACTTCAATGCTGCTTAATATCCGCCCCGTTCCGGCGCCGACCCTGAATAACCTGACGGCCACGCCGAGCTTGCGCGCCGTCGTCCTGCTGTGGGATATGCCCACCGACACGACCTATGCCGGCGCCGAAATCTGGTCCAACTCGACCAACAACGTCGCCACCGCGACCAAGATCGGCACCGTCACGACCAACACCTTCACGGACTCGTCGACCAGCGTCAGCCCGGTCGCGAACCGCTACTACTGGGTGCGCGCGATCAACGTCTACGGCCGCACCGATGGCGCCTGGTCGAACTCGGCCGTGGCCAAATCTCTGCTGGCGACCAACCTGGACATTGCCGCCGGCGCCGTGCAGGCGTCGAACCTGTCGGTGGCGGCAATCGATCCGGTGACGGGCCAGCTGGCATCGGGGGCCGTTTCCACGACCAAGTTCGCCAGCGGCATCGAGCCAGTGTCGATCGTGTCGGCCTTGCCGGCGACCTCCGGCTATACGGGGCCGAAGGTGGTCATGCTCACGACCGACGGCAAGCTGTACCGTTACAGCGGCGGCGCGTGGGTGAATGCCACGGCCGCGGCCGACATTTCCGGCACGCTCACCAGCAGCCAGATCGCCTCGGTCGACAGCTCCAAGCTGGTTGGTGCCCTGACCAGCGCGCAGATCGCATCCATCGATGCGGCCAAGTTGGTCGGCAAGATCACCAGCGCCCAGATCAACACGTTGTCGGCGACGCAGCTGATTGGCGCACTGACCAGCGCCCAGATCAGTTCCCTGTCGGCGGGCCAGATTACGGGTCAGCTCACCAGCGCCCAGATCGCCTCCCTGCAGGCAAGCCAGATCACCGGCCAGATCACCAGCAACCAGATCGCCTCGCTGTCTGCCAGCCAGATTGCCGGCACACTGACGAGCGCCCAGATTGCATCGGTCGACGCCACCAAGTTGATCGGTCAGGTGACGTCAGCTCAGGTGGCGTCGCTCGCCGCCACGCAGATCACCGGCCAGCTGACGGCATCGCAGATCGCGTCGCTGCAAGCGAGCCAGATCACGGGCACGCTGACCAGCAACCAGATTTCCTCGCTCAATGCGAGCCAGATCGCGGGCGCCCTCACCAGCGCGCAGATCGCGTCGATGGACGTGACCAAGCTGGTCGGCCAGGTCACGAGCACGCAGATCACCGACAGCGCGATCACGACAGCCAAGCTCGGCGCCGGCGCGGTCACGGCTGCCAAGATCCTCGCCGGGACGATCACCGGCAACGAAATCGCGGGCACGACGATCACCGCCGCCAATATTCTGGGTCGAACCATCACCGCTGCACAGATCGCCGCAGGCACGGTAACCGCCAATGAGATTGCAGCGCGTACTATTGCCGCAAACAATATCATTGCTGGAGCTATCACGGGCAATGAGATTGCGGCCAATACCAT